TAAATGTTTCATTTCATTTTCAACACGGAAATGAAAGTGAAGTCGTGCTTGCGCCAGGTATGCGATTAGCGCGAGTTGTTAAAAAATACACTGTACACGGTGAAGTTGATCCAGTTGAACACGCGCAATTAGGCGCAAAAAAATCAGCTGATTTAACGGATAAATTTTTAGTTTACAAGGAAAATAATGAAACTTCTGCATTTTTAGAATCTATTTCTGATTTTGATTTTGAATCATTTCATTCTAATCATCTTGGAAATCTTCTAAAAAATGAAAATATTTTAAAACGATTATCAAATCCAGCTTTTACAAAAAATGTAAATTCACTTCATGAAAAGTGGTTAAAGTTTGCCAAAACCATTGCTGATTATGACAAGTCGGCACTTAATGGAATTGATAACCCTGAAAAAATTCAAGCGTTCAAAAATTTAATTGACGCAGCAAATGAATCAGTTAGAACCAAAAAATCAAAAACAGGTTAATTGCGTCTCATTGACTTGCCTTTAGATGAAGTGAGAAGTCACTTAGGTTCATTTTACGAACTCAAAGATTTTGAAATGCAAATTTCTTCAAACAGACCAAAAATTGAAGATCGCTCTCTTGCCAATATTTTTACAGATCTTTACAAAAGGATTACTGGCGAAGAAGCTCCCGCCAACTTTAATCGTTTCGGATCTGAAAAGCAGATACAAGTTATTGAACCAGTTATAGATTATATTTTAAGCATAACTGATCCAAGTTCTAAAATCGAGAATAAATATTTTTCATTCCTAAATTCTATGCGTCGTCTGTATCGTAATATTAAAATATTACGGAGCTTGAATAATATACAACGCAATTTGGAGAAAATTTAAATGCTATTAAGTGAAATTCACTCATCACAAACTTCAGTTTCACGAAAGTCAATTACTATTACTTGGCCATTTCAATTAACTGGAGAGTTTCACGATGATAAAAAAGTTAATGAGCTTCTTCAACGCTATCACTTAATGGCAGTGCTATTACGGCGCGGTGATCAATATCATGGTCCTGAAGTAAGAGTATCTGGTTCGTATGAAAATTTGCAACAGTTCGCATCAAAAGAATTAAAAATGTCACCATCACTTTTCGCAAGAAAAATAAATTTGAAATAATGGAGAAAAGAAATGAAACTAATGGAAATTGTTATCCTTGCGGAAGCGCGTGATCCTGAACTTAAATATACTGAGAAAAAAGTAAAGGACAAAATTGACCGCGTAATTGTTGCTTTAGAGGGCAACCAATCAGGAAAATTTACAAAGCTTGCTAAGCGTTATAAAATTTTGCAGCGCGCATTTGCTGTTTTAACTGAAAAACAAAGTCAATTAAACGCACAAATTAAAGACCAAGCGCTTGAATTTTTTAATGCTGAAGACGAAGTTCTTACTCGTGTGGTTGAAACAATTTCTTTGACAATTACTATTTCAAAGAAAACTGTTACTACGACTACTAAGGTTGATTACGACGCAATTCTTGCTCAACTTGTTGAAATGGTTCCTGAGCTTAAGGACAAGGTTGACGAGCTCATTGCTGCGCACACTGAAATTAAGAAGACTGAAAAGTCACCTTCACTTCGAACTGAACTTAAGGAAGGCGTTGTGGAGTGGGTTCGTCAAGTCAAACAAATCGCAAAGAACATCTTCAAGTCAATGAAACTTTGGGGCAAGAGCTACGATAAGAAACTTGCGCTTTTAAGCAAGCAGCTTGGAACAGCATAATGCCAAACGCGGTTGTAAAATCATTTGCTAAAAAGGCAGGTAAGTCAGTCAACGATGTTGAAAAACTGTGGGATGAAACAAAAGCTGACACAAAGAAAAAGTTCAAAAAGAAAGATAAGCATTATTGGGCTTATGTAAACGCTGTAACTCAGCGTAAATTAGGTATTTCAGAATCACATACATTAAGTTCATTTCTTTTTGAGAATGATGAATCAAACTATGATGCGGATTCTGATAAATAATTTTTGGTAATAAAAAAGGTATGAGGTAATGACTCAAAAATACGAAACATCTTACGAAAAGTCTTCTCGCGAAATTAGAAACAAACGCAAGAAAGGTAAAAAGCAATTCAATGAAAATAGTGATCATCAATCTCGTCGTCAGCAAAGAATCAGCTTTAAAAATTTCTTAGAAGAGCAAGACAAAAAATTTTATGAATCTGACGATTTTGAGTAAATGAGGTAATTAATGTTTGTTGTTCCAATTAAAAATGATATCATAAAAACTAAAGATGGCGGAACTTTTACTGTTTTGGAATACACTAATTTCAAATCTAAGGGGCCTGCTGTTTACGTTAAAGCTGATACTCCTTTTGTGATTTACTTTTTTGACATTGATGAAATCAATGATGTAAAAGTTGATTTTAATGGAGCAACTAAAGTTTTTTCAGCGTTAGGTCATTTAAAAAGAAAAATTCACCTACCGCAAAAGCATGATACTGTTACTTTAATTGACGGTGATAATGAAAAAACACTTTTAGTAGAAACTTTAAAACTTCATAGTAAATCAATTGGTCTCTCTAGAGGACTTGTTTTTATTGATTCAGAAGGAAATAAACACTCTCTTGGATCGATCGGTGATATTGAACGTTCTACCGGCACGAGCTTTTTTGATCGTAAAAAATTCGCACATTTGTATCGTGATTATTTTGGAGAAAAATAATGAATTTCATGGCTGATATTGAAAGCTTAGACGGTAAAAAGCGTTATCAATCATTCTTAATTGAAATGGGAATTGAAAAAACAACGGTTCTTATTCCAATTGCGGAAGCAAATGATTTTGAAGCCAAAGCGTTAGATTTACGTCCTAAAACAAAAGCAGCTCTTTCAAAGCTTGTTTCAAAATTTAACGGTATTATTCAAGATTAAAGGTTAATACGTGACTCAACTATTTACAAATAACGCGATTTCGCTGTTAACAACATCACTTTCATCAAGCGGTCTAACATTTAGTGTTATAAGTGGTGATGAACACGCATTTCCACAGCCAGTTCACGTTGATGATTTTTTTCTTGTAACGTTTGAAGATCCTCACACGCATGACATTGAAATTGTAAAAATATCTGATAGAACTGGAAATATTTTTCACATTGATCCAGCAGGTCGTGGCTTTGAAAATACAACGATTCGTGCGTGGGCACCTGACACATTAGTTGATCATCGTTTAACTGCCTATACATTAAATAAAACCAACACTATTTCACCTGGTGATACATCAGCACCTATCATTGTTCCAAGCGCCGATATTCGTCCAGTTAATAACTTAGTAGTTACAACTTTAATTCGTACTTGTAAATGGCTAGTAACTGTAATTGATATTTCTGGTAATCGCGCTTCAATGTGTGAAGTAATGGCAGTTTATCGTGGAGCTTCAATTCTACCAGCATATACAGTTTATGGAAAAGTAGGCGACGCACTTCGCTACTCTATTTCCGTTACTCAAAGTAGCAATGAAATGACTTGCAATGTCATTAACAATGATACAGTACCTCTTACTACTTCTATAGTAAGAATCAGCGCTATCTAAATTTTTCCTAAAGAAATATATGCGGTTGATAAATAGGTGAAATACCTATTTTAATTTTCTACCAACATATCCTTTAGGAGAAAACAATGTCTGAACAATTCTTTCGTATTTTTAGAGGCCTCGAGATTGACGAGACCATTCAACTCCTTCAGGGCGCCGGCGATCCAGGTGTTTCCGGCGGCGACACTGACGCTGCTCCTGTAGGTTCCTTTTATCTTGATAATCTTACCGGTAACGCTTGGACTAAAGTAACTCCAGGTACTGGCACAGGTCACTGGTCGCTTTTAGCTTCTCAGACTTGGGTTAATAACGTTGTTGGCGCCAACATTTCTTGGCGTGAACCTGTAACCGTTTTAGATAGCGCTGCAACTACGTTACCTACTGGTGCTCCAGCTGGAACAATTGACGGTGTTACACTTGCTACTGGTGACCGCGTTCTTTTCACCGGCGTAACACCTGCTAACGTTTATGTGTACAATGCAACATCTCAGTCATTCACTCAAGACGTAAATGCAGTATCACAGGGTGATACTGTTTATGTTGACGGTGGTACTTCAGGTGGTACTCGCTGGACTTACAACGGCACCGCGTGGGTACGCTTTGACTCGATGTCACTTGACGAACTTGCTTACATTCGTTCTTTCATTGGTAAGCCAGCGTCTGGTAACATTTCTCCAGTTTACACTTCAACTTTAGTTATTTCACAAAACTCTGATCTTACGGCTGCTATTTCTGCATTGGATTTTGAAGTTGGCGCCCAAGTTTCTACTGGCAACTGGATTTCTGCAGCAAACAAGGTTAATCAGAACCTTCAAGCTCTTGATACCGAGCTTGGCGCGAACGTAACTGATGGCTTCTACATTCTTGCTGCTAACAAGATGAATGGCAACATTCAGGCTCTTGATAACGCTCTTGGCACTCCAACCGGTACGCACTTCTGGATTTCTGACGCGCAGAAAGTTAATGGCAACTTGATTGCTCTTGACGCAGAAATTGGCGCAAACGTTACCAATGGTAATTTTGTTCTTGCTATCAATACAGTCAATCAGAACATTCAGACTCTTGATACTCACTTAGGTGGTGCTGTTACAACTGGCGCTTATGTTGTTAACAGTAATTCTGCAAATCAGAATATTCAAGCATTAGATACTGCTCTTGGAACTAACGTTACTAATGGCAACTTCATTCTTCATTCTAATCCTATCAATACCAACATTCAAGCAATTGATAGTGAAATTGGTGCAAATGTTACCTCTGGTACTTACATCCTTAACTCCAACTCAATCAATGAAAATATTCAGGCAATTGATGTTGCACTTACCGAAGTTTCAAAGGAATCTACTGCTTCTAACGTTACATCTACAACAGTTGTTGATTCAATCAATGCGACCGTTGTGAAATGGATCGTTAAGGCCGTCGACACTGCAAACTCTGCAAATGTTTACGCTGCTGAAGTTTTTGCATCTTCAAATGGTTTGACTGCAGACTTTACGAAGTTCGCTGTTCTTAAGCTTGGCGCCAATATTCCAGGATTAACTTTCAGCGTTGCTCTTGCTGGTTCTAACTTACAGCTTTCTGTTGCTTCAACTGCAGCTGTTAACGTGGTCGTGAGAAGAGTTAGTTCGCTATGAAATTAGGATATCGATAAAACTAAGTTTTTATCAAATACCCAAAATTCAAAAGAGAAGCCTTGAGAAATTGAGGCTTCTCTTTTTTTCATATTTTTTTCATAATCTTTTTTAAAAGTATATTCAGACTTTACTTCAATTAAAAGATTTTTCGATTTGATATAAATGTCTGGATGGTATTTTTTTGTTTGATAACTTATTGTAAATTTTGGATTTACAATAATATCATCAATATCAAATATTTCTTCCAGTATTTTTAGTGCTAATGGTTCGTATCCTATAACTTTAACAGCTTTCCCATTTTTAAAAATAAAATCTTTTTGTTTATATTTTTGGGATTTTTGAAAAACTATTGAAGATTGCATTGGATATTCTACACCATATCTTTCAATATTTGTTTGTTTAATTTTTTCTTTTATTTCTTCTGCTTGAAATGGGGTTTTTACTCCATATTTTTTCATATTAGTATTTTCAACCTTTTGAGGATTCCATCCATCTTTTCCATATAACTCAATTTGTTTATCTTTTGATTTTTGTCTTATCTTTTTATTTTGTTGCGGGTTTTCAACACCATATCTTTCAATATTTGTTTGTTTAATTTTTTCTTTTATTGCTTCTGATTGAAATATAAAATCTACTCCATATCTTTCAATATTTGTTTGTTTAATTTTTTCTTTTATTGCTTCTGCTTGAACTGTGTAATCTACGCCATAACGGTCTCTACAAGTTTCAACAGACTTACGTTTTATTTCTTCACTCTGTCGTGGATTCTCAACACCATATCTTTCTAAGCAAGTTTGCTTAATCTTGTTTTTAGTAGTTTCACACTTCATTGGATTCTCAACACCATATCTTTCTAAACAGGTTTGTTTAAACTTGTTTCTATTTTTTTGTAAATTAGAAGCGCATTTAATTGAGCAAGTTTCTTGATAATTTGTTCTAACAAATGGCGTTAAATTTCCGCAATAACATCGTGGTCTAATTAACGTTTTATTAAATAAAGCCCATCGTTTTTCTTGAAAAGTTTTAAATTCATTTAATTGCTTATTTTGTAAAATTTCTTTTTTTAATTCTTGCCCCTTAACACCAGTCCAAAATCCACTTTTTTTCTGCATTCCATTGGTAACAGCAAGCTCATAAAATTTATTCATTAATTTATTCATTAAAATTCTCATTAAGATACTCTACAAACAGATATATTTATTGCTGTAAATAAATCTTTTTTCAATAAATAAAACAAAACTTATACCTTTGGAGTAGATTAATGGCAAGCCGTCTAGATCGAGCTTTTAATTCTGACGCAATTTCAATTAATGATGAATTGCTTATTTTTGGTGGAAGCACAAATCCTGTTACAAATGCAGAGGAAGCTCCTATTGGTTCGCTTTATCTTCAAACTAACGGAAATATTTGGTTAAAAATTGGTGTAAATAATACTGATTGGACATCATTACCATTAGTTGACTCTAAAGTCTCAGTTTCAATTAATGACGCAGCCCCTGGCAATCTTTTATCAAAGCTAAGTACTTCATCAAATTTTTATGTCAATGTTGCGAACGGAAGTGCAAATGAACAATTAACAATTGATTTAAGTCCTACCGGAATAACTGCTGGAACTTATAAATCTGTTTATGTTGACACGTTCGGCAGAGTAACAGCCGGAACTAATCCTTCAACTCTTGCTGGTTATGGAATCGTTGATGCGCAAGGACTAAATGCAGCTCTTACTGCAATTAGCAACTTAACAACTCCTGGATTGTTAACCTTAACTTCAACGGGTGTTATTGTTTCACGGTCATTAAGCTCAACGACTCTTTCAATAACTAATCCTGCTGGAACTGCCGCAAACCCTACTATTGACTTATCAACGATTGGCACACCAATTTCAGATGGCTTTGTACGAATTACAACTGATGTATATGGTCGCGTTATAACGTCAAGCGCACCGAATTCAACGAATATAACAACAGCTCTTGGTTACACACCTGTTAATAAAGCTGGTGATACGATGACTGGTATTTTAACGCTTTCAGCAGACCCAACTAATCCACTAGATGCCGCAACGAAGCAATACGTTGATAACGCAATAACCGGGCTTGATATGAAACAATCCGTCCGCGTTGCTACAACCGCTAACATTACCTTGTCAGGAACACAGACGATTGACAGTGTTGCTGTCGTTGCTGGTAATCGCGTTCTTGTTAAGAATCAAACAACTGCTTCACAAAATGGTATTTACGTTGTTGCAGCAGGCGCTTGGACTAGAGCGCCTGACGCCGACAATTCTGGAAATGGTTCAGAGGTTACTGCCAATCTTTATTGCTTCGTTGAGGAAGGAACAACAAATGCTGATAGTGGTTGGGTACTAACAACAAATAATCCGATTACACTTGGCACAACTGGTTTAACATTTACACAGTTTACTGGTACTGGTCAAATTACAGCCGGTGCAGGCTTAACAAAAACCGGTAACACTCTTGACGTAGGTACTGCAGCAGTCGGGCGCATCGTAGTTAATGCGGATAACATTGACTTGGCCACCACGGGCGTGACTGCTGGTACTTACAATACAATTACTGTTGACGTGTATGGCCGCGCAACAAGTGGTTCTAATACTGTATATCTTACTGGAAATCAAACAATTACGCTTTCAGGCGATGTGACTGGTTCTGGAACAACTGCAATCACAGCAACACTTGCAACTATTGGCGCTGGCGGGACTGGAACAAAAATTACTTATAACGCAAAAGGACTTGTTACAGGCTCAAGTACTCTTGTTGCTGCGGATATTCCAAATATTGATTGGTCAAAAATTACAAGTGGCACACCAACAACTCTTGCTGGTTACGGAATCACTGATGCTGTTAGAAATGCTGGTAGCTCGCCAAGTATTCAACAAGGCATTATTTCAGCAATGCCTGCAGCAGGAACTTTAGGACGACTATATTACGCAACTGACGCATTTGCTTGGTATAGAGACAATGGTACTACTTGGGATTTAATTACACCTGCTCTTTCTGGCGATATTATCAAAGCTGCAGGTTCAATAGTTACTACTCTTGCAAGCGTTGGAACACCTGGAACTTACAATAATGTTACAACTGATTTGAAAGGACGTGTTATTTCAGGTTCAAACGTTGCATACTTAACAGGCAATCAAAATATTTCAATTAGCGGTGATGCAACTGGGTCTGGTACAACGTCAATTGCTTTAACTCTTGCTACAGTAAACAGCAATATTGGAAATTTTGGTGGGGCAGTTTCTGTTCCTATTATTACTGTAAATGGAAAGGGATTAATAACGGCTGTTTCTTCTCAAAACATTAATTTTCCAGTTACATCAGTGGCTGGAAAAACTGGAGTAGTTTCTCTAACATCGACAGATGTAGGTTTAGGAAATGTTACAAATTCACTTCAAGTTATTAACGCTGGAAATTCTCCAAGTATTGCTTCTGGAACTCTTGCTGGTCGTCCTGTTGCTGGAACTACAGGCAGACTTTATATTGCAACTGATATTTTTTCTATTTATCGTGATAATGGCACTACTTGGGATTTAATTATACCAGCTTTTTCTGGCGATATTAGCACAAGTGCAGGTAACGTTGTTACAACCTTGAGCAATACAGGAATTACTGCAGGGACTTATTCTAAACTTACAGTTGACGCAAAAGGTAGAGCAACAGCAGGTACAAATTTAGCTCAAACTGATATAACAACAGCTCTTGGTTACACACCTGTTAATAGAGCTGGTGATACGATGACTGGTTTACTTACATTGAGCGGTGACCCTACGGATGCTTTACACGCGGCGACCAAGCAGTATGTGGATAACGCGTTAAGCGGATTAATCATAAAAGATGCGTGTCGTGCGTGCACGACCGCAAATATTACATTGTCAGGCCTGCAAACAATCGATGGCGTTGCTCTTGCAGCTAATGACCGTGTCCTTGTTAAAAATCAAACAACAGCTTCTGCAAACGGCATTTATGTTGCGGCAACTGGATCTTGGACACGTGCTGAAGATGCAAATAATGTAGGAAATGGAAATGAAGTAAAAGCAAATATTTTTACTTTTATTTCAGAAGGAACAACAAACGCAGACACTGGTTGGGTGTTAACAACTAATAATCCAATTACTCTTGGTTCAACGAACTTAACATGGACACAATTTACAGGTTCTGGTGCAATCGGCGCCGGCGCTGGTTTAACATTGGCTGGAACAACTTTAAATGTAGGAACAGTAAGCTCTGCAAGAATAGTTGTAAATGCAGATAATATTGATTTAGCAACAACAGGAGTAACTGCCAGTTCTGGTTATAATACATTTACTGTTGACGCTTACGGTAGAATTACCGCAGCAAGTACAACCGCTTATCTAACTAGCAATCAAAATATTTCAATTAGCGGTGATGCAACTGGGGCTGGTACAACAAACATTGCGTTAATATTAGCAAATTCTGGTGTAACTGCTGGTACTTATAATACAGTAACAGTAAATGCGAAAGGTTTAGTTACAAGCGCTACAAATACTGCGTACTTAACGTCAAATCAAACAATTACATTAACTGGTGATGTAACTGGTTCTGGCACAACGTCAATTGCAGCAACTTTAAATACTGTACCTATCAATAAAGGTGGAACAGGCGCCACTACAGCTTTAGCTGGTTTTAATGCAATTTCTCCATTAACTACAAAAGGCGATATTTTAGCGCACACTGGAGCTAATAATGTTCGTGTTCCTGTTGGAGTTGACGGAACGTTCTTAAAAGCCGATAGTACAAATATAAATGGTGTTTCTTGGGCAAGTGCAATTACAACTGATCAATTTGTTAAAATTTCAGCAACTGACACTACGTCAGGTTATGTACTAACAAAATTAGCTGCTGGTAATGGAATTTCATTAACACAAAATAATATAGGCGGAAATGAAACTGTAACTATTGCAAGCACGATAGTTACGGGTAATGTTGCGGCTTTACAAGTAAGAACAACTACAACGGTAGCGTTATCTTCAACTGCTGTTTCAGTCACTTGGGGAGTCAACGATTATGAAAATTTAGCAAGTGTAATTGATTGGACTACCGGCCCTAATATAACTATTGGTGAAACTGGACCATATCTAATTACTTATACCTTACCATTTGCGGCGTTAGCTGGAACTAGAACAATTACAGCGTCAGTGCGTGTAAATGGTGGAACTGTTATAAATGGCTCACAAAAGTCAGTTGCTGCTTTAGCATCATGTGCACCAGTTCTAACAAACACATTCGTTGTTAATTTAACAGAAACAGATATTTTAGATTTACGACTAGTTTTAGCTTCAAACACTGCTACCCTTGCTGCTGGTGCCACGTTAACTATCACTCGTTTAACTGGTATGATTGGCCCAGCAGGACCTCAAGGTGTTCAAGGTATAGCAGGACCAGTAGGTCCTGCTGGGTCTCAGGGTGTTCCAGGTCCACAAGGCCCAGCAGGTTCAGGCTCTAATATTAATGTTCAGAATGAGGGAACTTATGTTCTTCCTGGTTCATATACAGCGTTAAATTTCGTAGGCAACGCAGTAGAAGCTGTAAATGGTTCGGCAGGCGTTGTAAATATAACAGTTGACCCTAAAATGACAAATCTTTCTGATGTTGTTATTACATCACCTGCTACAAATGACATTTTACAGTATAACGCAACAACTAGCAAGTGGGAAAATAAGGCGCTTGGCGCATATAATATGGTTGGCAGCTTGTTTACGCTTGATATGTGCGCGTATCAAACAGTTAGTAATAAATATCTCGGTGCTGATGACGTTGTTGCGAATTCTGACGCAATGCAGCATATTATACCTTGGGATTGTAAATTAGTTGCTTGGACTTTTAGCTCAAATACAGCAAATGTTGGAACAGATTTACAGCTTAAGATGCTTCCTTGGGGAACAGGTAATACGTCAACGTTAATTTATACCTGGCCATTACGAAATACACGTATTGCAAGAAAAACAACATTTTCACCTAAAATAACCTTTTCTGCTGGTGATAGAATAGCACTTTACGCATTAGCTGTTTCTGGACAAACTAATCCAGCTGCAGTTAATTGTACGCTTCACTTTATGATTACTGATGATGCCGGAGGCGATGACGACACTAATTGGACTGGCACTACAATTGTTTAAAATTAAGAGATAAATTAAATGGCAAAAATAATAAAAATTACAAATCAAGCTCATCGAGATTTAACAATTCTTGGTAAAACAATTCTTGATGGTGAAACAATTGTTTTAACTCCAGCGGAAATAGATAGTTGGCGACAAAGCGAGGAAGCATTTGATCATGTCGCTGATAAAGAAGTGCTAGTATCAAATGATAAAATGGATTTTACAAATCCAATGCTTGGGTGGAATTATATTTATGGTGAAGATCTTCCTATTTCTGAAGTAGGAAGCAAAGTGTGGGTTCACAGCTCATCTAAACCTGTTATTCCTGGAAAAGCCCTTTATGTTCAATGGATTGGTCGTGGTGATGATATAGTTAATCATGTTTTAGGTCATGGTGATTTACTTCATTTTGAATTAACAGCTGGAACGCCTGTCTTATCAAAAGACATTAAATTTGATCCTCTTTTTGGAAATGTCTACGTTCACGAAGGGTACTGCTCATGGCATAATGCAGGTTCAGGCGACACAATGTCTGCTTTGATTATGGCAGAAGCAACTCCACTTCAACCGTATATAAATTTAGATTTAATTATTGATGAAAATGGAAATGTTCATTATTCACCGCAAGGGTCTGGTACTGGAACCCACGGTTTTGCTGCAGTACCTCATTTACTCTCTAGATCATATTCACAAGATGGAGAGTGGGATTATGATGAACAAAATGGTCTAAGACCAAACTTTACGAATACTGGATTATATAGAATATCAATCTATGAACAGGTGGTTCACAGATTTGTAAATGATGCTCCTGTTTTCGGAACATCTGATAATTTTTTCCGAATGGTTTCTGAAGACACATTTTTGTTGCCTCTTGGTTATTTCATGAGAATAACAGCTAATAATAATTCTAATTCAAATTGGCACTCAAGCGTAATGATGACTGTTTATCGTGAAAGAACTTTCCAACCATAAGGTAAAATAGTGAATTATTTAGAGTTTTAAAATGCCAATTAACGCATGTTCGATTAACGGATTTACGATAAACGGCATTCGTTGCAGTTCTCGTTATTCACACATTATTCCGCCTATTTTAGAAGAGGATGCCAAGCCGTTTTCCATTCCACAGCTTATACCTCAGCGCTGGAAAGGCGAAGAAATAGAAGTTGAATCACCAATTGAAACATCTGCAATTAATGTAACAATTGAATTTAATGGAATCAAAGGCTCTGTTACACATGATGTTGACAAGTATAATCCAACAGTGTTTGTTACTGGCTTAACAATGACATTAGCTTCTTCTAATGTAACAATTGAAAATCTCGTAATAAATAAGAAAGCAGATTACGAAACGGAATTTGACAAATGACAGATTTTACCTACAACATTGGTGATACTGTAGAGCTTGACTTTACAGTAAATGTAACAGGCACTAGTGCTAAACCCGCCCTTGTGCGTGTGGTTTTTTCATTACCAGGTGGTAATCAAGTAAGCATGCCTGCTAACGAAGTTGGTGACAAGCACAAGGCTATTTTTCATTTTGATCCTTATTTGTTTAGTGATGATGGTGAAATTCCGTTTAGAATTGAAGTTTTAATTGGCAATAAGCTATTTGTACCTATTAAGAAGAATGTTATATTAAAGAGAGTTTTACGTGATTTACCAAAAGACGAAATTAGAGATATTCCAAAAGACGAAGTAATAAATATTCCAGATAATCCGTTTACAGTAGAAAAGTCTGAAAAAATTGTTTTACCTAAAATTAAACAAAATGCATTTGCCGAATTTGAACAAAGTTTACCAGTTCCTAAGATAAAACCAAGATCTGAAGTAAATTACACTGAACGTTTAGAGACTTTAAGAAAACGTCGCGACGAAACAAAAGAAGAGTTTAAAGAAGACATAAGTAAAGCAATTGAAGAACCAATAAAAAAGATAGATGTTTCACAAGAAATTATAAAATTGTTTACTAACATTGAAAACGTTTCAATCAAAAAAACTGATATAGTAAAAGAAATTTCATCTAAATTACCAACAATTTCAGACTTAGAAGAAAATGTAAAGTTAGAAACTAAAACTTTAAATGAAGAAAAGAAATCAGTTAAAAAAGTAAAAATTAAATCTGAAATTCCATTTAGCATAACCCGTCAAAAAATTATAATGAAGTAAAATATGAAATCATACTCTGACAACATGTTATCCACCGAAGACATCACGGCGCTACGTAAACAACAAAAAGTAATGAGAATTTGTCTTCGATCGTTTATGATAATTTCAACACTTAATCTTATAGCGACAAGTTTTCTATTTTTTAAGTTGTTTTATTAAAAAACAAAAAGCTACCATTTTCACGTGGTAGCTTTTTGTTGTTATTTTTTATGTACATTTTTTCAACATTTGTTATAATTCTTAATAACGATAACAACCTCAAAAAGGTACACTACGATGAGCCGTTCTAACAACACCAACCAAGGTCGCATTTCCAGGCTTCACAGCAGCAAATGGTCCAAATTGGTTAATGGTCGCTACAATGGCACGCTTACTCTTGATGAACAAGCCGATCTTCAAGAGGAACTCGACACTACTGGTTACGTTCCCACTGGCACACTTCGCTTCGGCAACAATCGTGGGTACGAGCGTGATCTCAAAACCGAAGCTCGACGGAAACAACGTCGTCAAAAGCGCGTCGAATTTTTCCAAGAACTGGATTCTTAAAATTGTATTTTTTCTGAAAATTGTGTTATAATAATTTCAGTAAAATCAATTCTGGAGAATTATCATGCTGCCCAATTTTCCGATCATTACGACAATTGATGATCTTCGCTCGCACGTAAGTCACCTTCCCGAAATTCGTTTTGCTGTCCAGCCAAATGGATACACAGTTGTTTGTGCAATGATCGCCGACACTGATACCTACGCTGGACCAAGCGCACCTTGGGCTCGCGAATGTCGCGGTATAACCTTTGACAAAAATGGTTTAATCGTAGCCCGTCCACTTCACAAGTTTTTCAATATGAATGAACGTGAAGATACGATGGAACATAAGCTGAACTTTAACGATGCTGTTCGCATTATGGACAAGCGGGATGGATCAATGATTCACCCCGTAATGATGGCTGATTGTTCGGTTGTAATGAAGTCAAAAAAATCTTTTGAAAGTGACGTTGCAATTGCGGCAACTAAGTATCTGCAAGCAAATACGTTAATTAAGAATTTTTGCGAGCGGATGACGGCACACGGTAAAACACCAATTTTCGAATATACTGCGCCTACCGCACGAATCGTTCTTGCATACCCTTTTGAAGAACTACGGCTACTTCACATACGTGATAACCTAACTGGTGAATATCTCGATCTTGACGTTTTTGCGCCTAACATCCCGCGAGTTGACAATACGAATTACGTTGATTTAGCCCCGAGCAAACCAAATTTTCTATCTTCGTTGAAAACTCACCTTGAGCTAGATTCTGGATACGAAGGCTTTGTAATTCAGTTCAGCAACGGTGATATGGTAAAAGCGAAGACTGCCTGGTATCTTGATCTTCACCACAACGTGACATTCCCTACTTACCGGTCTGTCGCAACGATGGTGCTCAATGAAACAGTTGACGATTTTCGGTCTTACCTACACCAAGCTGGTGAAAATGATCGTCTGTTAGAGATCATCAAGATAATCGAAGATCAGGTAGTCAGTGAGCTCAAAGTTATTGAACTTGACATTGAATCTGTGCTTCAAAAAGACGGAACGCTTGAACGCAAGAATTTTGCTATCAAGTACCGCGAGCACAAGTACTTCGGACTGCTAATGGCCACGTATGTTGGCAAGGAACCAAGCTACCGTGACTACTATACAAAAAATCTGCTGAAAGATCGTTTCTCAACGGATCAAATCTAATGTGCAGGGTTCTCAACAAACATCACGACCAAATTCCTGCTGATGCAGTTTACATTGGCAGACCATCTAAATGGGGGAATCCCTTTGTAATTGGTCGCGATGGTGATAGAGAACAAGTAATGCAAAAGTACTGCAATTGGATTGTAACACAAACTGGGTTAATCAGGGACGCTCAGAGAGAACTTGTAGGAAAAGATTTAGTGTGTTATTGCTCTCCGCAAGAGTATCATGGCGATATTCTGCTAGCAATTGCGAATGCGGAGTTTATTGAGTTGTGAGGTGATGTGTCATGATCATTGTTATCGCTATAGTAACTATTATTTTGATGTTGAATGCTTTTAGATTAGCAAGAAAATATGCTAATTGGCACACACACCCAACTATTAAAAAATTTCATTTTACTTTTTTCGTTCTTCTTTTACCAGCTATTGTACTGATTGCTTTATGTTATTTAGAAGAAGTAAAGATTGAAATACCTCACTCAATTCAATCTTTTACTTCAGATAGACCAAAATGTTCTGCTGGAATTGCCGAAATGCAAAAACGAGAATATAGCAGTTCATTTGAAAATTTTTCAAACAATAATGGTTCAAGTTCAAAAGAATATACAGATGCAATGGATGCACAATATGGAATTGGTAAAACGTGTTGGACTGAATGGGACATTAGATACGCTATAGCAGACAACATTGAAAGATCTATATTTTTTAATTTGATTTTTGTCGGGTTTCCATACGCAGGTTATGTTATTGTTGTTCTAATATTCTTTCCAATGAATTGCTTAAAAAACAATTCATTGACAGATGTTGAAAGAGAACAAATTGAAATTTTTGGTGGTCATATTAACGATTATGAACAACTAGAGCAAAATGTAGATCCGCACAGACGACCTGATGATACAAGTTTTAAGCGAGTCGGGCTTGACTCATATCTCAAAAATAAAGATGATCCTGAGTTGGTGTTAGGCCCAACTGATATCACACGGATCGAAAATCTTGAAAATTTATTTTATAAAGAATTAGAAGAAGAGTGGGTTGCTGAAGGTCATTACTATGAAATAACACCCGATATTGAAATCCAGCATGAGCAAAGTCATGAATTTTGGGAAGACATTAGAAGTTCTAACAAAAAGCACTACAAAAAGAAGAAGTTGGTTCCTATATCAGTAGCATTAGAAAAAGATGGAAAACGCTATGGTAGATTTGAACATTTTCCAGTTTTTTTCTATGGTTGGAGATTCAATGATGAACCTTACAGAATTAAAGCAAAGCTAATGGCTATTGCTCGAGTATTTAATCTAAGTGAAGAAGAAACTAAAAAGTTTGTTAACGGTAAAAAGCTTTGTGTTAATTAAGCTTGTGCAACATTTTTGAAAATTACTACACACGCAATTTCACGTGGATTGCAAAGCTTTAGCAGTCTAACAGTATCTTGAAGACTTGTTCCACTTGCGTAAATATCGTCTAAAACAAACACTAGCTCGTTTTCTAAATATTCTAAAGCATCGGTATGCTCAGTAGGAAAATCCATAAAATTCTTAAAGAATTTTCTATAAGGTGCGTAAATGCGTTTTACTGCTAAAGAACCTTGTCCACCTGCTATAGCACGTCGAGCTGTTGCAAATATTTCTTTTTTTGTTTTATCAGTTAATGAATTCCAATCTGGATGTTCAGTATTGACTACAGAATTAATATCCAATTCATTTTCGTGATTTAAATTACGTTTTATAAACAAATCATCAACAATTCTGATTTCTCTTTCAATTTTAGGACGTAATTTGTTTACTACATCTTTTAAAAATGGTGAACTTGAACGAGGATAAACTAAAAATGTTGGTTTAAATTTTTTAGCATGTGGAGTGTCTTTTACATTTAATAGACTTTTTGGTAACCAGTCTGCTAAATAATTTACTACAAAATTTATTAACTTTTCATAAGTTTGTGAGTTAATATGCAAATGAGCAAAATCTCCTCTTGGCGGAAGTCCTTTAATAACTCTAAGCATTTCAGAAGTCAATTCTGTTCTGCGATATGTACAAACAAAAAACAACTTGACCTTATCTTCACCAGTTTCTTCATTAGGCCATTTTTTATCGCTTGAATAACCACGTGCTTTAGATGCGGTGCTAATCGCGTCTGTCATTCCGCCAGCAGATGGATCACCTTGCTGGAAAATTAATTCACCATTTTCTTTATTAACATGAATATGTTCAACTATAAGTTGCTCTAGAAATTCTTTAAGTGAAAGTTTCATAAAAATCCAAATGGTTAGAAATTAAATTTGAAATATTTATTGATAAATAGTTGAAATTAACAATTAAATGGAAAATACCATGCTTTTTGAACCGAATATTCCAGCCATTATTTCATCACACCCTTTAATTAACAAGCCTGTTACTTCTACAGCTCGCTTGCTTTCCGTTGTCACTCTAAAAGATTTGTCTCAAGTCGAATTATACATTGATGACAAAAAATTCTACGGAGTTGTTATTAGCTGTCCAATCGGTCGTAATGTAATTTTTCCCATTTTAAATACTCAATGATTTGTCGTGAAGATGCAGTTCTAGATCACTTAGCTTATCGAGATAACCAATATTTCTGATTGCTTTCCAAGCTAAATTTTCCACTGAATTTTCGCCCCCGTTAGAAAGGCCGGCCTGACGAAGTTGTTTTAATTTTGATTTGATCTGTTCAACTGCGGAATAATCATCGGCGTGATTATCAAGCAGATCATCTATTTGCTTTTTAATTTCTTCTGCTTTTGCTTTTACGCTAATGTTGTCATAAGATGGTCGTTCGCTGCTAGGCTTTTTTAACCAGCTATTTGAGTTCAAGCTATACACTCCAGCAGCTATCAAATCGTCATCATCTGGTTGTGCGTAGAGTTCCACTGGGTAACCTTTTATCGTTATATTATGTTCCATATTCCATAATTGTTTCTTAGCCCAGAAACAATCCAGGATGAAATCACCTTCGCAAGTCGGGCAAAAGCCAGGTTCTTTTTCATTTACAACAATGTGAAGATCAATGTCAGAAAAACCTACTGCGTAGTTGAAATTACAATTTGACCCGGTAATGATTACATCACTTACTGCACTTTTTGAAATCTCTAAAAATTCGATAAATTCATCTGCTATTTTTCTGAGAGCATCAGCAACCTCAGGTCTGAGTTGTTCACCATCCCAAAGCGCAGGATTTAAATCGCTGTGAAACTCAATGTGAGTTTCAAAATCATCATTAATAAATTGTCTAAACGTAATCATATTACCTTTACATATTTGTTAATTAACAGTGTTTCAATTTTATCAAGCGCTTGTTTTAAATCGTTAGCATATGACGCGTTTCTTTCCAAAAGAAAAATCCAACTATCATAAAGTGTATTTTTAATCTCTAAAAGCTGCTCAGCTGGTAGTGAAGCCCAAGTATCGGGGTGAGGAATTGTATTGCTATCTTCAGGAGCAGATGAAATGACTTTCATTTTAAATCTCGATTAAAAACTATGTTGTATTTATTATGACAACCAATAAATAAATCAAACAATAATATCTTTGTGAGCGTCAATCAACATGAGACTTTTTGAAATTAAGCAACTTAACGAAGGACTAGTTCCTATTCATCTTACGATGATTCTTCGTGAAATCATAGCTGCCGGTAAAGCAACGAATACCGTACATTTTGTTATTCTTGCCCAACTCATCGAATTTTTTAAGTACTGCTCAGCAACAGCAATTCATAATTACAATGAGCATCCTTCTAATAAGGAACTCTTAGACTCTATCAAAGAACTTTCTGATAAAGATCAAACTGGGTTAGCAACTTGGTTATTAGAAAGATTTGAAGCTGGAGAGCTTGAAGCTGAACAATGCGCCCAATGGGCATGTCCTCAAATGACATTGAACCAATGGGTAGGTTGGGTACTGCGAAAACAAGATTGAAGTAATATAACGAAGTACGCAGTGCCTCTTTTAATTTTCTGGAGGCAATATGACAAAACGTGCGTTATCTTCTAAACAAAAATATCCACAAGATATCAAGGAGAATGAATTAAGCTTAAAAAGAAAAATACTTTCCAAAAATTCAGCACAATCCTATTATCTAGATTGTCTTGAGCATGAGACAATTACATTTGGTGTCGGGCCTGCAGGTACCGGCAAAACCTATTTGGCCGTTGGCGTCGCTCTTAAAAAACTCATAGCGAACCAAGTTGCCCGTTTAGTAATAACGCGTCCTGTTGTTGAAGCAGGCGAAAAGCTTGGTTTTCTACCTGGCACACTCGAAGAAAAAATTCACCCATATTTACTGCCAATTGTTGATTCTATCGAAGATTGGGTAGGTCCAACAAAAGCTAAGCAACTCTTTACAGGAGGAAAAATAGAGGTCGCCCCTCTAGCTTACATGCGAGGCCGCACATTCAATGACAGCTTTCTTATTCTTGATGAAGCACAAAATGCAACAGTAGAACAAATGAGAATGTTTCTTACACGCTTTGGTTATGGAACATTTGTTGCAGTTAATGGAGATTTGACACAGTCGGATTTACCAAATAGCGCAATTCGTGAAAATGGATTAAGATGGGCTGCCAGAAAATTAAGTGGCAAACTCTCAAACATTTGTGTAGTTAACTTTAAGGAGGAAGATATCGTAAGACACCCACTCATCACCGATATTTTAAAACACTTGGATTCACCGGACCCAAGAGTCACCAATTTTAAGTCAAAAGGAGATTTTGTTACCCAAAAACAAGAGATGTCATTGTTAGTTGCAAGTGCTTAACGATAAATAGTTAAGCAACTAATTTTAAGGAGGGTTGCTAAAAAACCGGGGCAGCCCTCCTTTTTTATGCACGTGAACCGGCGCGTCTAGGAGAAAAATATGACAAATTATGTTATTAAACACACAGATGATACTCTTCCAGCTATTGAGCTTGTTCCAAATACAACAATAACTCCAATACATCCTGCTTCGCAAACTAGCTTAACACTTTTTGGTAAAGGCGCTGCTAATTATGGCGAAGGTCAACAACAAAATTTCTTACAAATTCTTGAAAATTTTGCGCTTGATACTCCTCCAGTCCACCCTCAAAAGGGTCAGCTTTGGTATAACACGATTGAAAAACGCGTTAAGGTTTATGATGGAAATCACTGGAAACCAGTATCAGGCATTATTGTTGACGATGGTTTACCAACAGAGCCACCAGCTTTTGATTTCGGAGATTTTTGGTGGGATACTACATCACAAAAACTTAAAACTTGGGATGGTGGAAAATGGGTAGTTGTTTATCCAGTTCCAATCAGAGTTGCTTATATTGACGAATACAATGATATTGTTTCAACAATTAATCAAATTATTGGAGCTCCTCAAGGCAGTACGTCAGCTGATGCAATTGGTTATGGTCAAACACCTATTTCAAGCTGGCCAACAGATATCGAATTAAAAAATGACGATTGGACATTTTTACTTGACATTATACGTCGAATTGGGCAAATTGAAGGTCAACCTTCTGATATTGTTTCAGACGTTAGTGCGTTTGGATTTATTCATGATAACACAAGCGCGATTTCTTTTGGAATCATTACATCAATCCAAAACTTCACAACTACGTATAATACATTAAACATTTTTAAAGATAATGTTAATTCATTTGGCTATTATGGTTCACCAGTTTTATTTGATTCACAAGCTTTAACAATAGGTTCTCCGCAACGAACTGCTGCGTGGAATTCAACAAAGAGCTTTACTGAAACATTTACATTTACTAGTGCAACTGCAGCAAAAGCATTTTTTAACACGGGTGGTTTATTAACTCTTGGAGGTTCCGTAGACACAACTGGACAACCTCCAGGCAGTCCTGGTGAAGCGTGGACTTCCTTATTTGCTGAAATGGGGCAAATCTCAATTGGTAAAATTGCAACTTTTCAAAATGGAAATGTTTATTTAAACTTCGGTGGTTCTGGAAACGTTGGAACTGGTGGATTTGGTCATGGGCCTTTTGGCACAGGAACATTCTTATTTGGCGGAAGTAATTTTATCCCAAATACTTCATCGTTGGGCTTCTATGATTTAACTAGCGTCAATCAAGTTTATTTCCAACTTATGAGTGAAGATGGATTTAGACAGCTAACAATTTATTTTCGTTTAATTAATGGCGGAACTACTGTTGAAGCAACTATTGAAATGGCTGTTTTACCAGGAATGCCAGGCCCAATAAATGGTCGCGTTCAATTAAATACCTACATAACAAAGTTAATTGACAGCAACGACCAAGCTGCGCTTTGGCAATTTTCATCAGGAAATCATTGGAACGTACAAGTTGCTTTACCAGTTGTAGCAAAGGATCTAACTTCTACATTTTTAGATTCAAATCTTTAATTATGTACAATTAGAGAAATACATTATAAAATAATCATAGTCTTATAAAAGGATAAAAACAATGTCAAAGGTAATTGCTATTTCAGGAACACAAAATACTGGTAAATCTACCATTCTAAATGAACTAAATGATTTAGATTGGGATGTTGATGATTTTAAAGTTTCACGCGTTATCCAAGCTGAATGGAATAAAACGCTTGCTGAAATCGTTCAATTTGAACAGCAAATGATTGATTTTCAGGAAGAAGTTATTAAGCGAAAATATGAACATGATCTCGCGCTTGTTAATGATGGACACAATGATATTATTTTAACTGAGCGCTCATTTGCTGATATTGCAGCTTACGCTCAACAGTGGGTTGAGCAATCAGAAAATGATCTCTACGCGTGGTTAAATTCTTATCGTGAGCGCTGTAAAAAATATCAACAAATTTATAGCGCTATTATTTTGCTTCGCCCATTTAAGAACATTAAATTTGAAAAAGATCCAAATAGAGACAGTGAGCAAAATCAAAGCAACATTGATAAGTTGCTAGATAAAAATTTAAAAGATTTTGACGTAAAAATTATTGAAATAACAGAGTCAAATCATAAAATACGTATATCACAAATTAGTAGAGCTTTAGCGGATATTTAAAATGACAGTTAAACAAAAGCAGCCGATATTTGGAATGTGTATTGATTGGGAAACAACTGGTATTGACTGGAATAATCCAACAAATACTCCAGTTAAATACCAAGGCATTTCATTTGGTCTTGTAATCTTTCGTTTCAAAAATTTTGAAATTGTTGATACATTGTATCGTGAAATTAAGTTTGTTGAATCTGAATACAAATGGGATGATTCAGCAGAAAAAATTCATGGGTTAAGTCGAGAACATCTCGAAGCAAATGGAATAAGTCAAGAAGACGCTCTGTGTGATTTCATTGAATTTACTGAACCATATTTTGGTTCACCATTATCAAATGTTTGGTTAATGGGGCATCACATTGATTTTGATATTCGAATGACAGATCACCTGTTTAAAAAGTTTGGAATAGAACTTCCATTTGATAAGTTTTTTAAACTTGACACTGTCGCAGCATCAATGATTGCGTTTGGTGATTACAAATCAGAAGCGCTATTTCAACGCTTAGGGTTTGAAGAACGAACCACGCACAATGCACTTGAAGATGCAATTAAAACCGTAGAAGCTGCCCAAGCAATTCACGCGCTAGTACAAATAGGGTTAGGTGAAATTTAATGGATACATTTGTTTTTGATGGAACTGAAGTAACAAAAACTGGAAGAATAGCCTCACGTACAAAAATGCGGCGCTCTAAAACCGAAAATCAGGAAATTGAAATATTAGTTGAAGTTGTGCCAGTTGATGATCCTATTTGGAAAAAGTGGGTAAAGGAAACAGATCTTTTTTTAATTGAGCAAAAATGAAAAATTTTATTACATATCGCTGTGATACTTGTAAGAGAACAAAAGATGTAAAAACTGACATTATTAGAAGCTTTATAAATCGCTGCACGATAACATATGGTTGTTTAGGGACTTTATTTCCAATTGGTTATAAAAGTGTTCGAAACATTTTACCTACTTCACCAGCGTCTGGTCTTGAAGATTGGAGACCGGCTAATTCATCTATTATTAATGAAGCTCAGTCACAAGTAAATAATGTGTCTCTTTATTCAGGAATTGGTTCTGTTGCAATTGCTGTTAAGGGAATAAATGGTGATACGTTAGATGTTCAATTTTCAATTTTAAAAAATAATTCTCAGGATTTTCAGGATTTTACATTTGAAATGCCTGTTGCATTTACTATTATAAGTGGGCAAGATAGCTCAATCCCTCGTAAAAATCTTCTTTTTAAACCAACTGATAGCTTACAGGTTTTTGTAAATGAAGTTGAATTTACTGAAGACGAACCTGGTGAAACAGGTTTTATTCGCATTGATAATAACATTATCAAATTTAACGTTGAACAACCACCTCAGTCTATAGTAAGAGTTGCTGCGTTTTCAGCAGTTAATCTCGATAGCATAACTCTTAGATTAGTAAGAGTTTCTGGTTTAAATTTTGAAGGAAATGCTTGGGGTAATATTGACAACTTTACATTTGAATCAGATGATAAATATTACATCTATGCAACGAAAGATTTATCAGCTATACCGGTTAACTCGACTTTAAAGATATTTCCTGGCAATCAAGCAAAGGTAAATGTGGGGAGCGGGCACGCTGATATACCAGTTGATAATATGTTCTTTTTACTTGCTGATGAACCATATAGTCGCGTTGACCGTAATATGCGTCAATTTGTAAGACTTGAAAGCATTGGAACTTCTCAAGATTTTCAAATTGATTATAAGCAAACAGCTAACGAAGGCTTGTTATTAACAGGCAAAGCTGAAATAATTGATAGCGTGTTACCAATATTTTTTTCACTGAGAGTAATTGATGTAAATTTTGAATTAGATATTCCTACTAGCGTTGGTGTGACATCAGGTAGCGCGCATCCTAACATTATAGGACCGCATAAATAAAGGAGTAATACATGTACTTTTACTTTTTAGACGCAACTGATGATTTAATTGAAAAAATTTGTCCACGTTTAATAAAATATGGAATTGAACGTGTTTCAGTTGTTTCAAAAGATTTTGACCACGATATTTCAGCGCTAGTTAGTGCTGAAACAATGATTGAAAATATTACAGGCGCTAATATTTCTCAACTTCAAAATCTTGAAAGAAAATACAATTCTAATTTCTTTCCAAAAAGCTTACATTTAGATTTTTTTCCTGATGATTCTGTAGAATCAAATGATGTAGATGAAAATCCTGTTATAAGAGAACTAAGAATGGAAGATTATCTTGAAACAGAATATAATTTAAACGTTAATACTAACTCTCATCTTAACATTAAGTTATACTTGCACCCCAGCTCAACTCACGAACAATCAAATGTCCATTGAACAAGGTAAGTACTTTTTTAAAATTAAAGTGGCTCTATCAAGTGATGATTTTAAGAATTACACGTTAACTAAATTTTTTCCTGATGGGCAAGAAGCTGAGTTAGAATCAATTACTTACAACAATTATAAAGATTGTGCAGATACTATAAGCGGCATTATTCAAGATATTGCTGTTGAATTGAATTCAAAAAGTGATAATACTTTTTCAATAACTTGGGAAGCGAATCCTAAGTTTGACACAAAAAACAGAGCCCGTAATAATTCAGTACGCTCAATGCCTTGGCGTGACAATGAAATTATTAGAATGTACATTATCAATGTTTCTGCATTTAAAACTAAAAATATAACTGCAAATGCATTTGGTTCTATATTTAACAATTTGCAAGATTAATTGTTTTACTTTCAATAGTTTAAGTTGTATAATACAACCTTAAATCTATCTCACCAACAAATAGGAGACTACCATGGCTAAACAAGCTAAAGCAGAGTCGCGCGACTTGACAAGCATTATTAACAATCCTTCTGATCGTGTAAAGCTTCAGAATTTTGTTGATGAAGCTGCAAATTGTATGACTCGAATTGCTGATGAGCGCCTTTCAATTAAGGACATTCGAGATGAAGCGATTGACAAACTCGGTATTGATCCAAAGCTTTTCAATTTTCTTGTAAAAACAACATTTGATAATTCTTCAAGCGAAAAGAAAGCTGAAATTGAAGCTTTCGAAATTGCACTTACAACTTTTTTTAACATGGAATAACGCATGTCATATATCGGAGCATCAATAAGCGCCGATGAATCAAAAGTTTTAGTGTGGGAACGTATTAATGGCGAGCGTGTTGTCAAAGAATACGATATTCCATATTATTTCTATTATCCTGATGAAAATGGTCCGTACACATCAATGTACGGTGACACTCTATCAAAAAAAGAAATCTATTCAGAATTTCAATATACAAGAAAAGAATGGGATAAAATTCGCGATTCACATTTAGCAGAGTTTGGAAAGCTCTTTGAATCTGATATTGACCCCGTAGTAAAAGTTCTTATGAATAATTACTACGGAAAACCAGCTCCTAATCTAAATGTAGGTTTTATCGATATTGAAGTTGACGCTGACCCAAATATTGGGTTCTCAACTATCAATAATCCGTATTCTGAAATTACTGCGATAACAATCTACAAGCGCTGGCTTGATGAATATATCGTACTTGCCGTTCCCCCTAAAGAATATAAAGGCAATCTTGGTGAAACGTTAAGTCTTGATGAATTTGATGATTACAAAGATGAGAAAGCTAAGCTTTTTCTTTTCAAATCTGAAAAAGAACTTTTAGGTAGATTCATAACAGAAATTAGAGATGTTGACGTTTTAACCGGTTGGAACTCTGAGTTTTACGATATGCCAATGTTACTACGTCGAGTTGCCCATGTTCTTGACGGAGTTTCAATAAAATCTAACTCTCAAGAAAATACATACGCTCCAACATTATTTCGTTTTGATGATTACAAAAAAATTAACAATCAAGTTAAACATTTCTGCTTTGAAAAAGCAACTCCACCAAGTTTAAAAATAAAGCCTGATCGCTTCGGTGTTGACTCTATCGTAAGTAAAATTTGGGGGAGAAGTCACCTTGATTACCTTCGTCTTTTCAAAAAATTTACGTTTGAGGGCAGAACGTCTTGGTCATTAAACTCAGTTCTTGAAGATGAGCTAAACATTCAAAAGCTTTCATATGAAGGAACTCTTATTGACCTATATCGAAAGGATTTTGAGCACTACATTAAGTACAACTTAGTTGACGTAGTTGGTCTTAAGCGACTTGATGATAAGCGAAAATTCATTCAGCTTGCCAATAACATGGCGCATCAAAACACCGTTCTTTTAGAGAGCGTGTTAGGTACTGTATTAATAACTGAAACAGGCGTCGCTAATCACGCTCATAACGTTCTTAATGTCATTGTGTGCGATAAGCCAAAACATAAGTCGCATGATAAAGTAGAAGGAGCAATTGTTCTTAATCCAAAAATCGGATTGCATTGGTGGTTAGGATCGGTTGATATCAATTCTCTATATCCAAATACTATTAGAAGCATTAATATTTCTCCTGAGTGTATTATTGGTCAGTTTGAAGAATTTGAAAAAGCATGGTTTGGAATTCGTAATAAAGACAATCAGCAGTATACTTTAGCATTTGAAGAACCAGGAAAAACTCGTACTTTAACTGGAGCTGAGTGGAATGAAGAGTTGTTAAAGTCTTCATGGGCCGTTTCAGCTTATGGCACTGTCTTTAACCAAGAAAAAGAAGGAATAATTCCTTCGATGTTAGGATACTGGTACAGTGAACGTAAGAAAATGCAGGCTGAAAAGAAAAAATGGACAAAGAAAATTATCGAGCTAAAAGAAGCAGGTGCAAGTAAAGAAGAAATAACTGAAGCACGTGTAAAAGAAGAAGAATTTGATTTGTTACAACACACAATGAAAATTTCCTTGAACTCAGCTTATGGCGCGCTTCTCAATTTATTCTTTCGATTTAGTGATCCACGAATGGGGGCTTCTGTTACTGCTACTGGACGTCAAATTACAACGCATATGATGGGTATAATTGGTGAGGTAATTACTGGTTTATTTGCTGAACTTATAAAAACTACAACAGGCAAAAAAGAAGATTCAAATAAGGAAGATTTTGTAAATTTTATTGAATATGAAAATAAAGATTCTTATCTAGCTCTTCCATCATCAAGAGATATTAATGTTGTGATTGTTCAAAATTCATACGTAACTGACAATGATGCTATAATTTATGGCGATACTGACTCCGTTGAGGAAAATTCTCTTATTACGATAAACGGAATTAAAGATACTTGCAAAAATCACTGGCAAAATTTAAATGGAACTAGAATAGGTCATAAAAAGAAAGAATTTCTTTTAGGTAATTTCAAAACACTAGCGTTTGAAAATAATGAAATAAAAGAGAAAAACGTTAAAGCGTTTTATCGACATAAAGTAACAAAAGACAAATGGAAAATAACTCTTGAAAATAATCAATTTGTTATTGTAACAGAAGATCATTCTATTATGGTAAAGCGTAACGGAAAACTAATAGAGGTAAAACCTCAAGATATAAATAGAGATACTGATATTTGTATCTCTATAAAGGAAACAAAATGATAGAATGTCTTGAATGCGGAAAAAAACTAAAAGTAATAAAACACACACATTTAAAATTTAAATGCACAGGCAAATTAAAAAATGTCGCAGAATATTTAACAAAGTATCCGAACGCTTTAACAGTTTCACCTGAAATAAGCGAAAAGATAGGTAAAGGAAACACTTTAGCTGGGTTTATTGAAAAATATGGTAGTGAAGAAGGTGAAAAACGGTTTAATCAATATCGTAAAAAGCTAAGTGACAAAAATTCATTTGAAAATATGTCTAAAAAACGTAATTGGACATTTAAACAATGGGACGAATATAATAAAAGTAGAGGAATAACCGAACAAAATTTAATAAAAAAATATGGTGAGGAAGAAGGTAAAAAACGTTTTTCACAGTACTGTGAAAAACAAAAAGATGCTGGTAATTCATTAAAATATTTTGTTGAAAAATATGGTGAGGATGAAGGTTCTCAAAAATATCAAGAAGTCTGTAAATTAAAAGGCATTACTTTAGAAAATATGATACGGGTTCATGGAACAGATAAAGGACTAATTAAATATCATAAATGGCTTGAATCAACAAAGGGAAACTTTATTTCATTAACTGCTTCACAATTTATAAAAGATATTACTGATGAATTACCAGATACCTTTATATTTCACGATGGAATTTATTCAAAAGAATTTTGTATCTATAATGAGCGTCCATTTTTATTTGATTTTGTAATTACGGATCCAATTAAACTTTGTATAGAATTCAATGGAGATTTTTGGCACGCAAATCCAAAAGTCTATAAAAAAGATGATATAATACCCTTGCGTGGTGGATCATTAACAGCTGGCGAAATTTGGACGCGAGACGCGCATAAGCTAAATCTGATAAAAAATAGAGGATTTGAAGTTTTGGTTATTTGGGAAAATGATTACTTATCAGATCGTAAAAACACTATTAAAAGAGTTCAAGAATGTATACAGTCTCTGAGTTAAAAATTTCAGCTGTTGAGAAACTTCCAAATTTTGATGATGAATATGTATATGATGTAGTAATGGAAGATGATTCTACACCTTATTTTTTTGCAAATGATATTTTAGTTCATAATTCCTGTTATTTCCATACTTTCGCAAATAATAAAGAGGATGCGGTCGTTATAGCTGACAGCGTAGCTGAAGAAGTTAACTTAAGCTTTCCAAGTTTTATGAAAGAAGCATTCTTTTGTAAACCAGGTTTTGTAGACTACATTAAAGCCGGTCGTGAAATCGTTGGAAAAAGTGGTTTATTCCAGGCAAAGAAAAAGTATACAATTAAAATTGTTGATTTAGAGGGAAATGCCGTAAGTAAGATAAAATCAATGGGTTCAGAAATTAAAAAATCTGATACACCTCGGGTTGTTCAGAAATTTCTAAAAGAAACAGTTGATATGATTCTAGAAGGGCACACGTATCAAGAGCTTGAAGCCTTCATAAATTCTAAGCGTGAAATAATGTTTAGAAATATTGATCCAAATGAAAGCATAAAGATGGGAATTGCTAAAGCTGCAAATAAAGTTGAATACTTCACACAAGCTTATAAAGCTGAGCAGAATAAAACTCCAATGATTAACGATAAAACAGGAAGAAAAGTTACTGTTCCAGGCCACATTAGAGCTGCTATTAACTACAATATTTTAGCGCAAGAACACGAAGGAATGAGCGCAATTCAAATTAAATCAGGAGATAAAGTTCTTGTCTTTTACTTGAAAGGAAATCATCGAGGATGGAATTCTATAGGAATTCCATCCGATTTTGACTCATTTCCAACATGGCTACTGAATGAAGTTTCGATAGATTTAAAAACCACTGAAATGAAAATGATTGATAGTAAATTAACCGGGGTTTTTACAGCTTGGGGTTATGAAGTACCAACCATGCAATCCGCGTTCTTAAACGCCCACATTGTTTGGTGATATAATAGACAAAACTTGAGAATTATATTATGAATTTTAAACCAGCAGATTTAACTGCGCTTGAAAAAATATTAAAAATTGCGAATATTGCTGATATAAATAGTGTATTAGTTAATGGTTCTTTTGTTTCAGGAATCAATGATACGAATACATGTGTCATTACAAGCAGCACATCAGGAATTGAGTTATCACAAGATGATGAACCAATTAAGCTTGCAATCAATCGTCTTGATTTATTGCAAACGCGTCTTAATATCTTCAAAAATGATGCTTATACTATAACAGCTAATGTTAAAGAAGATAAAAAGTTTGATTTTAAATTAATTGATCTTCTTGATATTAAAGGAAAAAGCGCAAAATGCTCTTTTAGGGCTGCCTCACCTGAAGCAGTAAGAGCTCCAAAAGGAGTAAACACAAATATAGTTGCTGAATTTTTAATTCAAAAGGATGAATTTTCTCTAATTATGGCAGCATCAAAAGCAATGGGTGAAAAAACAATGCTTTTAGCTTTAAAGCGTGACGGTATGGTTTCGTTTGAATTCAATGATTCAGTAAAAGATCGCTTTACAATTGATCTTCAAAACCCATTCACTATCTTATCTGACGACGACAAACTTTCAATCGTAGCAAAATATTTTTCAGATTTGTTTTTTGCGTTTGTCAAAAAAGCAGGATTTGATAATCCTAATACAACTGAATTCAAAATAAAAATTAGCGATAATGGAATTCTTAAATTTGAGCTAAATGATTTTGAAATAACAATAATGCCCGCAAAGGAATAATATTATGGAACTCCCAAAACACGCGCTTGATGATTTTAAAACTGATCAAGCAATTAAAATACTAAGAGAAGACCGCGATCGTTATAAAACACAAGCGCATCTTTGGACACCAAATTTTGATATTACACGAGATGCAGAAACAAACAACGTTATAATCATTGTAAAAGTAAGAGATCAATCAAAGCGATTTACTCTGGAAGCTGAAACAATAAAAGATTATCCGGTAGAACAGATAACAAGAATTGTTGTCGATGAAGCGCTTGAAATTTTTCAAAATCTTTTAATAAAAGATTTAGGACCTGTTTTCAATGGAATAAAATGGAATGTAGAGGAAAAAACAAAATGATAAGATTAGCAAAATTTACAAATTGGCTTACTGAAAAAATTCAAAACAGAAGTAAGAAACCGTGGGGTCAATTCACTGTTTCAGGTGTAAGTGATGGAATGTTGCGTTTTGAAATGGCTTGGAACCCCGCGTTTTTAAAAAATCTCCATGATAATGGGTTTAGAGGTGTTTCAGATGAAGAAACAGTTCAGAACTTTCTGCTTGGTTCCTTAATGTGGCCGAAAGAAATGAACGTTGATAACACCATTAATTCTGATGCCCATCCTTTCCTTGACAAACCAGAAGATGGACGAATTGTTCAATGATGAAAATAAGATAAAATTTTAGAAATTTCATTCTGCGATATTCTATGTGATTTTACGCAATTTTCATATTCAGAAATGAATTGTAAATTGCGAATATCACCAATAATTAATGGATCAATTTTATTCTTAAATCCTATAACAATAGGAATTTTATGATCAAGATGAAATTTATTTTTACCTCTACCTCTTTTTTCAAAATTCAATAAAATATGTATTGGTTGACAATTTGTAATTTGACGCACTTTTTTACGGTATTTTAAATATTCATCTTTTTCGTTGAAACTAATCCAATCACCTCTCAGTTCTCTGGTTTTACGAATTTTATTTAATCGTTCATCGTATAAAAACGTGTTTCTAATTTTATTATGATAATTTTTCGTCGCTGCTGATAATTTTAAATTACCAATATTTGATTTACGAATTTTTTCTCTAACTTCAGCTGTATGTAAATGATTGGTTTTTACTTTTATATTACGCTTAATTTTTGTAATATTTGCCTTTGCGGCTCCTCGTTGAGATGATGTTAATCCATCTTTACCAACAATTGAAAGAGCTTTTTTAATTTTAGCATTTATTAAAAGCCTTTTATCTTCAATTTTCGGTTTTGAAATTTTACAAATATGGATGTAATGGCAAGCTTTAGAGCATGTTTTTGAATAACAATATTTTCCATCAGTTTTTATAAAACGCGCGCTTGTTTGGCAAACAACACATTTTGGAACTTCATTTAAATCATGTTGAATATGAAACAAACGTTCAATAATTTTACAATTTTCAGAAAGATATTTTGTTCGTTCTTTAATTATTAAAAAAAGATCAAAACGTTTTTCAACCATTTTAACTGCTTGTTTTTTCAGATGAGAACCTGAAAACAGTATGTTTATCATGAAATGTCTCTTAACTCAATAAATAAGTATTTATAGGAAATAAAAATGAAAAGATTAATTTTTGACACTGCGAATGTTCTTTTTAGAACTCACGCGGCGCATTCAAAATATCATTCTGATGGTGAAAATTTAGGTTTATGTCTTCATATTGTGTTAAACACTTTTCTCAAATATTATCGTCAGTTTCAACCAGATCAAATCGCGTTGACTTTTGAAGGTTCAAATAACTGGAGAAAAAATTATACCAAATCACACGCATGTGTTTCAAAAAGAATCTATAAAGCCAATAGAGTAAAGGATCCATCAATGGAACCATATTTTGCTTTAATGAGATCATTTGAGCAGCTAGTGCGTGAACATACAAGTCTTGTTTGTCTATCGGCGCCCGAAGTTGAAGGTGATGATCTTTTTGCTGGATATGTTCAACGATTTACTGAAGAAGGTGATGAAGTTATTGGAATCTCTGGTGACAAAGATTTTGTTCAGCTCTTAAAATACCCAGGATTTAGATTGATTAATCCTGACGATGGTAAAGATAGAACATGTGAAGATCCACTTTACTTTATCTTTGAAAAATGCATTCGTGGAGATTCTGGGGATAATGTAATGTCAGCATTTCCACGAGTAAGAAAAACTCGTTTGAATAAAGCGTACAATGATGAATATGAGCTCATTCAATTAATGCAGGAACAGTGGGAAAGTTCACATCCAGATACTGGTGAAACTTTAAAATTCACGGTGCAAGATTTATTTATCGAAAATATTTTACTAATGGATCTTGAAGCTCAACCTACAAATATTCGTGAAATTATTAGTAAAACTCTTGATCATGAGCTAACAAATCATGGAAAATTTTCATTATTTCATTTCCAGAAGTTTCTTGGAAAATATGATTTGCGTCAAATTTCTGATAATGTAATGCAATACGTTGATATGTTTAGCGTAACTGGATTACGCTCACCACATCACCAAACTGAACAACCAGTTAAAAATTCAATTACATCACCTGAATCGGCAATTATGTTTTGAAGTTTGAAATTAATTGCTTTGGATCTTCGCGCTTTAGAACTGACCAACCTTTACTCTTTCCTCTTGATACTGGGCTACTGTCTTTTTGCTGCGCCTTATGACGTAAAATTGAGTAGCCCAGATTATAGAGTTCACAAAAACCTGTAATATCCTTTGTTATAAAAAATTTGCCTGTTGGGCTTTCTAATGTCCAAAGCAGCGCTCTGTGATGTCTGCCTCCCATTAATCGTATTGAAAGTTTTATTCTCGTTGACATTGAACGAGTTTTACCGATTTTTGCTTGACTAATTTTTTGTTTGTGTTCAAATGTTAAATTGCGCATTTGCTCCTCCTTTAGTATTTATTGATAAAACACTTTAAAAAAGCAAATAAATACTTTTGAAATTAACACAACCTATTCCTTGGAGAATAATAAAAATGTCATCAAATCAAATAGAACAACGTTCACGTCAGAATTCTCGTCAAGCCGCAGTTAAAAATCAATTTGAAGGCAAAAAAACTAATCTTCCTCACATTGAATTAATTGACATTGATGAAACTGGTCTTTTAAAAGAAGTTGCAGTTGTTAAGCGTGAGTCAGATGGAACTCTTTATTACATTGACATTGATGTTTTACATCCTGTCGATAAGGCACGAATCAAGAAGATTGTAACTTCTGTACACGCCGATAAATACCCCCTTTGGGAACTTATGAGTCAAGCCACTTTGAATAATGGTCTTAATGCGCTTGATTATTTCCACTATAACATGGTTAAAGTAAAGCGTCCAAAGGGTGTACGCGCTGCTAACCAAGTTAACTCCATCGCTAATGTAAACGTCAACATGTCTGAAAACATGATCGGTTCTGAATTTACTAATCCAGCAGAAGCTGAACTTGATATGAACACACAGTTATTTAATAACGGTGTTCGTTCTGCGCTATAAAACCATAAATTTTATAAGACCATAGGCTAATCTCCTGTTAACTTGGATGCCTTAAGAGGGAAGCTAATAACTTCCCTCTTTTTTTATGTCATATAAAAATCCATTAAAAATTCAAAAAATGAGAAAGCTTCGTTTTCGAAAATTGCTTTCTTTTAAGATCAAAGCGTCTCAAAAAATCCCAATAAAATTACGTGTACGAATTTCTAGAGCTAAATATATCAGACTTTTTTGGAAATTCTTCAACAGAAGATAGCCAAACTATTTTAACCTCTACTATAAATAAACTAGAAAATTCTTAAAAATCTCGTTAAGGGAGCAACAAGACAAATGGCTTATATAATTAATAGAACGGCTAATGGAGTAGTTTTAAACATGACTACTTCTGAAATAAATGGACCAGGCCAAACAAATAGCAATTTTGACTTTTCGTTAATTGGTGAAAATAACACCAATTGGGGTGAAGCTTTAAACGAATCGATATTTCGGTTAGCTGAAAATTTTGCGTGTCCTGAATTAACATCGGGAGTGCCAAAAAATTCATCTAATCTTGGTGTCGGTTTTGGTATCAATAACCCAGTTATTGGTCAAACTTGGTTTAATACATCAACTGATACTCTATATGTTTACACTACAGCTAATACTTGGGCGCAAGTTGGTGCAGGATTGCAAGCAATTCCCGACCCACTAACTCTTGGCCAAGTTATTTTAACTACTGTAGTTGATGATGCATCAGCAGATAATGTTGCGGCAACGAAAAAATATGTTTTTGACCGTTCATCAGCGTCATATAATTCAGGAACTGGTGTTCTAACAATTGGAACGCAATCGTTCAACCTACCGACTGCAACTGGTGGCGCACAAGGTCCTACAGGTGCAACTGGCCCACAAGGTCCTACAGGTGCAACTGGCCCACAAGGTCCTGCTGGTCCAACTGGCCCACAAGGTCCTGCTGGTCCAACAGGACCACAAGGTCCTGCATCATTTGGATTTGGTGTAATTGATACTAACAAGTCATTGACAGCAACTGATCAATGGACATTAAAATACAAAGATTTTATTGGTCCTGCAGCTGGCACATCAGGTAATACTTATTCATGGACTCCTCCAAATACTTTAATTAATGCAGGTGGTTTAGTATTCATTGAACTCGTTGGCGGTGGTGGCGGTGGTGGTGGCAACGGTCATAAAGCGGTAAGTGGATCTACTTGGTTCTCTGCCGGTGGTGGTGGTGGCTCTGGGTATTATGTTTCATATTGGGGTCGCTTAACATCGACAGCAGCAATTAGCATTACTGTTGGCGGAGGCGGATTGGGTGGAACAGGAAATTCAACAAATGGTGATGAGTATGGTCACTCAGGTTACAGTACAACTGTTTCAGGAAACGCATTGCCTTCTTTAATCGCGGCAGGCGGAGGTGGTGGCCATGGTTGGCAAGATATGTCAAGAGCAGGATATGGTGCTGATCCTGGTAATAATGGTGTTTTTTCAACTACTGCTAATAGAAACGGTGGAGCTGGTGGTAGTGGTAAAACTTTTTACGGAGTTTCAGCAAACTTAGCATCAGATGGTACTAATAACTCAGATGTATCGGTTCCAATTGGAGGTTGGGGCGGGCCTAAGGGTGGTGGCAATGGTGGTGGCGGAGGTGGTGGCGCATCACGCCCATCTAGCGTAAATGACATCTGTCCTGGCGGCAAAGGTGCCACTGGCCATGTTCGAATTTGGGCATGGGTACCAAGTAACGTGACACTTTAAGGAGAAAACACATGACAACATTCGCTTTAATTAATTCAAACAACATTATTGAGCATTTGCTTTTAGCTGAATCAAAAGAAGCAGCTGAAGAGTTTGGATTTACCGCTATTGAAATAAATGAGACAAATCCACCTAAACTCGGTTTCGTCTATGATATTGATTCTGATACATTTTCTAATCCAGATGCTGGTGTAGAAGATCCAAATAAAATTTTAGATCATGAAGTTAATTTCATGACATTATTTTCGCCGGCTGATTTAGGAGCAATCTATACCAATGCAGGCTCAAATATTCAAACTGCAATTATGTTAGATAAACTCAGAACTACAAATATGATTTTTATGAGTTCTGACACTGAGGTTTCTACGTGGCTTGACGCACTTGTAACTGCAGGTGTACTTAGCGAGAAGCCAGTGATATAATTTAACAACGTAATAGCTTATAAGGGCAGCACGTGCTGCCCTTAGTAATCTATAGGAGGGTATAATTAGCGCGTAAAATCATTATCATTTAATTTTTGTTTTTAAAATCAAACACGCACCGGCTGAAACACGCCACACTTCAAATTGACATGCCTAATGTCAAATCTAAATACTTAGCGCTACTATAAAGGCTGAGACCAGAGTTACCAACAAAAAAGGAAGTCTGTTGGAAACCGCAATCTAAACACTTGCGTGTTACAATTATGAGGGAGAACTCATGAGACTCACTAAAACACTAGTGACGGCTGCGTCTCTGTTATTTTTTACAGGTATGACCACCGTCGTGGAAGCGAAATCCCATAAGGCTAAACATCACGTTGTTGGGCATTCGTCACACAAAGGGGGAAAGCATGATCATGTACGTCATGGCAGCTTTTCAGAAGAGCAACTCAACATTTTATCATTCGCACACAAGGTAGGTGTACGTGATAGACTGTGGAACCCTAAGATATTACAGGGTATTTTGCTTCAAGAATCAAGTGCAACCAACCCGCCAATCGGTAAGCATAGCTACTATGGTGTAGGTCAAATAAAGGTTGGTACCGCAATGGAGGTTCTTGATCAATATCCTAACTTGAAGACCGATTATGGGGTGAAAACGAGAAATCATCGTGAAATTGCTAGAAAGTTAGCAAATGATCCACACTTCAACATTGAAGTTGCATCAAAGCTTTTGAAAAATTATCACGCTGAAAAGTCTAACGATTCATTTGCCATAGCGGCATATAATCTTGGGTTAGGAGGAGCTAGACATCGACGTAATCACGACAGTCTTGGTTATGTTAGAGGAGTAAAACACAAGATGACTTGGCTAGCTTCAATTGAACCTTGGCAGCAACCAGAAGTTGCAAAGCCTAAACCACTTTTTGGCGTAGATGCACCATTTCCTACACATTCAGAGAAAAAGGGAAGGGTCTACGCAGTCTTGATGCCTTAAACATTTAGAGGGGAACTTTGGTTCCCCTCTCTTTTTTGTGTACTAAATCATAAGTTATTGATATAATATTACATATGATTGCATTAGGCCAACTTATAAAAGAACATGTTTTGCTTGGAAAAGAATCCAATAAAGGTTTCTTTCCATTAAAATGCCCACTATGCAATGATTATAAAGAAAGAGCTGGATTTAAATTTTCTGAAACAAGCGTTGGATTTCACTGTTTTAATTGCAGTGTCAAATTAATTTATAATGAAGGTGATATTTCACTTTCACATAAATTTGAAAAACTTCTTAAAGAACTCGACGTTCCAAATTATGAGCAAGCAATTGGTCAGGGGTGGATTAAAAAACAATCTGAGCCCGAAATAATCACGCTTCAGTCGCTCACTGCTAAAAAGACTACGACTCCTGAAATTAAATTACCACAGGGTAGTATCCTTTTAGGTAAAGTTGGTTTGGAAGACGCACAAAAACAAGCGATTGCGTACCTAGAAAGTCGTAAAATTAACCCAACTTCTTACCCATTTTATGTAAATGGTTCAGATTGGCTAAAAAACAGAATAATTATACCGTGCTATAGAGCCCGCAAATTAATTTACTGGCAAGCTAGAACCGTTGTAAATAACCAGCCACGTTATTTAAGTTGTTCTGCCGTTAAAGACGCTGTTATGTTCAACATGGATGAATTAAATCGCTGGTCAAGTCTTCCACTTTTTATTACTGAGGGGATTTTTGATGCCTTACAAGTAAATGGTGTAGCACTTTTAGGTTCTACTTTAACAGAACCTAAGTTAGAATTACTTAGTAAAAGTAAACGACGTCTTATCTTTGTCATAGACCAAAATCAAAATGGAAAGCTTCTTGGTGAAGAAGCCTTAGCTAATAACTGGGAAATTACATTTCCTCCTGGAAACAAAACTGATATTAATTCGGCTATACTTCAGTATGGTCGTCTCTTTACCACCTATACGTTGATGAAAAGCGCTGCTCGTGGTTTTGATGCGCAAGTTCAATTAAACGTAAGGTGCACTTAATGGATTTAGAAAAACAAAAACTTCTTCTTCAATGTCTTCTCTCTTCCCCTGATTTATTTGCCCGTTGCTCCGCAATTTTAAAGCCGGACTATTTTGATGCCGCGCTTAAAAAATCAGTTAACTTTGCATTAGCTTTTTTTGAACAATATCACATTGTTCCAAAACTTGAAATAATGAAAGCAGAAACTGGCTTTAATTCTGAACATATCAGTTTAGATAAGCAAGAGTTAAAATTTGTAGCTGATGAAATTGAACATTTCTGCAGAGAACAGGCAGCGCGCCTTACAATTCTACAAGCACCTAAGCTAATGGAAAAAGGCGATATGATGGGTGTTCTTGAAATGATGAAGCAAGCTGTTACAATTAGCTTGCTTCGTGATTTAGGGCTTGATTATTTCAAAGATATTGAAAGCAGATTGCTTGGCGAACTTGAAAATCCACCTCTTATTTCAAGTGGGTGGAAAGATGTTGACGCAAAGCTTGGTTATCTTGAACGTCAAACGCTGTTATTATTTTCTGCAAATTCCGGCGTAGGTAAATCAATCAGCATGGCCAACCTCGCTGTAAATTTACTGCAGCAAGGTTTAAATGGAATTTATTTTACACTTGAGATGTCTGAATCAAGAATCGCAAAGCGATTTGATTCAATGATTTCAGGCGTCAGTCAAGCCGAAATTCTGAAAAATATAGGAGTTGTTGCCAACACGATTGAAGGTGCTAGCGTTAAGATGGGCAACCTTTACGTTAAACGTTTGCCTGAATCTACTACAAACGCAAATCACATCCGCGCCTACTTAAAGGAGTTTGAACAAACAAATGGATTCATACCTGATTTTATTGTTGTTGATTATCTTGATTTGATGGCGTCAACGCGAAATGTTTCTGCTGAAAATTTATTCATCAAGGATAAGTACGTAGCAGAGGAACTTCGCGCTATTGGTTTTGAATATGACTGCTTAGTTATTACTGCATCGCAGTTAGGACGAGGGGCGATTGAAGCTGAAAAAATTACTCAAGCTCACGTTCAAGGTGGTATTTCAAAAGTTCAAACAGCCGACGCAATGATAGCAATCGTTCAAACAGAAGCAATGAAAGCTGCAGGTGAATATATCTTTGAATATCTCAAAACGCGAAATTCTGATGGTGTAGGTAAGAAAACGGTTCTTCGTTGGAACCCATTAACTTTACGAGTTACCGATCTTGATGTTCAACCTGAGTTTAAAATTGACACAAGTGTTAAAAATAAACCAAAGCTTTCAAGCTTAGGAACAAAATTCAATCCAATGGGTTCAGCTGACGCAGTGTTTGCTGCGTTTGATGCGTTTGATACCTAAAAAGTGCTTTCTGGAAAAGATAAATAATGTTAGCGGATACCCGCTCAAAACCATAACAATTAAAAATGGAGATTTATACAAATGGCAGAAGAACTAAAAACATTAACAATCGACGGCGTTGAATATCCTATCGCTGATTTTTCTGAAAAAGTACAGAGACTAATTGGAATTCACCAGGCTTGGGAAGCTGATGCAGCTTCTAAGCGTCTTGAAGTTGCTAAGTCAGAAGCAGCACTTCGTGATCTTACTCGTGAAATTCTTTCTATTGTAAAGGAAGAAATTGAAGCTAAGAATGCACCTGCTGAAGTCGTTGCTGATAACACAGTTTCTACTGAATCAGTAAATTAATATGCTTTAAAAAGCATATTGTTTAGCTTTAGAAGCTTTTTAAAGCACATATTAATGGGAAGGGTTTTACTCTTCCCATTTTTGTATAAATAGCAAATCAATAATATTATGTTTGAGTTAAATTGAAATGCTACCTAATTCATTCTTTTTTCTTACTGAAGGAATTGCTCATTTAGAAGACTTACCAATAGATGATTTTTTAAATATTATGTCTCGTATTGGTGTGCTTGACGCGACAGAAAAAATGGATGGTGTAAATCTATGGTTCGGGTTTGATAAAGACGGTAGTTTCTTTACTTCTCGTGAAGGTAAAAATTCACACGCTGAACGTCGCTACTCAATAAATGATTATCCTGAAATTGGATCATCAAATGTTTTTAAGGTAGCTCATTCTGTTTTAAGTAAAAAACAAAAATTTTTGGCGCGGCTAATTAAACCTGGCCAAATCGTCGAAATAGAAGTAGCGCTTGGTAGTCAACCAAATTCAATTGCTTATAATGCTGGCAATCGTGTTATTTTAATAAGAGGCGTTGGAGATAATCCTGTTTCTGGTGAAACACTTGATAAAATAGCAGAAGTTTTAAACAAGCCGATTAACGTAAATGTTGACTTACTAAAAACTTCTGATGGTAAAACTTTAAGCTCAACGCCAACTGCCTTAAGCGTTAAAATAGAGCGCGTTAAAAAAATTGATAAATCAAAGCTTCAGATTAACGCAGCTAAAAAGCTCACAACGCAACTTCAAGATTTTCTTAAAAAACCAAGTGACATAGATTCTTCAAAGTCAAATCATGACATCGCAACTTTAAACCTTACGAGCATTGATAAAAGTGAACGTGACAAGTATAAAGATGCGCGAAAAAAACTTCAAAAACAGCTTCATGATAGCTTTATGTTACCAATAAAGCAAAAACTTCTTGGTAAAATTTCAAAAGAAGATGAAACAAATGTTGAAGGAGTTGTTCTTAGTGATCCTAAAACAGGCGAGCAAATTAAGCTTGTTGATAAGGACGTGTTTACCGCTATCAATGAATTCACACATAAAATTCGGAAAGAAATTGCTGATGTTGTTGCAACCGATGACCCCTTAGCGTCAGAGGAACTTAAAGGTGGTATCTTTGGTGAAGCAAAGCTTCGTATTGCCAGACTTCTTGGTAACTCAGCTTTAGCTAGAGGCGGCGAAGCTCGCAAAATGCTTGAAAGATATAAAGGGGCTAACGCAACTGAGACAGCGCAAAATTTCGCAGACGCAATTGAAGGCTTAGAATTTGAAGATGCTAAAATAAAAATTAATGCAATTTTAGATAGTACTCAAAAGCAAATTGATAAAAAACTCGAAACATTCAAAAAGAATTCAAGTAGCTACAAACTTAAGTTAAAAACTGGAAAGGAAATAAGTTATAGTCCTGAAACAATTGATAGAACTCTACTAGCGTTTGCTGAATTAAATAAAGACATCGGAAAGTTGCGCGCTCAAATGAAAAAAGCTGATTCATTTGCAAAAATTATTACAGTGCTTTATAGCAACCAATTAAAGTCAATTCACACTGCAAAAACAATTAAAGAAAGCTTGTTAGTTGAATACGCGAATCCTTCCACAAAGGCGCTTGATACTCTTACACATAAACAAGTTTGCGCTGCTTACACTGCTTCATTGCTTGCGTCACAGCTAATTTTACGCTGTAAGGATCGTCGTGGTGCAAATATTATCAAGGATCAAAAACACGTTTCACTTGCAAAGCTTGAAACTAGTGCCAGCCCGCTAAATTTTTGGGGAACAATTCTTTTTAGCTCTGATAAAGCTAAAGTAAAAATGCTTCTTAGTTCTAAAACAGCTCGCGAGTTAGAAAAAACAGCTGGTAGGTTTGTAAATAGAAGAATAAACTTTATTCATAAATCACTAGGAACTGGTAACTTTAGTCAAGATTGGTCAGAGCAACAAAAAAGCGCGCATTTAGTAGCATTAAGATTAGATACTTGCTCAAAACTAATAAATACCATAACAGTTGGTATTGCGAACTGGGATGAAATTGATCTAAGTGATAAAGCAGAAGTTGTTTCACGATTAATTATTTACGTAATGCAAAGCTGCCCAAATTCACCGCTGCTTGAACCACTTAACAGAATTTCTCAAGGAATATTGACTACTGCAAAAACAGCGGATAATACTGATAAACAAGAACTTTCAAAAATGGTTGAAAATTTAATTAAATGGGTTATGGAAGACGGAGAAGAGGGTGGTGATGCTGCTCCAGCTCCTGCTCCAGGTATAACATCAAGCAGCGCAATTGCAACTATTCCTCAACGATTATTTAGAGGCAAGCTCGTCAGTCGCATCAAACGCACGTTTACTCGTAAACCAAAATTTCCTCGACCAAATACACAGGCAAAAACAGAGTGAAAAATTTACTTCAAGAAATTGACAACGCAATAGCTAATCCAGATCATCCTGCAAAAATTTCACCATTTGCACCTGTAGAAGATCCAAAGCTAGTTCAACAACATTTGGATAATGCGGTAAGCGTTGATGACGGTGTTGATACGATAACATTTGGATTAGAAACTGATGATGGTGAAATAGTAAAAGTTTACGTAAATGCTTCTCAAGCTGATGAATTTGAAAAGAAGATGGGTGAGCTTTTAGGTCAAGAAGACGATATTGAAAAAGCCATTGACGCGATGGCTACTGAATTTGATATCGTTCATGTTGAGTGGCCAGAAGATCGTCAGCATTCAGCTGATACAGAGGATGAGTTTAGTACCGATAATTCTGATATTGATGATTCTTTAGAAGATGAACCACAATCTTTAGACATTAGCATTGATCCAGAAGAAGTAGAAGATGATAAAGAAAAAGATGATAAAGAAAAAGATGAAGAAGATCCTGACAATCTAAAATTAGATGGTGATGATGATAACATTGATGTTGGTGACTTTGGTGGTGATTCTGATAATCTTTCACTTGATGATGAAGACCTAGAAAAAGATTCAAAAGACAAGGAAGATTCTGACGATCTTTCATTAGATGACGAAGAACCAAGTGAAGATGATGAAGATACTGACGAAGAACCTGCAAATGATGATGAAGAACCAGAAGATGATGAATCAGAAGATACTGAAAAGAAACCAAAAAAGAAAAAATCAAAGAAAACTGACAAACCAGAGAAAAAGGAAAAAACTATGGACCACTTAGAAACAAAAAATCTTTCTATTGGTCAGCAATTTGCGCAGAGAATTCTCGGCGAAGCGAAGGACGTAAAGCCAAATTTCGATAAAGAACAAGAAGAAATAATGAGCTTAGCTACGTCTAAGATGCAAGAAAAAATCTTAACGATTATTTTGCTTCTAAACTTTCCGCCTAAAATTCTTCGCTTAGAAAAGCCTGACCTAAAACGTAACGTTCGTGATATTGCTGTTGATTTAGTAGGCAATGCGCGCGCCAAAATGTGGATGAATCGCTTAATTAAGGAATTAGTTGGCGGTAACTCTAAAAAAGATGACAAAGAAGAAATTAAAGAGGCACGCAGCGCGTTTGATGACGCTTATGTTACTCGTACTCAGGAAATTCTTGAACAGCTTTTTGTTAAGCTTGGTGTTCCAGCTTCTTTCTTTAACCCCAAGAAGGCAATTGTAAAAACAGCTTTACGTGAAACATCAGTAATGGTTATTTCAAAGAACAGAGTTAAAACTATTCTTTTCTTACTTGCTGAATCCCTTGGCATTGATGTTAAAGTTGTAAATCAACCACCTAAAATTGATGATAAAAAAGACAACAAGAAAAAGAAGGACAAGGTAACAGAAGCTCGTGCTGACATTGACACGAAGGACCCTTATATACGCTTAGTCCTTAAAATTGTCGATGCTCTCGGTGTCCCTGCGGAACATCTAGAATGGCACCAGATGAATTTGATAAACTCATTGAGGCAGAAAAAGAGAACCCTTAACTTTGGCTTAGTTCGCACAAAAGCAAATCAGTTACTTGATGCACTTGGAACTACAAATGAAGATCGCGAAGAAATCAACTCACTTTTCACGTTAGCTGAAAAGGAAAGTGACTACGTAGGAAAGCGCTTCATTATTAAGGAAAAAGCTAAAATCGTAATCATTGGTCACGATAAATCTACTGATGTTCTTACTTACACGGTTGAAGGTCTTTCAAAGAAACACGAAATGACTGTTGACGCGCTTAAATTGATCGGTAAGGAGATTGCGTGAAATTCACTTATGTTGAATTAAAAGCTGAAACAATTCCTGGTTTTGGAAGGGTGTATGAAACACCTGAAAACAACCTATATCCTTCCATCACCACAATTTTGGGAAATACGATGGAAATTAAGAAGCGAGAGATATTAAAAAACTGGTCAGAATCAGTCGGTATTGAAAAAGCAGAAAAGATTACCCAAGAAGCTGCTGATAAAGGTACTAACGTCCATTTAATGATTGAGCGCAAACTACTCAAACAAGATATTAATTATGCTGAATTTCCTGATGTTGATGTAGCTGCTTTTAAAGCTTTACTTCCAAAGTTAAAGCATATAGATGAAGTGTGGGGATTAGAAGTTCCTCTTTATTCTGATTTACTGGAAGTTGCTGGGCGTACTGACTGCGTTGGAGTATACAAAGGGTTGCCTTGCATTATCGACTTCAAAACCAGTCGTCGATTGAAAAGTGAAGATGACATAAGTGATTATAAACTTCAGTTGGCTTTTTATTCAGTTGCCCACAATGAAAGATTTGGGACTGATATTACTGACGGCGTTATCTTAATGACGGCCGCACAAGGATTTCCAATGGAATTTAGAGTAGATCTAATTCCAGAAATTGAGCGCTTGGTTGCGCGAATTGACGAATACTATAACAAACTTGCGCAAGTCGCGTAATGGAGACACAATGAACACAAATGAAATGTTTGGCGATTATGCTACGCTTTCTTATCCTACACCTGAACCTGCAGCTTCTGAAACTGAAATTTCAACAGAACCTACTCCTGAAATCACCGTAGCAGACACAGTTGAAGTTTCACCAAGTCTAGAAGGAGAGCTTTACGCTTACCCTCTTGAAGTCACATTGACAAATTCAGACGAGCAATGGGTTTATCTTGCACTTACTCTTAACGTTTCAGTTGCAAACAATTCAGTTAAGGTTATTAAGAAACTTAAAGTTTGTAAAGAAAGCTTACGTGGGGACTTCTTAGTACAGTTAAATAAACCTGCTACTGTTGTTGAATCAATTAAATCAAAAGATGATCTTAACAAAAGAATGCGTGAACTCGCTGGTATTCCTAACAAAAAGAACTTTGTGTAATTATGTCAAAGCTAATTATTTTAACAACTGAACCAGAAAACTTTGTACCGATAGAATTAGAGAAGGCAGCAAAAGAAGCAGGATTAGAAGTTGAAATTCTTAATCCTGATGAATGCTACATTTCATTAAGTGAAGAACCTTATATCTCGTACAAGGGAACAAAGTTTCTTGCTGCGGATTTTTGCATTCCGCGACTATCGGAGGAAAATCTTGAATACAAAATTGCTATCGCAAATCACATTGAAAAAATGGGCGTCAAGATTCTCAATACCGGAAAATCTTTACGTGCGGCTTCAAATAAAGTCGAAACTCAAATATTACTTAATAATGACGGAATTAAAACTCCTAAAACTGCAATTCTTACATCTGATGAACAGCTTGAACACGCAATTGAAGCTATAGGCGCCGAGTTTCCAGTAATTGTTAAGACAATCTTTGGTACGCATGGTGTGGGTGTTATACGTGCCGATTCCGCGCCCTCGCTTCGTTCGATTGTTCAGCAGTTATTAAAAGCTAATGTTGAATTTATGATTCAAGAGTTTATTAAACATGAAGAAAGCGGGCGCATTATCACTCTTGGTGAGGATGTACTAATTGCAGCGATGCGTACAATTCCTGAAGGTGACTTTCGTTCGAACGCGCATCAAGGAGCAGAACTAAAACCACATGATCCATCAGAAAAAGAAATTGAAATTGCGCTTAAAAGCGCAAAAGTTCTTGGCATAAATTTTGCAGCAGTCGATTACATCTTAAGTAATGATGAAGTTATTGTTCTTGAAGTCAATGGTTCACCGGGCTTTGAAGCAATGCAAAAAATAGCTGATTTTCAAATTGCAGAAAAGATTATTACCTACATTAAAGGTGAAACTCCTGAAGAAGAGGAGGAAGAAGCTGAAGTCGTGGACGTTGATCACGAAAAAGCGGTTGAACACGACAAGGAAGAAAATAAAGATGATGAAGCTAAAAAAACTGTGACAGTTCCAGATTCTGATCCTGAAGCTCAAGTAGCAGAACCTAAGAAAGACGAAGACGAACATAAGGAAGTTGACGTAACTGGGCAAGATGATAAAGTTATTGGAACATTAACTTCAGTTATTGTTAAACACTTTAATGATGAGGCGCCAATTGAAGCTCGAGTTGATACTGGTGCGCACGTTAGTTCTATTTGTGGTCAAGATATAAAAATTTCTGGTAATACTGTTTCATTCCGCTTTAATGACACGATTTACAAATTTCACCTTTTACGAATGGCAAAAATTAAACAGGCTGACAGTGAAAAAGCTGAAGAACGCCCTGTTATTCGCGTCGATATCGTAATCAACGGTGAAACTTTACGCAACGTAGAATTCACTGTCAATGAACGTAAACATATGAAGTATACAATTCTTCTAGGTCGTCAAACGCTTGCTGCTGCTGGAGTTCTAGTTAACCCCGCAGCAAATCTAATTGACAAGGATAATAATTACAAAGTTGATAAAAATGATGATTCAAAAACAAGCAATGAAGAAGAATAAAGTTTTTTCATAAATAGAAACATTGAATAAAAAATGCTCATTTACTGAGGAACAAGTAAAAAATGCAATCTAAATATGGAACACTTGTAGGCTTTTTATCAGAAACCGACCTACAAAAAATTAAGGCACTTCCTGAGTTATCTGAACTTCAAGGTCAATTTGCTTCTAAAGATTACATTGACAGCGCAGTTGCTATTGCAATTGAAGCTGCAAGCTACGGGCTTTTAACAAGCAAAGGCGGTTCATTTGATACTCAAGCGCTTGCAGCAATTACTGCGTCAGTAAGCAACTTAGATGCAAAAATTAATCAAGAAGTTTCTATTAGAGCGCAGGGAGATTTAAATGGACAAGCGTTAATTAATAGTGAAATTCAAGCTCGTATCACAGGTGATGGTTTTCAAACCACAAAACGAGAAGAATTAAGTTCACTTCTTTTAGGTGTTCCAGATCCAAATGGTATTTCTTCATTTAGTTCAGGTTACATTAAAGACGTTTCAGATACTCTTGCGTCATCAGTACAAGCCGAAGCTTCAAAGCGCTCCGATTTAGTTGCTACGCTATTTGGACCAAATATTGATCCAGATAATCTAAATGGTGTTACCCCAGCAAACTTAACCAGTGGCTTTATTAAAAGTGTAATGGATGTTACTGCTACTCCAACGGGAGCTACAGCTACTGCTATTACAAATCTTGGCACTCAAGTTAATGATGCAATTGCTAGCGTTCAACAGGCAATGGATTCTATAGATGGTATTAAAGCTCATTACGGAGTAACCATTGATAATAATGGCTATGTTTCAGGATTTGATTTAATTTCAGAACCTGGAATTACTGGAACCCCAGTTAGTTCATTTATTGTTCGCGCAGATAAATTTGCCGTTATTGACCCAGCAATTTCTAACTCAGTTGGCGCCTTAGATTTAGCAAATCAAATAAGTAATTATTCGCCATTTTTCATTGAAAACGGCAACACTTACATTAAGAGCGCGCTCATCAAAGCTGCCTCAATTGATTTCGCGCAAATTTCAGATAGCATTCAATCAAGTAATTATAACGCAACAACTCACGCCGGCTGGAAGTTAAGTAAAGCTGGAACTATCGAAGCTAATGGCATTACAATTTATGGTTCTAATGGGCAAGTCGTTTTAAGCGCTGGTGGTGCTTTAAATGAAAATGTTCAAATTGGTTCAACAGGTAAAACCATAGGTCAGCTCGCGAATGATCAAGCGCTTTCACTTAATGCAGTACTAACTAATGATACTGAGCTTGTTTCTGCTTCATCAACTGGTGTTGTAAATCCAGTCGATTTAACCAATACTGGTGGACAGTTCCAGGTATTTAATGGTATTGACCAAATTGATAGTCAATTTCTTACCTTTAGTGTAGTTGCAGCTCAAACTATTGGTATCACAGCAACAATAAATTCATCAGGCGTTTATAATGTAACTGCGTTTCCTGATGCTAATGATTCTGGAACAGCAGTGTTCCAAGCTGTTTATGCTGTTGGTGGTACAACAATAGCAACAGTTCAAAAAACTTATAATATTACGAAAGTAAAATCTGCTACAGGCGCAGCGCCAATTCTTACGTTAAAGTGCAGCGCGCTAATGATGAAATTTGATACGTCAGGAACCGCAGCTCCAACAAATCAAAGTATTACACTCGACGCTGTCATTTTAAATGGCTCAGGAACTCCTACTTGGTCAGCTACTAAATATAATTCTGCAGGTGTTTCACTTGGAGCCTGTACATTAGCAGCTGGAGCAAATGGAAATCAACGAATTCTTTCTGTTGCTAATTTTGGAAGTGCCGCGTATGTTGAAGTTGTTACATTTCTTTCAGGGGTTGGTCAAGATCAACAGCGCATTGTTCGACTCGGTGATGGTGCAGCTGGTCAACCAGGAGCAAATGGTGCAAATGGCACCTCGCCATTATTTGGTTATTTAACAAATGAAAGTCAGCCACTTCCTGCACTAGCTGACGGTACAATAACTGATTATAGCGGTGCTTCTGGAACATTTATCGTATTCAATGGAAGCACTCAACTTGCAGCAAGCGCAGTTACATTTTCCGTAGTTACACCACTTCCAACTGGTGTAACCGCAACGATTAATACAGCTGGGGTGTATAATATTACGTCTATTCCGGCAGCAACAGCGAGCGCTGTTAACGTAACATTTAGAGCAGTTTACGCTGGAATAACAATTAATAAAGTTTTCTCAGTAACTAAATCTAAAACAGGTACTGCTGGTGCCAATGGAGCAGATGCGAAGTTACTTTGGTTGAATTCTTCAGCAATGCACTTCTCTTATAACGGTGCAAATCAACCAATTCCAAACACACAATCAATAACTGTAAGTGCGGTTCGTCAAAATCTTGGTAACGCAACAACTGACCCAATAACCTGGTCAATTACAAAATATGATTCCGCTGGAAATGTTTTAACGCCAGCAATTACTCCTGTAACAGGCGACACACAGACTATTTCAGTTGCCAATTTTACACCTGCGTTTAGAGTAGTAATCACCGCTTCACGTACGATTTCACCAGGTAACGTAATTTCTGATACTTTAACGCTATTCAAAGTGGCTGATGGTGCTGCCGGGGCTGCGGGTGCAGCTGGCGCACCAGGTTTAAATGGTACAAATGGTGTTTCACCAATTATTGGGTACCTTACAAATGAAAATCAAGGTCTAGTTGCTGATAACGCTGGAGTAGTAACTGACTTCAGTAAAGCAAATGGAACATTTAACGTTTACAACGGAATAACACCAGTAACATCTGGTGTTACTTATAGCGTTGTTGCAACAACGGGATTACCTACAGGTGCTGCAACAATTAGCAATACTGGTGCATATACCGTTTCAGCTATAAATGCGGCAAATGATTCTGCTTCAGCTACGTTCCGCGCTGCTTATGGTGGAGTTAATATTGATAAAATTTTCTCATTAACAAAAAGTAAACAGGCACAAACTCTTGATATAAGTAGCAACGTTTCTGCTTTTTACTTTGATAGCGCAGGAGTCGCAACTCCTGCCAATCAAACTCTTATTTGCACTGCGGCGCTACAGAATGTTTCAGGAACAATCACCTGGACAATTACAAAATATGATGCAACGGGTGCTTCAATTGGAACAATTACACCGACCATTTCAAATACGAAAGTAACTGGCGATACTGCAACTATTACAATTGCTAATTTTGGTGTTGCAGCAAGTATTAAAGTTGTAGCGGCGGTTGGAACACTTGTTTCCGACTCGCAGACTTTTTACAGAGTTCGTGATGGGGCAGCTGGGGCGAGCGCAAAGGGATTATCATTAGCTGCAACAAGCTACATTTTCAATTACGCTAAAAATAATACAATTTCACCATCCACAATTACGCTTAACGCTGTTCCAATGGGTGGTTTAACAGGTCAAGTTCAATGGGCCGTAACAAGCGGAACCGCGACGCTTCCTACTCCAAGCAGCAGCGGCATTGCAGGTCTTACGAATGATGTTCTTAACATTACGCCTGCTGCAATTGCAACAAAAAGTGTTACAATTAAAGCTTATATTGGCACTGGCACAGTCGATTATGATTATATTACAATTGCTAAAGTTGAAGAAGGAAAAGATGGTCTTGCTGGCTACTTAACAAATGAATCAGTTACGCTTAAAGCTAATAGTTCTGGAGTTGTAACATTAACTGGCGCAACAACTGATTTTAAAGTTTATGTGGGCGCAACTGACGTTACTTCAAGCTGCACATTTACAAAAACAGATTCAGCAGGTTTAACTTCTACTCTGACTACCAGTGGTATTTGCACGATAACAGGCGCACCATTAACTGGTGGTTATGTCGACATTACTGCAACATATAACGGTGTAACTCCTGCTGTAACACTTGTTAAAAGATTCTCAATTGCAGTTATTCAGCTTGGAGCTTTAGCATCGCGTGATTCAATTGATTTAACCCAAGACGTTACTGGCCAACCACTTGACCCGAATAACTACGTTCGCACACCAACCTTTAAAACATCTGGACAAAATTCTGGAGTTCGCACTTGGGGTAATTCACAGGCGAATAGTTTAAGTGTAACTGCAGTTACCGGGCAAGCTTGGAACGCAGCACTCACGCTTAATTATTACGTTAATACATTTGAAACTACAAACATTTTTCCAGTGCGGGCTGGTGAGGTTCTATACTGCTACGCTGACGTAACAACAAGTGGTGAAACATCTCACACCGCTTGGGTAGGTTTAAGATTTTATACATCAGATGGGGTAACTCAAGCTGCTACTGTAGGTGCGGGGACTCTTGCTCCAAATCTAGCGTGGACAAGAATTGGCGGTCCTATTGTTGCGCCCGCTAACGCGTGTTACGCGCAGCCAATGGTTACTGGCACTGGCGCCGCTGGTGCTTTTGCGGGCGGTTCAATCAAGTTTACTAACATTTACGTTAATCGCGTTGATGTAGGTTCGCGTACCCCGGTTACTTATTGGATTGATGACGTTGATAAGAAAAAAGGCGTGGCCTACGTAGCAGGTACGCCTGACGTATCATATGGTTATGATGGTGATATTTTCATTGACGCGCGGCTTAACTTTCCAGCAAATGGACCTGGCTCCAAATTAATGTATCTCAAAGATAGTGGAGCGTGGGTAAATATTGGTGCAGGTAGAATCAACGCGTCAAATATTGCTACCTTCTTTGAAGGAGCTTGCATTGGCACTGCGCAAATTGGCAACGCTGCGATTGGCAACGCGCAGATCGGAAATTATATCCAGTCAACAAATTTCAACGGCTCAGCTTCAACTTTTGGTACAGCAACACAGGGTTGGAGAATTCATAAAGACCTAGGCATTGAAATGGCTGGAATTCCATTAACTATCAAAGATAGTAATGGAGTTGCAATTTTCTCAGCGGGTGTTGCATCAAGTTCAATTCTTAACAGTGCTGTTACGCTTTCATCTCTTGGAGCTGGAGCGTTTGCATCATTAAATGAAATTACTGCAGCTAATATTAGTACCTATATTGCTGATGGTGCCATTGGAAACGCCTACATTGGAAATACAATTCAATCTGCTGGTTTTACCGGAACTGCTACAACACCAGGCTGGAAAATTGATAAGGCTGGAAATATTACAATTACCGGGGGCGCATTTACAATTTATGATACAGCTGGTAAGGCAATTTTCTCTGCAGGCGGTTCATACACGCCAATTAATTACTTAGGAGCATTTACTGGTGCCGCAGCTCCTGCTATTGCAAGTTATCCAAAAAATTCAACTTGGTATTGTAGTGCAAATGGAGGTACTCTGCCTTTTGTTAATGGCAATACTTATATTAAATCAACTGATACCGCTACTCAGTGGTCACCATGGTTATTAGCTGGTGCAATTGGTCCAACTGGTCCACAAGGAGCTCAAGGTCCACAAGGAGCAACTGGCGCTCAAGGTCCACAGGGCGCAGCGGGAACCAATGGAACTAATGGTGTAAATGGTAATCGTGGTCCAGGAACTTTTTATTATAACGCTGGCGCAAGCGCTACAGGTTGGAGTGAGCCTCCTACTTCAGTTTATCCAGATGGTACAAAAAGATTTAGAGATACTGTTACTATGTATGGTGGAACTGGAACTGGTGCCTGGTCTCAAACAAGATTCTGGGATGGTACTACAACAACTTCTGGTACCTCAATTATAAATGGTTGGAACAAAATAGATGTTGCTATTGACGGTAACTTGCTTGTAACAGGAACCGTAAACGGAAATAAAATTGTAGCAGGTTCAATTACCTCATCGCAGTTAACAACAACGTCTGCCGTTATTACTGGAACTTTACAAGTTGGAACTGGCGGTGTTATTACCTCACCATTATCAGCTTCTTTTGCTGATCAAGATTGGGGAAATGGCGCACATTTAATGGGTGATTACCGCACGGGTGTTAATACTCCTACTTATTATTTTTATAATTTAGGAACTTTAAATGTTCCTGCCGTTGATGTCGCTCATACTAAAATTGTTATTTTTTCATTTTTGTTCAAACATTCTGATCCAAGTCCAGGATTTTTCGCTGTTAATATTTTAAGAGCTCCTCAAGGAACTGCATTACCTCCGGCAGCAGATTCAAATACTACTCCATCAGGCTGGACACAGATTTGGCATGCAAGAATTGACCCAAGCACTAGATTAGCTGGTGATGACAACTACACTAATGCCTATGATTATGATAATCAAACACCTTATACAATAGTAGATAAAGATGGTGTTTCAGCTAATGTTTCATATACATATCTTGTTAGAGGTGCACTAACAAATGCATACTATTATAGTAAAGTTTGGAAAACTTGGACATTAAATACGAATTATTGGTTGCAATTTAAAAATATGAATTTAACTATTTTCACAGGTAAACGTTAATGCAAAGTTATATTACATATAATTTAACAACAGGCGCTATTTCATCGAAAATAAGTGGTCCTGATAGTCAATTTGCAGCTGAAACATCAAATGAAGGTTTTATTGAGGATACTATTGGCATTGATATTGAAAAGTATTATGTTGATTTGAATACAGTGACTCTTTTAGAGCGACAAAAACTTAATCTTTCAATAAACAAAACATCAATTAATAGTGATGGTATAGATAAAATTATTATTTCAAATATTCCAGTTGGTTCTCAAGTAAGAATTTTAACAGATAATTTAACAATAAATGATAGTATTTTTGAATTTACTAGTGACATAAAAGGAAAATTTCGAATTTTAATTGATAAATTTCCATTTTTACAAGAAGAGGTTATTGTAAATGCAATATAAAGCAACTAAACCACTAACAGAGTTGCAGGCTGAAATAAAAGCACAGATCAATAATCTGGCGTCAGAAACAATTTTAGCTCGTTACCCACTGTGGAAACAAAATAATATGTTAGCTAGGGCAACTGAGTTACAGTCTTTAGGACAGATAAACACACCTGAGTGGGTAGATTTACAAGGCGCATGGAATTGGATTAAGGCGGTTCGTGACGCGTCTAATGCTGCTACAAATGTAATAGATGGCGCTGTTAGCACTCAAACTATTTACCTTGCCGAGGCAACGTTTAAAAACACAATTGCTACTTTATAAATAACAAGAAACATAACAATAATTAGAGGCCTAAATGCATAGCCCGTTTCATATCGTTCAGGATTTTTTGTCTCCAAAACTCTGTGATGAAATATTAAGACAGATTGAACTAAAGCAACCAAATACCGATCGTGAAGGAAAAGCGATTCCATTTGAACGGCACCATGAGGGGCTAGAAAGATTAATTTTTCCGCTTCTTAAACAAGAAGTTCCAAACATTGAGCAGCGTTATTTTGCAAAATATAAAGGAACTGAAACTTTAGTTTTTCAGCATTTTCCTGAACGCGCTAATACAATTGCAAAGCAACCAGGTTGTGAAAACGCGCAGTACACGCGCAAAAAATGGGTTAAAATAAAAGACGTTGATCTTACTGGATTTATCTGGTTAAAGGATTTCAATGACTCTGTGCCGCTTGACCCACGAATTGAAGTCTATGGTGGCAAGCTAGAATTTCCAGCGTACAATTTTAGCTTACAACCGCAACGCGGAACTCTCGTTCTATTTCCTGCTGGTCCTCACTTTATAAATGCAATTTCGCCTGTGCTAGTAAGTGACCTTTATCAAATTAAAGTCAATATCTGTCTTTCACCAAATGACGGAAGTGGTATTTACCTTTATCAGCCAGCGAAATTTCCTGGCAAATGGCAAGATTGGCTAAAAGAGTTTGTTTAACCAACCTTAACGTCACCTGACCCTGCTACTACCAACCCGTCATCTGAGTTAGGAATTACAGCGTCACCTATTCTAACAACTGGTTTATTTTCTACTTTAACAGTGCTTGAAAAAGTCTGAAAAATAGTAGGGCTTTGTCCACCTTGCCCAGCTGTTAAATCAGTTTTTCTAATGATCGGCTTGTTATTAACTTTAACAGTGCTAGATCCATGCGCGCACTTGTCACCATTTGAGATTGGGTCATTTTGTCTTGCAACTGGTCTTGACATATGTACATTCTTATTGAGTTGATATAGAATATTTATTATGATACCACGATTACAGCTTCGTAAGCAAGAATTTTTGAACCCATCAACAGGTAGAATTTTACTTGTTGGCGATAAGCCAGGACCTGGTATTGTAAATGAAGCAGAAGACTACATTCCTGTACCATTTTATGGTTTAAGACACTCATCAGCTTGGCTAAATAAGCTCTTAGATGATCATAATATTCCAGAGGAACAACTTACGTGGATAAACGCGTTTTATTTAGAGAATCAACCATCACAAAATGACGAGCTTTATAAAAGACAACCACGTGCTGTGATCGGACTTGGCGGAGTTGCGCAAAAATGGTTAAGAACGGCAGACTGTGAAGATTATTATTGCGTAGATCATCCACAATATTGGAAACGCTTTAAATCTAAAGAACTTTACCCTCTCATAACTTTACTGGAGTATTTAATATGTTGAAATACATACTTGTTTTTTCTTTCTATGTTCGTCTGCATTTGCTGACATAATGATACCAAATGTGGCCCCAAATGACTTAACACCAGATCAAAAAGCACAAATTGCTTTACAAGCTGCTCAATTTGCAAATCAAAACAAAACAATCGTGAACACGACGCCTGAACAGGTCAAACAATGGGCAGATGTTGCCGACGCTCTTGCCAATGGTATTGGAAAAACAGCGCATTCATTGAATGTAGAAGTGAATGAATTCATAAAAAGTCCAGTAGGTATAATGACCGCAGTTATGTTGTTTTGGAACTACATGGGTAAGGACTTTCTTGGAATTATATTTGGTACAGGTTGGCTAGCTGTCTCTTTACCTATTTGGTTATTTTTCTTTTGGAAATCTATCAACAAAACAGAAACAGAAGAGCACGGAAGTGGAGAGAATAAACAAAGTGTAACTACTAAAACCCTAGAGTATGATGGCGGGATAGTAAGTGGATATTTGATAACACTTGCAGTTATTATATTTATTGGACTTTTTACAATCTTTTAAGATAAATCAGTGGCGTGCGTTCGGTAATGCCGCAAAAAAGCAGGGGCGTTATCAGTTCCTTTACGCATGCCACCAAATCCTTGTCCATGAATCATATACATAAACTCACCTTTCGTAGCATTTTGATAAATGGCGGTGTTTGAATTATTTTGTACCGCTTTACCTCCAATTGTTCCATTTGCCTTATACGTTGTATAAGCCTGCTTTTCCTCCTTAAGCATTATAATCATCGCTTCGGTTGATTTTTCAGGGTCGCAACGATTCTCACAGGTAGGTTCAATTCCTGCCTTTGCATAATACTCACCAGAAGTTCCATTCAACATTTGGTACAAACCAGTTGCTGATGATTTTGGATTTTTTGCGTATGGGTTATTACCACCCTCGATTGAACATAATTTTAAAAGATACTTTTTATCTTCTTCATCGAGTTCAGGGTGCTTGTCAGCCGTAGCGCGAACTTTTGCTTGAACTTCGGCAGCGCTTGGATGATTTTGCTTATAATTAGCTGGTCTGCAGGATGGAGCAGTCGAACCAATTATTTGCTTATCTCCTGGAGCCGACTTACCATCATTGTATGTTCTACCATCTGGGCTATTTTCAAACTTAGGGCAACCGGTTTTTGCCTTTACATCAGCGTCAGATAACTTCTTTGGTGGAGTATTATCTTTTTTAAGCTGCTGGCCTGGCGCGTTTGGATTATCAGAAGCTGGATTAGTTCCTGTCGATTCTATTTTTTTGTTATCATTGATGTATGGCCATGGGTCAGTCTTACCGCCATTTGGTAAGATTAACTCAAAATGAAGGTGATTGCCAGTTCCAACGCCGGCATGACCTTCCTTAGCAATTGCTGTTCCCGAAGTTACCTTTTGACCGACACTAACATAAACCTGAGACATATGCGCGTACAGCGTGTCAGCTAAGTGAGTACCGTCTGGTGCAGTGTGCCGAATAATTACCTTATTGCCATAACCTTGAGATGTTCCATTTGAAACTGCTGCTATAACTTCGCCATCAGCAGCTGCTACAATATCAACAATGCGACCACCACGCATCGCTAAGTCAATTCCTTTATGAAAATCAGTACATTTAGGGCAAGGCTTAGCACGGGGACCATAATCACTGGTTTTTACAGAACCTGGCAACGGGTTAATTAAAGTAAGTTCGTTACCATTACACTTTTTAGCAGCCATGTTATAAGTTCGCTCATCAATTTCTTTGTTGTTTGCGTCAATTGCTTTTACTGTAAAAGTCAACGTCTTCTTTTCAAATTCATCTTTAATTGTACCTGATAACTTTCCACTTGTCCCATCGAAAGTTAGCCCTAAATCACTTGGTTGCTTTTCGGCACCTTGATCATCCTTAATTTTTAACTCATATTTAGGCGGGCTTTGATATGCTGCAGAAAGTGATCCCTCAGTTAAAACAAAAGTTTCATCCATTTTCATTTCGCAATTAGCAGAAACAGAATTGTTTTTAATTCGATCAGGCGTTGGCGGAGTCGCTTGCATTTCATCAGCATCATCATCTCTAGCTGAAGCGCACTCAATGCTCTCTCCTTTTTGAAGATAATTATGAAGAACTTTTGCAATTCCTGATGATTTTTTAGCAGAAACTGAAGCGCAAGGGCAACCCATCTTACTTCACCTCATAAAAATGTTTTATTGCCTTAAGCTTTTCCTCGATAATATTCATTCTTTCCTCTGAGCGAATAATAAACATTGCAACATCTCGCTGAGTTATCTTATCAACGTCAAGCTGAAAGTCTTGTGGTGGTATCTCAAGCAGCTCTTGTGGCGGTTGCTTAAAAACATACTCGGTTTTAACTACTACGTTAGGTTTTGAAGGTGTTGCACAACCGCTTAAAAAAACTAACGAAAATGTTATGATAATTAGAATTTTATTCATTTTTGCTTACAATTTTGCGTACTTTGAGAAACCTTTTTCAATTAACTCAGCTTTTGTCTCTAAAAGATCAGATTTATTATGCACCGACTGCTTTATAATTGTAAGCACTTTTGTTAAATCTGAATTATCATCATCGAAAAAAATACCAGGCTTTGTTTCATCAAATTTAATAAACATAATTTGAAGCGGATTTACAATTGCTTTACAACCATAAAAAACAATAGAAGCGCCTATTTTTTTCGGCAATCCTTTTAATGATGTTAAATTTACGCATCCCTCAAGAGACAGAAATCCAGTATAAGTAGGAGCGTGCTCAAGGCTTTTTAAAGCTACACAATTAACAATATACATATCACCAATTACAGTAATCGGCCCACCTTCAAGTGTTTCAAGCTTACTACAATCAGAAAGATCAAAATAGCTTTTAATATACGAAGGAGAGCCTTTTAATGATGTAATCTTTGAATGATTAAAATCAGCATACCCCTTTAATTTGCAACCAGGAACATATTGATAAAACTTATATCTTTCAACTAAGCCATCAAGCGAATCCCAATATTGCGGTATTTCTAAATCGGCGTAGCAAATAGGAATGTTATCCGTATTAGCGACTGGTTCTTTAAAACGTTTAACTTCACTAAGCTTCATTTTTTTTTACTGCTTCTAATGGTCTGAATGTCACGAAGCGTTTCGCGCAGAACCGGTGCAACCGGGCCATCGGCAAGCTTCGAGAGCTTCTTAGCTATATTGTCATATTGCTCATGGTTTTGGCGTATCACCTCGTTTAACCGGGTGACAGCTTGATATGCTTTAAGTTGTTCTTCCAGCACCCGGTTCAAAGTTTCCTGGGTTGTACGGTTGGCATCAACTACAGTGTTTAGCTCTTGGGTAATTTGCCCAAGCTGCTGTTCGGCTTCTTTGTTCTTTTTGTTGAGGTACATCACGGTTCCTGCGGCGCCAATTAGTGCGATAGCAAGAACCCAGATTGTCCAACCTCGCTTTACAATGTTGGACGTACCTATCCAGGCAACGCTAATTCCGTCCTTCGCTTTCTCTAACCAGGTAAGTGCTTGTTCGTTTGTATCACTCATTTTAGTACTTCGCTATTTCTTTAAAACCATTTTCAATCAACAACACTTTTAATCCCAGCGGATCATTTTCCTGAACATATTTTGAAACCTCTCTTTCAAAGCTTCTGCTCATTTCCCACTGTTTCATATCTGTCATAATTTCAACAGTTTTTAGTCCTGGAATGCTGCAAAGATTTAGCCAACCCAATGTTTCAAAAGTGATTGATGCTTTTTCAGCGTGTTCAATTGTCTTTACTGCTTCAACCAAGTTAAAATTTCTATCATACTTATTGCTTGGAAAGCGAACACACTTTGATCGAATTTTTATACCTGATAGAGCGCCTTCATTAAAAGTTGTCCAGTAAAAATCAAATTTTGCTGGCTGCATTTGTTCATCATTTTTTAACAATAATTTTAAAGGTTCAATAAATTCAACGTCAACATCCATTGATTTTATTAACGCAACTCTAAAAATTGAACTGCGAAATTTTGGATCCTTTTCTAAACCTAAGCCGCCGCCTTCAGTTAATTTTACTTTTTTTTCCGTAAAAGCTGGAATTGAATTTTTTACTTTATTATTGAACCAGCGGTGACCATGCATATTCGCATCATCAATCCAAACACTAATAAGAATTGGGTATTGAAAAAATTTAAGGCGTGCTTCTGATAATTCAATTAACTTCATAACTTTGCGTAAGCTCCTAAGCCGTTCTCAATTAACTCTGTCTTGCACTCAAGAATATCACCTACTTCTCCATCTGCAGATCGTATATAGTTGTTTATAATTTTTACAGCAGCTTCCATATTTTTAATTTTTGGCCCGGAACTATCAAAAAATGAAGATGTTTTATCAAGATAAATTTCCCAAAGACGCACGCACAATAATGCAGATAGTAAATTAACAGGATTTTTCGCAGCGAAGCTAAAAGACTGGAGATGATCAAACTTTTTAAGGTTTTTTATATTAATGTTATCTGCAAAAAGTTTTAAAGATACTAAGCTCTCAGGTAAACCTTTTACATCAAGACTTGAATTTGCGTAAGCGCCTACAATTCTCATCCCTTTAACAAAAGAATCTGCTATGTCAAACGCTGGATAATTTGCATTACCAAGACGAATGTCAAATCCATCACTAATCGTAGCAGGAAATTCTTCCCAAGATTTAAAGTTGCATCTTGAAAGAAATAGTCTAGTCATTTCATCAGGAAATCCAACAAAATTTTCAAAGCTCACTTTTAAAAATGATAATCTGCCGGCGTGCGTAATCTTAACGCGAAATTTTTCAACGCCACCATCATTTATAAAAAAGTCATCTGCGGAAACTTCATTTTGGTCAAGATTAACTTCTGATTGAGACACATTTTTTATTATAAGTTCACCTTGAGAAATTATAGTATGAAGTGAACGCGGATTTATTTTATAAAAGCTGCTGCTCAAAAGCAAAGTTTCTTCAAAAAATTTTTCAACAGCGTCATAGGTGTCAAGCATCCAAGGACGATACGGAGTAATCTTTTTTCCAATATGTGGATTTTGTACCTCAAATAATTTCATAACTTTGCAAACTCCTCAAGCTTTGCTTCAATTAATTCTGCTTTACAGTCGAGCACGTCTTTTTCTTTGTGAAGGTGTTTAACGATAATACTGCAAGCTTCGCCAGCTCTTACCATTGGTTCTTCCTTATCAATACCAGGGCCAGGACCTACAGCTATAAGTTCAGGGCAAAGCAAGAATGAAAGTAGACCAGTCGATTCTTTAAAGTAAAAAGTAAATTGACGAACGTGCGGGTAAAACTTTCCAACCTTCTTAAAGTTAATTGAGTTTCCGCCTGCAAACATCGAGCGTACATCCTGTGGGCCACCTTCAAGCGTTGGGATATCACTTTGATCGGTTACACCATAAACAAAATTCTTGCAACTTACGTGTGAGATATCAAAAGGTTTATATCCTTTCAAGTAAAAATTTAAATCCTCATGAATAATCTGTGGAAACTCGTCAAAACTTTCAATTTCAGCTTCGTCAAGCGATAAAGTATTAACTGTATCAGGAAAACCTGCAAAATTTTTAAGTCGGACTCCTGCTGGTATTTGAAGCGTGTTAATATGCGACCACTTTGCTGGCAAAATATGGTAGCCATTTTTTTCAATGAAAAAAGAATCTATAGTTGGACCAAAAGACCCTTTAGGTTTGACAAAAATTGAATCATGACAGCTTACCTCTAAATTGCGAGGGTTGATTTTTGCCTTGTCATTGTCAAACAGTTTTAGCCCTTGAAGATACTCTTGTACCTCACGGTATGTTTTTAACATCCACGGGCAGTACGGTGTAACTTCGCGGTCTAAATAAGGTTGTAAAACTTCAAATACTTTCATAATTTTGCATTTTGTGAATATCCTTGTTCAATTAACTCAGCTTTAACGTCTAAAAGATCATGATTTGACCTAAGCGCGCCTTGAATTATTTTTGCCCAAGGAGTTTGATTTCCTGTAATAGTTATAAATTTAATGTAAGGAATTAACATTAGCCCTAAACCACCAACATTAATAAACTGCGGATTGTTTAAAATTATTTGATTTGCAAATGTAAATTTTTTATTAACACCTATTAAACTATTTAAAAAATTATGCGAACAATAAAGCTTTATTGAATAGTACTCATATGTTTCAGAATTAGGAAGTTCGCGAAAGCAAAGTTGCATATCATTGTCAATTCCAAGCTTATCACCAGTCACTTTAATTCCAACGTCATTTAAAATTTCATTTACTTTATCAAGTTCATCCATTGTTATATTTGGTTTACAATTAAACAAGACTCTTATATAATGATTGCGTTTACCTGATAAAGTACCATTATCAAACATATCAGAATCAACATATTCAATACCTGGCAGAAATGTAGTGTCGTTAAGCGCGTCAATAACATTTTGTAAAGCAGAATAATCATCAAAGTTATTAGAAAATGACATTTTAGACTTAAGTGTAAGCCAATTTGGCGCCATCTCTATTAAAAATTGCTTAAAGCTTTGCATATTGACTAAATCCCTTTTCTATTAATTCTGCCTTACAGTCAAGCATGTCACGTTCACCTTTTAAATGATTACTGATAATTTCAAACCATAATTCATTTTTTGTTATTGCGAAATTTGAATGAATAGAAAACTCTCCTTTTATTAATAAAATTCCAAGAACATTACTTTGAATATACGGAATAGTTCCAGCAGTAAAAACTATTTCACTAAATCCGTCTGCTAAAACACGAATATTTGAATACTGACTTTTCTTTTCATTAATAATAGTAGGGATCATTTTGTGAATATTCGTAAGTGATGTCGGTGAGCTTGCCTCAATAAAAACATCATCAACATTATCAACTACGATACCTTTAAACGGAAGATTAATCCATACAAAACTATTAACTTCCATTTTTATGTCTGAACCAAATTCCGCACGAAGCTGTTGAATAAACCCATTCCGTAACTTTAAGCAATCAACGCTTTGAACCAATGGAAATGACATTTCAAGTTCATATACCGGGCCATCAGCTCCAAGTGACGTTAAAATATCATCGTCTTCATAATTATGTGTTCGCTTTAATGAAAAAGCGCGCTTAAAGTTATTTTTAACAGTGTTAAACTCTTCGACCGTAGCTGGAAATCTTCGCTCAAGATCAGATTTGCTTATTTCGTGATCTTCTCCATTAAAAAGTTCATCATCAGATTCAATAAAAATCTTAGGAACTATTTTAAAAGCTGTTACTGGTTGCAACCCCTCTTTTAAGAAATGTTTAAAGTTTTGCATGCTGTCCAAATCCATTTTTAATTAATTCTGTTTTACATTCAAGCAGGTCACGATCTTCACTTTTTAAGTAACCGTTCAAAGTACTTAACCAAACCGGTATATCATCAGTATCACAACGTAAAAATTCAAGATCATCAATTAATAAAAAACCAAGACCGCCCTCTTTAAATTCATTAATATCAAAAAGACTTAAAGTCTTAAATGAAAAAGTATCCTTTGTAATTTTAATTTTTTTATGAATACCGCAAAGACTTTCAAATTTAGTGTTACCATTTAAAAACAACTTAAAACCATCTGGTGACCAGACATTGTTTGGCATTTTAAAAAGATCAGCAAATATATTAACTGAAAATATTGAATATCCTAATTCGCTAATTTGTTTTTCAATCCATTTAAATGTAGATTGCGAAATAAGTTCAGTGCACGGTTTAATCGCTTCAAAATCAAATTCAAGTTCACTACCACGATCTAGATAAAAATCAATCGGTCGCAAATAAGGTTTAAATGAACTTTCATTCTTAAAGCTATAAACTAAACCACCAATATTATCTTTGAAATGATTAAGTTCTTCGCTAGATCTAGTAAAATTTACATCTAATACGATTTTAAAAAGTGCGTCATAATCAGGTTCAGCTTCTATTAAAAATTGCTTAAAGTTTTTCATGGGGTCAACCAACACCTGTATTCTACGTGCATTGCATTTACAAAGATTCGCTCAAGCTCTGCTGGGCTAATACAAGTATCAGTGATTGGAAATCCGCCTTTCTTCCACATTTTTGCCGCCATTTCAGAACAAAATTCACCTTCTTCATTCACTGCTGGAAGCCAACAATATTGTTTTATGCCAGACCAAATAGCTTTCAAGTAACTGTATGGAGCTTTATTAATTTTAGAAAGTAAATCATCTGAAAATAATTTGAAATCAACATATGATGGCATCGCAAGAACATGAAGATCTTGTTTTGAATATTCAGAAAGTGAAATAATTCTACGATGACTATCCATGGCTTCAACTAAAAACAAACGTTTTTCTTTTGTTAACTCATTTGTTAACCAAATTGCTATTCCAACATGATAAATTGGCGAGCCAGTAAAAAATGAAATCGTGCTGGCAAAAAGGGAGAATCTTTTAGGTCGAAGTATTGTTACAATATCACCACTTTCAATTAACTCTCTACCTTGCGCGTACTGTAAAACTTTCATTAGACTATCCTTACTGAGCCAGTGCGAGCTACTGAATGATTTATTGTCAATGAATTGGCCGATGTATACTCTATTGCTTCAGGAAACATAACAACTTTCTGCCCATTATAATCAATTCTTACGTCTAAAATTGGATACTGCTGATTTAAATTATGATTGATTACCCAAATTGCTGAACTCGTATCTTGTGTAAAATTATAAGAAGGAACTCCAGGTGTCATTAAACTTTCAGACATAATTTTCTCCTGTTTAAGATGCTATTCTAGCTACACCAGAATATGGCGCAGAAAAAGTAATAATAACAGTTCCAACAGTATTACAATCAACACCTAATGGCACCATTTTAACCCTGCCATACCCTTCAATATCAACCATTACATCGACGGCAACAGGGTTTGGAAAATTATGTAAAATAGCCCAAGTATCACTAGGTGAAGCTTGTTCAAAATTTACTGTTTGAAGAACTGTGTGTTGTGCAAAGCTTGCCATACATATTCTCCAATTAAATTAATTTTGCCACGCCTACTTGTGGGTCAGTAAAACCAATAGTAAGCTGATTGACTGAATTATGTGTGATAACTTGAGGTTGAACTTCGACATTGCCAACGAAAACACGCACAATAGGATCATATCCAAGACCGTGATTTATTACCCAGCTAGATGCGGCAACTGTTTGATTCCAGGTAAAAGCAATTGTTGGTCTAACATTGCCAGAGATAGCTCCAGCCATTAACACAGCTTTACCGGCCATCTGCATTCCTAACTTGACTTGAACTTGAGTATTATTAATTACATTAATTTCATCAGGAATAACCGCTTTATTTTCAGTATCCCAAATTTGAACAACTAAATCAGTACTATTCAACGGATGAATGATCGTCCATGTGGTGGTGCCAGTTTGCTGAATATGAACGTACATATCAATCTCATTTGTAAGAGGAATCCAAATTGGAAGTCCTCCAACAATTGCCGCGCAAATATATACGATTTTATTTAAGAAAATTAAACGACCAACAACAGGTTCAGCTGGAAATTGTGTTTCAGTTTCCATTACGGCCTGTTGAATGAAATTATTTTGTAGGTCTATATTGCCGAAGTATTTCATTGAAAGCTCCAATTGAATTGATTTTACATATTTATCGCAAAGACAAAGAAAAGGGGCGCTTAAGCGCCCCTTTCTTACATCGATTTAATTAACTAGTGTCTTATGCAAGACCCATTACAACTGCCTTAATAGCAACTGCTACGTTGAAGGTAATTGTCAAAGTAGAGCTGTTATTAAATACGATGCTCTGAGGAATGATAACTTCGTCTGAACTATCGCAAATGGTTACGTTGCAGAACTTCTGACCAAGGTTATGGGTAACAGTGTGAGAAGTTGCGGCACCGCCGGTGTACAAGTAGTACATTGCGGTGACACGGTTGTTGATCTGAGTATCAAGTGTCTTAAGAGCAGTATCAAGAGCAGAAACTGCAGCCTTGAACGTTGTTGATGCGTCAACATAATTGGTACCAGACCATGCGTTCAATGAACCGTCAGTGTTAAGACCAACAGAAGATTCAACAGCGTTAACTTCAGCAAGTAAGCTAGATGCGCTGCTTTCAATTGAATCAAGACGAGTATCAACAGCTTCGATTGCAGCCTGAACAGTAGCAGGTGCGCCTGGAAGACTTGCAGTTGTGTTAACAAAGGTAATTGCAGATGCCTTGTGGGTGTGGTTACCAGGAGCCGCTTCGGTTGCACCGTCGCCCAAGGAAACACCGACAGCGTCAGCAGTAACAACGATAGTACCTACACCAGTCCAATCATTTGGATCGTCAAGACCTGTTGCACCAGTACCAGCAGCAGAAACAACTGCTAGAGCAGTACCGTTACCACCAATCAAACCAGCACCTGCAACGGAAGCGGTAAGCTCTGCTTCAGTGATAGTGTTTGTGGTTACCTTCAAGCCGTTTGCAGACTGAACGAGACGACCATTACCGCCGAGATCAAGCAAGAGGTGAACTTTTGCATTGGTAGCGGTAGAACGGGAAGTTGCGTTTTCAGTAAGAATAAGCGCAGAAGAAGTAGGATCGTAAAGATCAATACCAACTTCATCACCAGGAAGTTCTACGATACCTGCACCAAGGTTGACATTGAGCGTGTTGCCAGTCTTAGAAAGACCAATACCAGCTGTTACACCAGAAGCACCGTTGAACTGAACAAAAGAAACTGCGTCAGTACCAACAGTAGTAACTGCGTTAATCTGTGTCCAAGCGGTGTGGGCGTATACAGTGCCGTTTTCAACAAGAACTGCAGAGCCTTCAAATTCGGCAGCGGCGTCAAAATCTGTTGTACGAACCCAGGTGCCGGCCTTTGCTAAATAGATACCGTTTTCTGCAGCTGCAGTCTGAGCAGTAACAAGAACGCGCTCATCAGCAGAAAGCATGTGACCATCAAGAGTCAAAAGACCGCCAGTGGTAAGATCAACGTTTGCTGCTGCAAGAGCGGCAACTGGTTGCTTCCAAGAAAGACCAGTGATAGCTGCTTCCAACTGATTCTTGTTAATTGCGTCAGTACCTGCAACACCAGGAGCAAGGTTAGTAAGCTTGTAGCTGTTGAAGCTGATATCATGAGCAACGTTAGAAGAACCTGCATTATCCGCGCGGATGAACATTGATTCGTCAAGAACTGCAATGTTGCCAAGACCAAGAGAGGTACGAGCAGCAGCGCCGCGCTTAAGAGTCCAACGAGAACCTTCTGCACCACCAGTACCAACCATAACGTCATTCTGACCGCCGTGGGTAACAGCAACTGTATTGATTGTAAGGGTTTCAGAAGAATCTGCAGCAGGTGCAAAACCAGCGATTGTATCAAGGTCTGCATCCCAAGCTTGAACATTTGAACCAAGGGCAACACCGAGTTCAGTACGGAAAGCGGCGGCGTCAATAATAGTGAAGGTGCCATCACCAGCAGAAACACCAATGATATAACGGTTAGATGCGGTTGGAGTAAGAGCTGCAAGAGAAGTAAGCTGAGCATCAAGTGGTTGCTTGTTATCTAACTGATCTTGAATTGCGGATGTTACGCCATCAACATAGTTAAGTTCAACGGTCGTAAGAGTTGCGCCGGTAAGAATATTAAGCTCAGCAGCTGTAGAAGTAACAGCGTGAAGCTTAACTAAATCTGCAGTTACAACACCTGAAGTATGAAGCTGATTAACTTCAGAAGCGGTAGATGTAACATTAGAAACATCAGCAAGTACTAAAGTGTGATTATCCCACTTTGAAGTAGTACCGTTGAACATTGCAACTTGACCAGTTGTGGCTGCGAGAACGTTAACGTCGTCAAGTTCAGCAAAAGTATTGTGTGCAGTCATTGCGGTCTGCAACAAGTTAATTGCGTTAGTTACTGAGGTAGCACCTGCAGCGTAACCAGAGAAAGCTGCGCTGTTGAAAGTACCATCAGCGTTAACTGCTGTACCAAGAGAAGACTCAAGGTAATCAACTTCTTGCTGGAGAGCGGTAGCGTTACCACCAGTAGCAAAAGCCATCCAGGAGGTGCCGTTATTGTAGTAGTAGATGTTATCTACTGTATTAAAATAGATACGGCCCTTTTCAGAAGATGAAACTGTAGGCGCTGTAGTTAAGCGCTCAATCACAAAATTCTGAACTTCACCCTGGCCGCCATTGTTAAGGGTAATATTACCATTTATTCTCATTGTTTAACTCCTTTAGGATAGATAGAAAATCTCTTTTTAGTATTGTCTACGAACACTTGTTGTTAGCGCTTTGATCGCGTTGTTAAACGCAACTGGTTCTACTAACAACTGCCCCAGATCATATAACTGAACAGTATCATCGCCAACATCTTCAAAAAAGAAGGTTCCTTTATTTCCAGTTTTTTCAATATGGTGCAACTTAAAGCCTTTAACTTTCAAGGCTGCAGCTAATACAATATCCTGTGTATTAATTAGTTTTTCAGTCATATTATTTCCTATATCGTATGTTCGTTATGCCACTATTTATGAAAATTCAATTTTTTAGAAGCAAATTAACATCGCATATCCACTTTGTGGAGCGCCGAATGTTATCTGTACAGTGTCTAAATCAATAACTTGAACTTTATCTGGCAGAATTGAAGTAAAACCACCATCATAAATTGACCATTGAATACGCATTGTGTGTTTGTTGTGTGTTACTACCCAAATAGTGGCAGCAACGTTTTGAACATGCTCATATCCCTGTGGGCCTGAGGCAGTTACGTGAATATTTTGTACGGTTGTCGCTAAGTTGCTAAGAGCTTGTTGAACATTAGTTGCGCCTGGTATTGAACTAATAGGTGTAATCGAAATTTCAGTAGCAGCGTGTTTAGCATTACCATCATAAGTAAGGTGATTCTGAACTGAGTTGTTTAGTGTGGTAATGTTAACGTTGTTAATTGTTCCATTAACAGACATATTACCTGAAATTGACGCAGTTCCAGTAATAAGCGTTGCTTGGAGAAACGCGTTACCATCTTTGTCAATTCTAAATACTGGGGCACCGCCAAACGTTTTACGTACAGTAATTAAATCAACAGCTGGAACAACTCCGGCGTCAGGTTCAATTTTTAGCGGGGTTACGTTAGCATTTGATGGAGTAATTTGCCAGTGATCTGAATCTTGAATGTTTGTATTGACAATAGTTGAATTGCCAAGAACATTTAAATCACCAGTAATAGTAACAGCGCCAGTGCTTGAATCAACCTTAAAGAAAATTGTGGAATTGTTATCATCATAGATAACAAAATCCTTACCAGTATCGAGCTTAATTGAAGCATTGCCTTGATTATCATGAGATGCATCGTAAATTGTTTGTAAGTCTAGAGCATTGCCGTGATGACCACTTGTTGATGAGCCATCATCAAATAAAAGTCCTCTACCGCCAACGGTAAACGTTGAATTACTTGTACCACCCGCATTAATCGTTTCACCATCACGAAGACGATCAAAAATACCATCTTCGCTAAGATAAATAACCCGTCTGATGCTTGTTGTCATTATGGCACCTTAAATTGATAAACGCACTGCTGGCATTAAGTTCATAAAAACTGCATCTTTATCATAGACAAATCCAACTTGTTGCGATATACCAACTGCTGGTGGAGATAAAGTAATCTCTCCATTTGCTGAACAAAATAATGGTTTACCAGCTGATGTCGATGCAAAATTCCATTGATCATTTCTAACGATGCCGTTTGCAACTACGTGCCCGACCTCTGTGGCGTATAAATCTTCCTGTACGATACCATGAATTTGACGATTCGGTTGCGCTGATGAAGCTAACGCAATCTTACCAAAATTAACATATGAAACCAAGTGAAATTTTGGGATAGGTTCAACTGCTTCTCCGAAAAGTTGAGCAGCTTCAAACTTAACATTTTCACTCGAAGTGTGAGAAATTTTTAAATCTGACTCAGTAGTAACAAACGTTCCATCATTATTACGAAGCGGTTTATTGTTAGTACCGAATATGATGTTACCAGAATTTACTTCCTGATGCTTGTTGATCTGTGATCCAACAGGAAACGGAATAATGATGGCGTTGCTATCATAAGTTGCAGCAAAAAGACGAATTTTTGGAATCCACTTTGAGCCATTCCAAACTTTCATCGTCATTTCAGATAAATCAAACCAGTGCTGATCCTTTGCAGGATTTACTGGCTGATTTGGAGTAATCATTGGCGGCAGCGTTGTAAAGCTGCGAGTCAAACTACCATCAAGAAAGCTAATATCCCAATACAGATATTGCGTTATACCGTGAGGCGCAAACGGCCCCCAAGCGTGCGTTATAGTCTTCGTTTCTTCAATTAAATAGTTAGCGCCTTGATGCGCAATTGAAATAATTGTTGGATCAGGTGATATAATTAAATCAATAAATTCACCACCAAGAGACGACTTACGTAAGAATGTTGGTGTTCCAGTGTAATCCGTTTGACAACGTACAATTCCGTGTCTAAAGCTTAGTCTCACAGTTTAAATCCTCTATCCTTAAGAAACTGAAATAGTCAAACTGTAAGTAATTAACAGCTCACGATTAGCAGTTTTTTCAATTGGATTAAAAATCAAATGTGTTAAAAGCAGTCCGCCGGCATTTGCAGCACCGTTAGAAGCAGTATCTGCCAAGAGTGCTAGTTCATCGAAAGCAAAACTATATCCAAAATCAGTGCCGGGTCCATACGGAGGGTCTATTGACGGCGGATTTGCTAAAGCTTGATCTGGTCCCGTATCAGTTGATAGCTGTGTTGCAGGTTCATTGACAGCAAGTGTAAGCGTTGCAACCACAATTGATGTTAAATCGCCTGGAACAGAGCTTGCCGCAGAAATACAAGAATTACCTGAACCAACAGACACTGAAGAATCATCAATAACTTCTTCATACGTTTGGTTGTAAAGCGTTGCATTTACGCCAGTCGTATTTGGTTGCAAGTAGTTAATTTTTAACGCAGAGTCAATATAAGTTCCACCATTACCAAGCGCAAGCTTAAAAATTGTTCCATAAGGTTCATTTGCTAAACCACGGGCAATAGTGCGCGCCATGTTCTGCGGATGAACAGCGTTGCATGTCCAAGGAAGAAGGATTTCTCCAGTCTTCTTATCTTCTATCTTAACGCGTCCTTTTACAAAGGATGAAAATCTTTCGTACATATTAGATGTCCCTAAAAAGTTTAGTATTGCATTTGTGTTATTTATGAAAAAATTAAGTTATCGTTACTGTAATAGCTCTTGGTGCTGGTAGTTCAATTAAAAATGCTTTATCCGTCAAAATAATTACCGTATAATCAGCAATGTCACCTAGCCAAATTGGATAATCAGTTAAAATTGCGTTCGTGTATGCGTCTTTTACTACAATTGTCGGTGTATTTGGTATATTATGATCCACTTTTACACGCATTATTTCTTTAGTTGGATTTTGATCAGGTGTATGATAACTCGGTAAATTTAAACAACTAAAAGTTTCATGTGCTTCTAAGTGAACCTCGACTTCAAAAGTGCCATTTAACAGCTTCATGTAAAATACGGCGCTGTCTACGATTCTACTTGTAGAAGATTCCTCTACTCCACCAATGTGAGCTGGAGTATTTAAAGGGTCATCAGAGATTGAAGTTAAATTCGCAAGTCCGTAATACGCCTGATCATCATAACCACCAACAAAAAGAGAATTTGGGTCATCACCTGCGTGTGGTGGAACGGTTGTTGGATGTGGTGCTGCGTCATATGGCGCAACATCATACCCAACCGGCAGAATAAACGTAAATGGAACTCCAGGTACTACTTCATCATAAACCTTAACACGAATATCATCTTTCCACATTGGCATTATGCCACTGTCGATCTTAAAATCATACTTTTCTGTTATTGCAACACTAGCGGTATCATAAAATCTATTTACTTCTGAAAAGCTAATAAAATCAGTAAATTTTATTCTTGGATGTTCAGTGAAAGTATCGCGTTGATCAACTTGGAATGAAAAATTTGTTCCAACGGGAACATAATTATCAACAAATGAAGTATCTAAATCAATGAATTGAATATCGTTGTTTGTAGTAGGGTCTGTTAGATAATGAATTGTGCCAAGACTTTCAAATGTTTTTCCGTCCTTCGTTTTATTTGAAAGATAAACATTCTGCTGGCGACTTTCAGTCGGAAAATATTTATTTCCGACCATATGAATAGGAACCCAGCTACTTTCAGATTCATTCGTAATTGCGTATTGATCACCATCACGCAATCCCTTAATCGTTACGTATTTTGTACTTGCTGTTTCTGTAACAAAAAAGTTTGTGTAAGTATGTCCATTGATAAAAACACCTGCTTCAACTACTGTTTTTGGAATAACAACATTTATAGTTGATGCGTGCGCAACGCCAGCTGGCAAATTGTACTCAACAAAACCGACTATTGAATAACGATCTCCAGGATTCAACGGTTCAGAAGTAAATTGAAAATTAGTAAAAGTAAAATTACTATTAAATTCACCATTTACAAAAAATTGAATTTCTTTATACATACCTGGTATTCGCATGGTGATTGGACCACCTTTTGAAATACCATGCGCAAATGTTTTAGGAGTTGTTCCTAATTCTTCATGATTTTTAGCTGAATTTTGAATCCAAAATCTAAACGTGTCGCTTTCCGCACCATCAATAATGATAGCTGAGTTTAAAGCTGGGCGTTCTTTAAATATTATTAAATCATGACCATACCAAAGATCAAAATCGTGTGCCTTTACGTTAAAGTCAAAACTATAATAAAGTGGAAAATCACCAGTTATTTTAAAGAAAACTTTTCCGGCGCCTCGATAATCTGTTCCAATCTTTAAAAGATCAGTGTAATCAAACCCTGGCACTGCTCCAGTTCCCGTTCCAGCAACTGAACGGTTTACGGAAAATACTTGATCAGCTTCATTAATCAGTTGAAGCGAATATTTTTCAGTTACTGAATCAAGACGCGGTTTATGTGTAAACTCAATTGCGCGAGCACCATCTAGAATAACTGATGACGGCGTTTTTACTTCTGCTGTTGTAGTTTTATTATTTTCAACGTGTTCAATTTGATAAAATGGTTCAGGAATAGTAAAGCCAATTTTACCGTTATAATAGCGTTTTCCAACAATTGCGGGGTCTTGCCAGCCAGAAACTGTTCCATAAACAAGATATGATGGTTTATCAGCAAATACCTCAAATTTAAAAACATCACCAGCTATAATGTCAAGACTTGCTGCATAAATTGTGAAACTTAGTAAATCAGAAAAATAAGTTTCTCCAACAGTAGCCAAACCTTGATCACCACTTACAGAACCAATTACCGTAAAAGTAGTACCATTAATTGCAGTAAGGGTCCATACCTGTGCAGGGCAGTTCCAGAATGTAGAAGCGTATAGTGAAATATAAGGGTTATTGATGGAGTGGACTTCAATAGGTGGTAACTCATTGGCGTCTAAACTATAATTTGTTATGTTAAATGAAATTTTATCGCCTTCCACAAAATGAGTTGGCGAAGTTCCTACAGTTGTTCCCCAAGATGAAAATGCAGAATACGGCGGAGTGTGGGCCGTTGGAATATCCTCATGTAGAATTGGAACAATTGTAAATCTTACTTTTCCATTATCGTATGGAATATCAACTGTTGCATCAGCAAATGTTTCTATTAAAACAGTTTTTGAATTATCAGTGTATTGTTTAACTGAAAATGTTGTTGCTGTTTTCGCGTCAAGTTCCCAGAAGCTTGTTTCAACTAAGTCAGTAATTGTCCAAACTTGAAGCTCTGTTGGGTTATAAATTGCAGGTGTTTGAAAACCAAAATGTTCAGCATAACCGCTGTTAAATGTTGCATTACTAACTTCAAGCTTTCTACCATTTTTAATGTAAGGAGTTGGATTATTCAGCGTAAATGAAAATTTTGACCCAATTGGAAATGCTGTAGGACCTGGCTGAATTGTAAAGCTAATAACTCCATTATCATAAGGTACCCCTAGAGTTGCTTGCGCAAAAGTTCTAGTTACCTGACCAAACGCTAAGTCTGCTTTTTCAATAACGTCAAATTTTGTTGTTAAAAGTGGATCACGTGAAATTTCCCAATATCTTGTTGGAGCTCCTTGATCAACAATAGTTAAATTTAGCGAACTAAGATCATAATTTTGAAATGGCGTATTATATGGGTACGCGTCATAAAATTCAAAATCTTTAAAATTTGGAGTTGAAGGTTGAGCCGTTTTTAACCAATTAATAAAAGTCCAGATATCATTTAACTGCGATTCAGTAAAAATAACAGCGTTGCTTAAATCAAAAAATGGTGCTTCTGCCGGCGCATCTGTTAAAAATAACTGGAATACTGGTCTACCAATAGTTGTTAATTCATTGGAGATATCAACATATCCTAATGAAAAAAGATAACTCATGAACGCGGTAAAAACATCACTGTCAGTAAATGGCGATGGATCATAACCATCAGATAAAGCTAACTTTTCAATTGTAGGCTTTGGATTTTCAATAAAAATTTCAAACCAATCAGTAACTCGAAAATCATAGGTTCCACTGTTTATCGTAAAACCGATTTCAGAATTTGAATATGGGGTATCAATAAACGCATTTGCCATTGTACCTGAAATTTCACCAACGACCGTAAATTCAGTTGGTGAAATTGCAGTTAATAACCAGCGTTGCGTTTTTACTGCAGCATGATTGATAATAACTGGATCCAAATAACCTAAATTTCTAGAAAGAAATAGTGGTCTAGAATATGCTAAAGGGTCCGTCTTAATTAATGACCAAGTTTCAACAGGAGCTGTTGGATTTACATAAACTTTACAAACAGGTTCAAGAACAATTTTATCGCCAATTGTTAATTCATCCTGCTCAATTAATGGGTGACTTACTCTAAATGAAATTTTTGGTGACGTAAATTTTTTACCAGCAATCGCAACACCTTGATACCCACTTACTTCACCAATTACATTAAACGCAACAAAGTCAACTACTGGCGCAGGCTCAGTAATAGTAACAATTTTACCGGTATATCCAGGAGAATCAATAATGTTAGTAAAATTGACAATAATATTATCATCAGTAACTGAAATCTTAGCTGGTATAATCATCTGTTGGCCTTCTGGACCATCGACATAAACTGAGATTACTGGAGTTGAACTGCCTGATTCATTAGGAAAAATCCAATCAAAAAGAGGAACTTGCTGATTATAAGTATGGCCAATTCCATTTGTACTTGACGCTAAAATAACCTTTCCAGCTTGTGGTGAGCTAAATTTTATTTGAGCGTGATACTTGTCAATGATAATTGTTTCAAGCGGAAGAATTGGAACATATTTTCCATCTTCTAAAACATAGCTTTGAATTATTACATCGGTTGTTCCTATATCATGCGGAATGCTCCAAGTAACCGAAGGAGTTGTTTGTTCAAATGTAAATATTTGAAGCTGAGTGTCTAGCGCGTTCAACGCACGAAGCACACCTTCTCGTGGTGAATTAAATTCAGCAATAACGTGATTTGAAGTTGTAATTACATTGTTTGGAAGCGCCGCAATTAGAGTTCCTGGATTTTCAGGATCATCAATATAAGTTTGAAAAACAACGTCAGTAATTTCAGCTGGTTTATTAATTACCCACTCAGTTAATGGATATGGTGGTGAAAGTATTGTTGCTGTTGGCGGTTGATAATTAGAGGAAATAATGTTAAAAATTTCCAACGTCCAATTTTCATAAACGTCACCAGGTGTTTCAATATGCGTTATTTTAAATAAATCAGAAATATAATTCTGAAAATAAACATTCGCATTTTCTTTTACCTCAAAGCCAGTTGAAATATAACTCGACGCAGTTGGACTGGTTTTCCAACGATTTTGTTCACGATCAAGCTGTGTCCACGTACGGTTGAGCGGATCAACTTTAAATGAATTAACGCCGTGAGATATAAAAAAATCAACGGATTGTGATTGAGCAAATGAATTAACTTTAACAGTCGTTATTTCTTCGACAGCGCGCTGGCGCATTACTCCTTGTAAACCAGGAATATCTAATGTTTCACTTGCAACACCTTTAAAAATATGTTCACAAACACCTGTTGTAAATCGAGGAGTTAAAAATGGCGGAATTTGAAGTCTGGTTTGCCAGCCATCGGACGGAACATTTATACGCCACTTACCATTAAGATGAACCCACGTATGATTCTGATCTTTAATATTAACGTCAACGTTATCAAAAAATTTATATTCATCTACTATTTCAGTTATTTTACAATGATATGGTTTAACGTCATTGATAAAATCAACAAGCGACTGAATATAACGCGCATTTTTAGTAGTCATTGAATGGAATTACCTGCGGTGGCGAAATTGTTCTAACTGAGTGAACTGCTAATCTTGATGTTTTAAATAAATCAGTAAATTCAAAGTTATTAGCTAACGCGTCATTTAAAACTTCAAAGAATAATGTGTTTATTTGACGTGGAGAAGCTAATCTCCAAATAGTATCAAGTGTCCTTCTTGTTGCAAAGGGAGTTGCAAACCAAAGATCCGCCTCAATAAAATTCAAAGCTTCGATGTAATCTGGAATATTTATTCCTCCAATATTTTTTACTAATTTAGTGTTCAGGATAGCATCTCTCAAAGTCGCTAACACTAAATGTGTATCAACCATTATTTGATCTTTTCCAAAACCATAACGTGTACGTGTATTGTGACGAGCATCATAATCAATTCTATTTTGAGATGGAAGTTGATCGCCTCGAGAATTTTGACCACATGCTGTGTCAGATAATTTATCCCAAAGTTGTTTTGGTATTTTATGTTTTTGATCTGGTCTAATCTGTGTCCATTCCGTGTGAGTATTCTTAAGATCAAGCTCTTTAGGATCATCTCGTAAAGTAAAATCTTCAGTAAATCTTAATTTATATGAATCATCACTTGTAACAAATAAGTTCAAACCATGAACGCTTATCGCGTCGTAGCGCGCTGGTTTAGTCAAAGTGGCAGGTAACAAATTATGAAATGTTAGGTATGTACTTGGACCATTTCTTAGTTGAATTTCAGCTTGCTGGGCTGACATTAAATTATTTGTAGCAGCAAATGTTTTATTTCGTACCCAGAAAAAATAATTATTACCAATAATCGTTCCTTCAGAATCACGTTGAGGCACAATAACATATTGATAATCATTTTTAAATTGAGTTTGTATCGTTAAATCATCTTTGCTTTCTGGGTCAAATGTCAACTCAATAGCATTTGGTTCATACTTTCGATACAAAACAACTACCTGTTGACCAGCTGGTATTTTATTTGTTAAATAAACAATATTTCCATTAACAGTAAAAATACTATTAAGCTGCAAAATTCCATTTATGTAAACAGAAATTCGCTTCGAGTTCAATGTCTCGTCAAACGTGAATGTCAACTTATCATTATTTCCAGTTTTCTTTTGTAATAAATCAGTGAGAATAGCCCAAGAGGTCCATGATGACTTTATTCTGTTTACAATTTCACCGCTATTAAGAACCAAAGGAGTCTTATTTTCAGCAACGGCTTCTGCTACAAGATCAGCAGTTGTTGCAACTTGAATCCAATCACCATAAAATGGTTGCCACGTATTGATAGGCGCATTCAAATCAGCCGAAAGTTGTTTTTGTGTAGGAATTACCTGTGCTATCCACTGTGTTTGCGAAATTAAAGGATCATTTACAAGTTCTAATGAAGCAAATGGAAGATGAGTTGTTATTGAAATTTGCTCACGAACTTTTACATTATGTCCAAGAGCAATTGCTTGCGCTATTTCAAGCGAATCAATATTATTAACTGCAGGAGTTAAAATTACTGCAATTCCAAGATTTGTAAAATCATACTTGATAGGAGCTCCTATTTGTCCAAAGAAATCTTCAATATCAAGACGCTGAGACAAAGTATTTGAAATAGCAATAACTCCAACTGTTCCATCAAAAATATCAAGCTTAAATGAAATTTCGCCAATAGCATTTCCAATCGAAGACACTTTGGCAGACGGTACAAAGGCAATAGAACTAAATTCAGCAGGTAAATCGACTAATCCTGGAAGCAACAATTCAAAACTTGAACCAATATCATAATTTAAAATTCCAGTTATCGTAGCTTCACCGACCGGTTTATCTTCATCCCATCCCCAAATTTTGACATTTGCATTTAATCCATGATCGCTAAATCTTCCATCATCAAGAGTTACATGTAAATCACTGATAAACAAGCGTGTAGAAGCACCAAGAAATTGAGTTACATTGCCTTCTGGAGGTGGGTTTGGAGTTCTTGACCAAGCAACTGGACGTTTCCACCAAATTCTATTACGAGAATAAGTTTCTTGACGAGCAACAGTTCCAGATTTTTTAAGACCACTTTCTATTTCTAATTTTCCTTCTTGTTCTTTTGCTTGCTTGTTATAAGTAAGAGGAGGAACATCTGATTGTACCCACTCATAGACCTTTATGTCAGAATAATCCGCTAATGATCCCCAACGTGATAAACGCTCCTCAATGGTTGAAAAGATTGAAGTATCGTAATATGGAACGTAATCAAGCGTTTCAGTATCCCACCAGACTCTACCAACTTCACGTTCCCCCCAGGTAGAAACGGTAGAATAATTAGGATTATCAGTAATAAGCGTAGAGCAATTGTAACGCGCTAAGTCAGTAGGCGAAATAATATTCACTGATTCAAGTGGTAACGGATTATGAGAATCAAATGCTGGATGCCAAACACTAATATCTTCTATAAGCGTTTGGCTCTTATAATTAAATAATTTAATTGGTGAAAATTTTGGTTTAGCTGGAATAAAACCAACTAATTCAACAGTTCCAGCTGTTAAAACGCGAATAGTATCAGAATTCACCTTTTCAACATCAACTCTAAATGAAAATAATTGTCCATTCGTGAATGGATTTAAGCCAGCTTCAATTAAGAATCCAATTTTACCATTATCATAATAAGTTCCAACAGTTCCATAATCTGCTTGAGTTAAAGTATCTCCAATTACGCTAAACTGAGTAGCTGATAACATCGTGATTTGCCAATTTTCGGCTGTTGCGTAGGGTCCATGAACTTTTATATCAGTAAGATTTCCATAACCTGTAACTTCCAGAGATGTTTTAACATTAGTTTCAAATACAAAAAAATCCTCGGCTACAAAAGCGATTTCACCGTTTATTAAGTCAAATTTAAATAAACCATTATCATACCTACCAAATCCAATATTTGTATCAATCACACCAGAAATTTCGCCTTCGAGTGTAAATGAATGTGGAGAGTTGGCACGCAATTTCCAAGTTTGAAATGGAATGCTATCTGAAATTGTTACGTTTGTTAATCTTCCGCTACCAAAACCAACCAACATTGGCTGCACAATTGTAGAAGTAAAAGCATCGCTTTTAAATGAAATAGGTAAAATAACATCAAGCTCTGTTCTAATTGTTTCAAATTCAAAAATATCAATTGAATCAAAATCCTGTGTTCCACTTTTAATTGATACAGTAAAATACCCGGGTAAAATAAGTGGTTCATCAACTTGTCCAGTTCCTATTAAGGTCGTTCCTTCATAAACATTGTAATGGTTAAAATCAATCGCTGTATCAAACTTGACTGAAAATATTGCTGCTTTCGTTATTTCATAAAAGTCATAAACATCAAAAATACCATTTCCAATTGTTGATCTGCTTATCAATTTCCACGTTGGTAGCACATTAAACATTGCCGTTCCAGCAAGTTCAGCTTCAAATGAAACATTAGCATTTAAATCGTCAATTAAAAACCAACGACTATCATCTAATGAGTCAATTCGCGTAAATGATGGATCAAACAATAATTTGTTTTGCTCATCTTCTGAAAAGAATTGAAAGCGACTCGTTTGAAGAGAGCAATCACTTTCAAAAAGTTTCATTTCTGGATATGCTTTTTGGCGCGCATCGCCGTATTCAGCTACTTTGTAAACCCAAAATTCATCAAGTTCGGCAGTATCAAACTTACTATTATTCGTAAATGCATTTATTGCAAAATTTGAGCCTTTAGCGCCTATTAAACCACGCCAAAATTGAAACTGTGTTGATTTACTTATGTCTAATTGGTCAAAATATTCTTTTTCATGATATCCAAATAATGACATTGCGTGCTGCGTAGTGTCATTATTTTGATAAACAAAATCAGAATCAAAATACTTAGCTACATTATCAACGCTTGCTTCAAGATTACGCTTTACTGAGTGACCTTGAAGATAAAAGCCGCCCATAGTTGGGCGTCGAGTTGATTTAACTTGACGTAATGTTTTAATTAAAAGCTTACTAATAATTAAACCTAAAAATGGATCATAAATTAAATTTACCTTTTCAGCTGGAAGAGCGTAATTTTCAAACAGTACAATATGTTCATATTCATCGATGTGAATATGAGCTGAAAAAATTGGAATTTTTGATGAAACCATTGTAATATCATCTTCACGAATCACTGTTAAAGCAGTCTTATCAAGCGCCTGACCTAACATGTCAAATACTAATTGACCACCACTAACGTCAGCAAATTTTGTAGAGTCAAAAGTTGAAACTAACCCCGTTTGTGTTTCAAACCAAAATGCTTTTGGAAATGGATTTAACACGTGACCTTGCCCAACATTTATCCCAGAGTATACAAAATCAATTAGCTTTTCTATTTCAAGTTGCCAATTTAAATTTCTACCTGTTAGATCGTCAATTTGAGAAACATCAGATTGATCAAAGCGCCAGCCGTCTTCCTCCAAGCGTTTAACATAGCCAAACATAATGTTTACTAAATTCTGAATACCCGTAACCACAAAAGGTGTAGACTGAGTTATTCTTGTTTCACCGTCAAGGTAGTGATTCCAATAAATGTCAGTATGACGTTTACTTAATGCGTGAAATGTTTGAAAATTTCCTGTAGCATTAAGATCAATGTACTCGATCACAGGATAATTCGGATTAAAAGTTTCAATTCGAAATTTCCAATCACTTCCATCAGTTGCAGGAATATACAGACCCTGTTCATTTAAAGCATAAGTGCCAATTTGAACAACCTGAATGCGAAATGCGTGTAACCATGATTCACGAACTATAGGATTCTGTTTAAATATTACAGAGCGAGCATTTGTTGTTACTTCATAAACGTCAGAACGAATTTCTAAATTATCCGTTTCAATCATTCCATCGCAACGATAACCAAGCTTTACGTCCCAATTTCTAAATGCAATTGACGCATAATTATTTCCATTAACATCAAGAGAGTTATATCGTAAGAGATTCGTAAATGACTGGTTTAAACCATTAAAACGATACGCTGTAAATGGTATAAACTTAAACTCAAATCCATCAAAAACAATTTGATCATTTAAAACAAACGGAATTCCAAGATCATCAACTTGTAGTTGACCATATGTGCCAATTGTTAAATCTTGACCTTCCACAACATAAAATTCACTATTTTCAATGCTTAATTTAAGTACAGTTACATTATTACCAACTTCACAAACTTTTAATGTAAACGGTAATGCAATATCAGTTATAACATTATCTGAAATGTTTCTAAGTGGAGAAACGTAAGATTCTCCATGAAGCTTAAAATCGATATGTGATAATTTTTTTCCAAGATAACGATCAAATTCCCAACCATTTACATCAAAAACAGTATTACCCCAAGTTTTTGCAAGGAACTCAAGAGGCGATAATTTAAAACCAATTCTTGTGATAGCGTGTTGAAATTCAATTGACTTTACCCAAAGTAATTCAGTTGGACCATAATCACCAATCACGTATGAATTTGCAATACCAGTTGGTATTGCATTCAATAAAGCGTCGCCGGAGTTCCATGCCGGAGGTGCAACATACGGCGGTAAAAGCTCATCAGTATGCACGTTTGTGCATACTTTAACAGTTGGATTTTGGGTTTTGATATAAACCCACATAGAGTCTTTCCACATTCTTACTTGCTCATAAATCATAGGATCAAGCATCGTAGTTGGATTAGACGTTAATTTCCAAACTGACCCATTCCAAGGTAACTCAGGACCATCGACAGTAACGTTGAACCCTGTTACTACTTGAGAAATGGTGTTAGCATCGTCCGCGCGCACGAGTGTTGCGGACGTTCCATTTATGGCGTGTACACGATAAATGCCATTTTGATGTAAATCACTTTGCCCAACAAATAAGAGACGTTGATTTACTGACAAGGAATAACCATTTACCGTAGAATCAAAGCCATCAGTTATGTTGAATAATCCAGCTATGTTGTTTCTAAAAACTAAAGAAACAGGAACACGTGACATTGACGCGTCATAAAAATTTTCAGTGTTTGCCCAAGTAGAATCCCAGTTCGAAGGTTTAACAGCAAAGTTTAATAGCTTCCAAGGTTCCAAATTTGGGCGGACCGTTCCATAAAGTGACAAATAAATTTGATGCCAGCGAGCAATACCTAAAGTTGATTCCGAATAGTTCCAAGAAAATGCATCTGTTGCTACATAATCAATGCCATATGGGTCATAGTTATATTTTGCAGCAAACTTTGCAAGTTCTTCCTCAAGCGCCGGCTTATTTAAATGTGCTGGTGTAAATGCGTCCCAGCTAGGAGTTGTTAAAATTACATTTTTTGAATTGAATAATTTTTGTTCCGCGGCAAGAATTAATGAGTTTTGAAGAGCAGCTATATTAATTTCTACCCACGCGTTGCTCAATGTTGTAACATTCCAATTATTTCCGTCCCACTGGAACAATTGATTAGTAGAACGTTTATACCAAAAATCACCAATTTCAATTTCTGAAATTAGTGGAGCATTTGATAAATCACTAATTACCGCGAAACACATTAATTTACCAGTTAAGCTGTTAAACCACAGTTGATTTTTATAGGGTTGTACTGGAGGTTGAGCTCCACTTGAACCAGAAACAATGTTACCGTCAGAACGTACAACTGGAAGATTAACTAGTTGATGTTCAAGCGTTATATTTCTTTCTTGTATTGGTGAAACATGACTGTCATGGTGACGAATTACATAAATTCCAAGTTCAAAATCAAACTCTATTCCTGGCTGAGTAAATGGAGAGATACCCAATACTGGAAGTGTGGCAGGCCAATTTGAAATAGGAGATGTAGTATCACGATAAACGCCAATAACATCAGCTCTGTTTGATCTATTTTCTTCATATGAAGCAAGTAAACGAGCTACTAAATCAGCGTTCGGATCAATAACTGTAAATTCAGATATTTTTGTCGTTGAAAGAAATTCAATTGAATTTAATGCAACATAATCAACCAAAGAATTTATCGCACCTTCATATTGTGCTTCGATAAATGAAATTATTGATGTTGGTGAAAAATCACGCTGATGCGCAAGCGCAACTAAAATGTTAAAGGCCCCATTATAATCTTTAATTTTACCACCTAAGCCAAGATCATGTGAAATTTGACGATAATTATTTCTGCCAAAAGGCGAACCATCAATTGCTATTTGATCCTTTATGACTGTCATAAAATGGTTGACTAAATCACCATGTAGTACGTCACGTCGATTTTCATGATAAGGATTTAAATTTAACTGGTTTGGTGTCATCCACGCACCAATATTTTCAAAATCCTGAGATGGGTGTAGTGGAAAATTTATAACGTTTCCATTTCCATCAGCAGTTACGTATCTAAACCCCTCAATGTTGAAAACACTAGTGGTGATTGTGTCACCGTTCATAAATGGGATTGTCCCAGGTGTCACCAGGAACACGCCAGCCTCAGTGATTAATGGTACATTGACTTGTCCATTGTGTGCAATCCCGGACTTTGAGCCAATCGCAGTAAAATTGGTTGCATCATCAAAGAATAGGCGCCACATTTCTGCGGAAGCTTGCGGATTAAGAGTTATTGAAAGAGTTCCATTGCCAATTCCTTGAATATCCGGATCACTGCATTGAACTGAAATTGGTCCCGGTGACCAGATACTTCTAATAGATGCTCCCTTTTTAAAAAACAATGTTCTTCCATTTTCATCAATTAAGCCTTGTGAAAAAATGAAATTGCCTGATTTATTTGTTTTAACACGTCTAAAAAGGTATTGATCTACTGAATAAGTTTGATCTTCAGTGTAATAAAAAATTGAAGAAACTTTATTCGTAGGAGTTCCATCGTAATAGTAAATGTTAAACAGTGGAATTTGATTTACGATTGAGCGAACTTGTCCTGAAAGCATTTCAATGTCAGCATCGAACTCAATGATAGGACGAAGAGCTTGAACAACTAATTTTTTATCAATAGCGTGAGACGCTACCCAATCATCAAGATCATCTTTATGCACCCAGTAATTTGAAGTAGACCAATCGCTTGACCCATTTGATTCAATAACATAAAACTCGGGTACACAGGCTGGATTCCAATCTAAGGTAGGACGGGTTGTCTCTGGAATTGCTGGAAGAACCCAATAATACTGAGCAAAATTATCAAATTTGTCAAGATTAATTGGCGGAATGAAATTAAATGATTGTTGTTTACTCCACTCGCGAGCGTTATCAATATCTATACCGGCGCTACGCCATTTATTAATAATGTCCGAAAAACCGTAGGAGAATTCTTGCGAACCTACTTTCCAATATGTCATTGGTGACAGTTCGTTGACGACTCTTTCAATTGTTGACTGAGGAACCCAAGGACGAACTTCTGATGAATCTTCTACCTTATGGCCAATTAGCCCGTAAAGAGGAAGTACTTCTTCTTTGGTTAAAAAGCGATTAAAAAGATTTCGCGTAAGCGATAAATTTACCTTGTTTCTAAGATACTGCGGAAGATATCTTGTTAGATCGTGGTAAGGTGTTAAGTAGTCAGTCATATTGAAAGCTCAAAGGTCGCAAATGTTAGCTATGATATATTTATCACAAAAAACATTTGCTCCAAAATGAGCTTTCTTATAGTTTCGCGTACTCGCTTAGTCCTGTCTCAATAAGGTCAGCTTTGCAATCAAGCAAATCACCTGATCCGTCTTGTCGATAATGTTGATTTATAATTTCAATTGCCTTTTTTAATTTTTCTGGTTTATTACAAATAATGTTTTTTATATTTTTTATTAGCAAAAACTTTAAAATTCGTTTTAGAGATGTACAATCAGTGCAACTAAAATCACCGTCAACTGAAGATGGCGCGCCTTGTAGAGATGTCAGTGACGTACAATCAGAGCAACTAAAATCACCAGTTAAATGACAACCTGGTGTATAACCAGGATATTTTTTTGGTAATTTGGATAAATCTGTCCATTTGGCAGGTACTTTAATATTACCTTTATAAGTTGGGATTACATTTTCAAATAATTGATTTATTTTCATTATGTTAGTCTTCCTTGTCTTAATACATCCCGCGTCAAATCTGCTACAATCTCAATATCAGTAATCTTAGCGGCAGATTGCAAAATCTCATCCATACCACACTGTACAGTAAAAAGTGAGCCAAATGAATTAGTTGAGAATACAGGCACAAGTACAACTGAAGAAATTTCAGTTGGAAGACGCTGGTGAATTAACGCGATAAGTTCAGTAGCATAGAAACTATTACCAAAATCCCAATTAGAAATATCAAAATAAGTGTTAATTACATTTAGAACTTCTTGTTTAATAACTTCGGTTGAAAGTTTTGCTGTTGGAGCAATAACAACTTTAAAGCGCGCGCGTAGCTGCGGTTCTGCAAGTTCACCAAATAACAATCTAATTTTTCCTGAGTGAAGGACAATCGTATCTGAAAGCATCTTATTTTCAAGCAGATAGCCATATGACTGACGAAGCTCAAGAGGCGTTGGTGGAACTGGAGGTACAGTTGACAAGCCACGAATATATGAAATTACGTTGTTGTAGTAACCGCTAGTTAAGATAAATGCGTCGTGTATGTTTGATGCTGATGGGTCAATCATATTTGTATGAGGAGCATAATGCTGCCACATAAAATCTAAGTTTTTACGCGTCATAAAGCGTAAATAATTACCAGTTGTATCAACCATTGAACCTGGATTAAAAGTAACTGATGGCCAACCAATAGGAATAGAATCATAATAAATTGATGAAGGTGTAATTGGCACAGTTGTGTACACAAACATATTCGCTGAAAAATTTTCAAACTGCAAAAGCTTATCAGGAATAGTGTCTCCAGATACTGAAAGCTTTAACGCATCTGATGGCATAATTTCAAGTGCGTGAATGTTAATAACGCCATCACCATCAACAACTGGACCAACAACATCATAATTTTCATTATGACCAAGTGGTAATCCATTAGGCTTTAAGTTTGAGCGAAGAACACGAACAGTATCGTACACGCGATCTTTTGTCTCATTATCAAGAATTTGATCGGCTTGATTAAACCAAAACTTTGTATTTTGAGATGATGCCACAAGTTTCAGTGAGCGGTAATGAATTGTAAATCCAATTAAGTCATTTGTAACTGGCGCTAATATTCGCTCGATCCAAAAAATCCACGAAGATATTGGATCAGTAGGATCAAATCCTAAAGAATCTGGATTTGCTGGCAGCGAAGTACCATTTATAAGTTCCCAGTAACCATTAAGATTAAAAGTTGAAATATAATCTGGAAGCAATGGGCCTGCGTAGCCAGCTGGTGGACGTAAAATAAAAGCGTCACCTTGTTTAAGATCAACATTCGTTACTAGAAAATCAATTGGTGAACTAGTGTCAACTAATGAATACTGTTTATCAACAACGCCATTAGAAAGATTGCCGCGAATAGAACTTGTAACATAAAGAGTTTTTTCATCTGCTGCAACTTCAATAGTGAAAACTTCTAACTCAGCAATAGCGCTTGTTATTGAACCAGTTAATGTTCCTGAACCTCGCATTGCTGTTTTACGATTAAAGCGTAAACCAAAGCGTTGCTGAATAGCAACGGTCTGTAAGCGAGACCCACTATCACCATTTACGTAAGGTGTTACACCATCAATTGTTCTTGGTAAGGTATCCTGCCAAATTTTGCCATCATCACTTGAACCTGACGTACCAGCTCCGCTTGGAATTAGCGCGTAAGTAACACCATTTATGGTTGTCAAACCTAAAGGCTCACCGTACCAATGACGATCAAGCGCACCCTGTATCATTGTTTTTTCTAGAAGAGGGATTCTATTATCTTCAATAAAAAGACGACGTGGTGATGAGATAACGCCTATTAAATCAGGATCTGTTGCTGAAATATGAAGCAACATATTCATAATAGAAGTTGAAGAAAGCAGCGGCTCAATTACATTATCAATTAATGAGCGCGCTGAAACACTTGTATTTTGAACTTCAGTAGTTAAATTGTAACGAAGCTGAAGATCATCACCAAACAGTTTAATATTTTCATATGTTCCTGACGCGTCATTCCAATCAATCCATTTTGGCTGGCCAGCAAATGTGCGATTGATTGTAAATAATCGAAGAATTGACTGATCTTTTAACATAAACGTATTATGATCAGCAGCGTTGACCATTCTGTTCTGAGCGTAATATGTAGAAGGCGCTGATTGACGAACATGATCAATTGTTTCAGACGCAGCAGAGTTTTGAATAGCTGATGTAAGTGAAAATGTTAAAGAGCAAGTTTCATTTAAACCTAAATTCGAAGTGTATGAAAATGAAATAGGTTGATTTTGAATTCTATTTGCTTGAATTACAATCGGCTTGTTAATTGATTGACGAGTCCAAATTTGGAACGTTCCAATAGGCATATCACTATAGTCACCATCCCCAAACAACAACTTTACACGATCATTTTCTAATGTTTCAACTTCAAACTTTTTACGATTTGTAGTATTATTAAAAAACAAATTTTGTTCAGCTAACGTACTTACTTGTTCCCAGCGTTCAAGAACATTTCCATTTGTGTCAACACGTGAAAGCCAAACGTCTGTTTCATTAACATTTTGAAGAGCAAGCTCAAGTGTTCTGTTTGGAATCTGAGAACTAATAGTGTAATCAGTTCTAACGAGGCCGCCCTGTTTTACGAAAAGTAAAATTCCAGTGTAATCAGAGCCATCTCCTAAACCATCACTAGAGTAAATAAATGAAAGAGATTGCGATGGATCAGGTGTTCTTTCAAATGGTCCATTTTCATCAATGTCAACAGGAACAATTTCCATTGGAAATTGTTCAGTTCCAGTATCAGCAATAAATGGAAAAACACCATTTACAAATGTTGATGAAATATTTGCAAAGTTATACAATTGAAGACTAACATCGCCAACTTGCACTGACTTTTGAGGTTGCCCAAATTTTCCAGTTAAAACGTGATTTAGCACTAAGAAAAATTGTTCCTTCCAATTTGAATTATTAGGATCATTCCACTTAATCACTGTGTTTGCGAGATTAATACCTTGCGAGTCAATAATTCTTTCTGAAGTAACAATTGATGTTATTTTTACAAGGCCACGGCCTGGAATGTTTCGTGTCACCTTGTATGAAATTAACTTAGCAAGACGAAGAATTGATTGTTTGCGCTGAGCAGTCGTAATAAAGTTTTCATGTGACAGCATATCAACACGATACGCGAGAACTTCTGCTACATAAGCAAACATTTCAAGGAAAGCAATAAACTCAGATGACTCAATAAAGTCATTGAAACTTTCTGAATAGTACAACTTAACGTAATCAAGCAGAGCTGCTTTAACTGTATCAAAATCGTAGGAAACAAATGAGATATTGTTAAACGCCTCGTACACACGTTCCCAAGATTCTGCACTGTAAATATTTCGAATTGCCATTTATTTTAACCGTTTGTCGAAATTTCGATTCGTAACGTATCCGTTACCTTAAATTCAATGTAATAAAGATCTGCTAATGCAAGAATCGCGTTATTATCAGGAAGTGAAACAACTGATATTGCAACAAGTTTAACTCGTGGATCATAATTAATAACTTCACGTAAATCAGCTTCTATAGCAGCTCTAGTGCGCTCATCATTTGGTTCAAACACCATAAGCGGTATTCTAGTACCAAAATTAGGCATCATGAGACGCTCACCTTTTATTGTGTAAATGTGATTTAACAAATCACGCTTTACAGTCTCGATATTTGAGGTGCTAAAACGAAAGCCAGTATCTAACCAGGCTTGCGTTGAAAATCCTCTGTAAGTTGCAGTTGTCATTTACGTCTCGTTTTTTATTTGCTTCAATATTTATCCAAAAAACTATTCACGCCAATTTTGATTTCTTTTCAATTCTGACGTTGGACGTTGCCACGGTTCATGCTCTGGAACCAATGGAGGAGGTACTGCTTTATCAGGACATTCGGGTGAATCAGCAGCTGGACCATTTAGATCTATTGAGGAACCAGTAACAAAGACTCCACCTTCTCCAGTTAGATGCATTTCAGCGCCAGAAGCTAAAAATCCACCATTACCTGTTAAATTCATTTTAGAACATGCTGTTGCCAAAACTGAACCACCGGAGCTCAAATTAAAGTTTCCACCTGATGTTACTCGCGTAACTCCGCCAGATATTAAATCAATAGTGCCACCAGCTTCAAGGTGGATGTTCTGTCCAGCGGTCATGTTAATATCTTTTCCTGCGTGCACAGAAATAGAAGCACCACCAAAAATGTGAATGTGCCCATCTTCATCAAGTTCAATCCAGGTGTTACCGAGGGCAGATGAAATGTAAATACGCTCATTTGTATCGTCTAAAATGACTTGAGCGCCTGCAGTAGTTTTTAGTCGGATTCTACAGTGAGCGTTATCATCAGTCATTATTAACGAGTGGTGACCTGGAGTAACAAAGCAATACGTTTGCGGATCTTTTATTTTTTGAGGGTCAGCAGCGGAAGGTGTATAACCATCGGTTCCATCTTTAAGAGTTTGTGCTTGCGATGCTTGTAGCTCAAAACCACCTCGCGAAATACATTGAGGACTTTCTACTTGATTCTGAAATTGAGCTCGAAGATTTGTATAGGCCGGTTGAAGAGGTTCATAGATATCTGTCCATGGGCCCGGTTGCTTTTGATCATTTACATTACGACCAGCAGGAAGCGAGCGATTGCGATGCAAGTCAAAAAATGAGGCAAAATAAAAGCGGCGGGCGGGGTTGCCGTTGAGTAAAAATACAAGAACTTGAGCGCCAATTTTTGGAATTGCCCAAAAGCCATAAGATGCCCAGCCTTTATTTGGTGCTGCATCTCGTCCAGCTGGAAAATCATTTGTTACTCCAGCTAACGGTGAGGCATACTCTGCCCATGGCAAAGTATCAATACTGTAAGTTTCACCATCTAAAGCTGGACACCAAATCTTACAACGACCCATTTGTGACGGGTCGTCAGTTGCCATTACAAATCCTTCAATTATAAAAGGAAATTGAAATTTTGCATTATCTAAAATATGTTTTTTAGCCATTATTTTTGAGGAACTTTTTTATCGTCTGGACGAGCTTCTAAGTATTGACCGTAAAGGTCAAATGATTTTAAAAAAAGATCTTGTGTAAAATGCCCATCAGAGGTAAAATGATTTTCTACTTCAGTTACCCAGTACCAGCCATTGTAAAAAAATTGTTCTGAAAAAAGCTTTTGATCAGCAATTGAATAAAGATAATCAGCAGGTTGAAAAATGTTAATCTTTACAAAAAGAGGCTCTGAAATTGCTGAGCTGCCGCCTTTGTGCTTTCCTTTATCACTTGCTTCATCAACAGTTGAAATAGCTTTTTTCGCCATTTCATCGACCCACTTACGATGCTGAGTTTTTGAAGCTTGAACTGAGGTTTGAACAGTAGAGTCACTGAAATTCGTAATTTTTGTATAGTCTGCCAAATTTTCACGCACTTTAGTGTGCGCTGGAACAGCAGGAAGAACTGTCATACCTAGTAACTCTGGATTTCCTCTAATCTTAACCTTAGCGTTTACCATTGAGATAGCGTGAATCATACACAGCGCGGCGTGAAACTCTTGAGAATTTCTAAATCGCTGTTCAGAACCAGGTAATCCTTTATTAACTGCGGTAGAATTATTTTGCTGTTCTTCTTTTGAACGAGAAACTGGAATCATTGGCTGTCGTTTACGCGCGTAAGCTAACGTATTTTTTGGCGCAACCTTTTGTTTATCTTCTTGCTCTATTTGACCATTTTTAAATACTGTGGTTGCAGCAAGCTCTCCAATTTTGCTATTATCTTGAAGAGCAAACATATAATCGTTCAACTTAATATCCATGTGAATGATGTCACTGTTTTTTCCAGAAAAAATATAATCATACACGTAATAATTTGAAGGGGTTTCATTTGCCTTCGGCATATTATTTTGTGTGTCTTCTTTCTTTTTACGCGCTTCTTGAAATCGTTGAACATCTGGTAAATTGTATTCTACTACATCACAGTGTACTAAAATCGTATCATCATCAGATGTTACACTTGATACTGTTTTAAAAATCTTTGCTGTTCCTTTTGTTTTATTTTCAAGCGACGCCATAGCGTTTACTTCAGGGGTCGCTCTTAGCAAAGAATAAATTGCATCAAAAATATTCATGTTAACAGCTGAATTAAAATATTGACCATTAAGCTGTTCAACTTTTCCAGGTTCACCGGATTCTCCTGTAGTGGCTGGAGTACCAGCATAAAGATTTTTAAAGTTTATTTCAGGCGAATTTTCAGGTGTTGTGTCAATCTTAAATGATTCCCAACTTTTTGGAATTGTTATCATGTATTGAACCAAGCGACCGTTTTGAAGATCCTTTGACTTCTTTACGTCATCTGAGTTATAAGCCTTTAAATCAGCATTAAAATTATTAAAATAATCTAACGAAATACGATTAAGATTATTTTCAAGCGATTGGATTGCTGCTCCAAGCGTGCTGTCTTTTGAAAAAATTGTTTTATCAGTATTAAACTTTGCAAATGTTTCTACAGCGTCAAGTGACCCAATTGAGATTGGTAAAAATTCAATCTCATGATCTGAACCACGTTCAGTAACAGTCATGTCTCCTTTAACAAAGATCATTGGAATATCAGTTACTTCAATTAACTCAGTTGTATTTTGGTCAGTATGACCTATAAACATAGTATGAAGCAAAAACATCATTCCTGTAACATCAGTTTTAAGTTTTTCATCAACTAAATATTGAAGATAATTTAAAAAGCCAACGCCTGAAACATCAGTTACTTCCATTTTAAGCTTACTACTATAAACGTGAGTATCACTTGGGCCAGACCCCGCCCCAAATAAAACGTTGTATGAAACACCTTTAATTGAAAAGTCAGAAGTTCGTCTAGTATCTATAATAAGATAAACGTCACCACCTTCTTTAGAAGGCGATATATTTGATCCAATTCTTGCATTTTCAAGTTTTTCTAAAAAACTTTTTTCTGGTTTGCCTTTTTCTTTTTCTCCTTGTCCTAAAAACTTACGAAGAGATTCTGATGAATTACTTACCAACAAAATATGGTGAAAAGCGTATGAACGATACTTATCAAGAGGATTTAAAGGTAAACCCATTTACACCACCACTGGCTCAAGAATTGTACCTTTTTCACGGGTTGAATTAAGCCCACCAATTTTTTCAGAAGTAAACATCATAACGCGATCAATTGCTGGAATTCGTAAAACTCTTCCAGGAGTAATTTCGTTAATAGGATCAAGAATAGCATTATACTGTGCTAGGAACCACCAAAGTCGAGGATTGTTATAAAAAGCGTTCGCTATTAAATCAAGTCGGCCTTCATAAAAATTTTCAACAGTATATTCTAAATCTGAAACGTCAAGATCAAGTTCTTTCGGTTGCCAAACTTCAAGACCAATTGAGCCAAATTCAGTCACTCCACCTTGAACATAACGAGAAATTTTTGATTTTATTGAATTAGTTTCTGTCATGATGTTCTTCTTGAACCTGTACGATTAATTTGAAATTGAGGGTCACTCCCAGTAGAGCGAGACCCATTACGAATGATGTCAAAAACTGGTGCATTTGGAGTATCAAGCGAGCGGCCGCCGTCACGTTGAATCGTAAATACTGGATTACTACTTTGTGAACTTATAGCTCCAGCCGCATTATCCTTAACAGCGCCTTCGGCAACCGAGGGAGAGGGTGGCCCCATTATTTCAGAAACTGGGCTTGCCACTTGTGGTGTGGTTCCAGCATCTACTGATGGAACCACAGCATCTGAGCCAGTTGCTCCAGATTGTCCTTGTATAGCACCTTCTTGATCTGTTATAGGAGCATTTGAAAATGCTTTTGAAAGATTACCAATACGATAATCAGCTAGACTAAAATTTGAATACTCACGAGGTGAATATGCTTCCAGTAAATCTAAACTGATGTTAATTAAGACAGGAAATGGATCGCCGGAAGTCGTAGGTATGTAATCATATTCCTGTGGCCACTCCCAGCTGTAGCTAGTTAGAACTACTGGCAATGGACCAATGTTTCTATCACCGTACGCTTCTAAGATCAAAATATCCGGTGGGGCGCCTAGTTTTGATTTTAACTGCGTGTCCTTTCCAGTGCCATAACCGTAGTACGGCATAACCCAGGAACGAATTACTTGAATTATTTCTTGATTCTTAGTTGCCTCGCCAGTTGTTCGTGAAATAAGCTTCGCCTGCATTGACCAGTCGCGAGCGCGAGTTGTACGCCATTTTTGAATTTGTCCTGGATGATGAATAATATCAACACCAGCATAATCGGCCGAACGCTTTTCGGTTATCGTTGGAGTAACGTTAAACATTACAACTTGATTGCTAATAGTGGAAGTCAATTTAACAAAAAAATCAGAACCATATTTTGACTTTTGCGTGTCGGCAGCTGATGGCATACACATTAAGTTTGATTCCATAGCGCCAATTTGACCAGGAACACCACCCATTACGGCGCCCGAAATGTCCTTAACACTGCTTATTCCGCTGTTTAAGAGGCCTGCTGCTGCTTTGCCTGCCATCTGTGATACTTGAGCAGTCATATTTGGCATCAATTGAGTTCCAATTAATGAGGAGAACTGTCCAAGATTTCTACCAAGCGAACCAGTAAGGGCGCCAGTAGCATTTGAAATCAACGTTCCAGCACTTGCAGTGGAATAATTGACTAAGTTGTTAGCTATTGAAGTCGCTCCAGTTGCAAGTCCTGAAATACTTGGCAATGAAAATCCAGGAGTGTCAGTTGCTGGATTTACTTGCCCAGCAGCATTCGTATTTGCGCCAGGCAAGCCGCTTGCCGGTGTAGCTTGTCCTACTGTTCGCGTTGTTTCTCCATCCTTTATATCATATTGAGTTGGTGTGCGAATTATAACAAAATCATTCACTTACGTTCTCCATTAATTTCCAGAGACGATTAGCAAGAGGCGCATTTTTTGAAAGTCCAGTCAATAAAGCAAAAACTTCTTTTTCACTTTTGTGGACGGCGCGGCGAACAAGAGTTCCACTAACTTTAGTTATATCATCCGTTGATAATCTAAAATGCTTATCTTCTTTAAGTTTTTCTGAAAGTTCATCAATGTAAGTATCAAGTACTTCATCAGGAGCATCAATAAATAAGCTATTACGTGGTGGTAATTCAATTTTAAAATGCTTAATTTTTTCACCATTAGGTTTTGTAAATTTTGAATCTAGCAATTCCTTATAACTATCGACTCTATCAGAACCTGCAGCGACTGCAATAGGTTCATAACCTGTTGGGGTCATTCCTTCCTCATACGATGTTCCAGGTGGAAGATAGCGGCGAACTTTTACAAAAGCGTCAAACGCGCTTTTTACAACAATAAAAGAATCTTTTGGAATAACGCCGGTATGACCTGAATTTTGCATAATGTATACTCGTTCTTTTCCAGGAATTGGATTACGATCAGTATCGTGAGAGCTTTTTTCACCTTCAACAACTGCCACAAAAAGTCGGGTTATGTTTAAGTCATTGTGTTCTTTAATAAACTTTACCATTTTGCCAATTAACGTATAGTGCGCGATTGTTGGTGGCTGCATACGTCCTATCATTATTACACAATTTTGTGAAAGTTCTGGATATTTAGTTTTGTTTTCTATTAAAACTAATTCAGCTTCATTATAATCAAAAAGCATTTTCTATTCTCCTAATTAAAAAACCATTTAATGGAAAATCATTTCCTCTTTTTAATTGGATAGGAATTTCATTTTTTATAAATTTAGAAATATTTCTAAAAGGAATGTTTGATTCAATGAAAAATTTTTTAAGATTTTTTATAATTTGCTTATTACCGTTTAAATCGACAATTTCAAAAAATCTTGAATTATTCTCTAATCCCTTGCGTGATTCTTTCCACAACATACGAGTTTCCAAATTGTGTTTTTTTCCATAAAATCCATTTTTTTTACCAAGCACTGCATTTGACATATTCTTAGAATATTTTTCAGTTTTCATATAATCTCTATTTTTTGGTCCTTTACCAAAACTTTTTTTAAGTCTTTCTTCACGTTTTTTATCTGAAAGCAGATTCCATTGATTTTTAGATGCTATACCAACATTACGTTTCCATTTTTCTTTTTGTTCATATGTCATACTTTCAACAGTATTTCCGCCAGCAGCGTATTTTTTAAGATTATAATATTTTTTTCCCAATTCTTCATTTTTAATTTTAGAAAGCCATTTTTGTTCTATTGTCAAGGTTTGTTTTTTACAATTTTCAAAATTAAATTCTAATACATTAAATCTAAATGTTTCAGGTCTTTTTAAAATAGCTCGTTTACAATTAATAGAAGAAGTTAAATATCCATCAGAAAGCTTTCCATGATGTGAGCCGATGCAAAATTTATTTCTGATTGTATCAAACCAAATATAAACGTATCCAAAATATGGAACATTCGGCGGCTGAAAGCGCCCGACAGCAACTGCAGCATATTGTTTAAGCTCAGGAAATTTTTTATCTTCTAAAAGAGTAAGAGCGAGATATTCGTCGTAATCGTTATAAAGCATTAGGTAGGCCTGTTAAATAATTAATTGCTTTTCATATTTATACCCAACAGAACTATGTACAAAATCAAAAATTTTGTGTATAATGTAGTTATGGGTAAGGAATAAACTCGAAAAACTACAATATGGAGAAACGTTTAATGTCTGAAACTACTATTGAAAAACCTAAAAAATTAAAAAGAGAAAGATCAACCACCACCAAAGGTCATTATGTAACAAACGCAAAGCTACTTCCAGCAATTGAAAAATCAAGAGCTGAAGGGCGAATTACCCATGAGCTAGCGGTAATGCTTAAGCAAATAGCTGAGCGCTATTCACTAAAAAGCTGGTTCATTGGTTATTCATATCGTGAAGATATGATTGCGTACGCGCTGTTAAATTTATGCGCTAATGCGTTAAAATTTGACCCATCAAAAGGCTCAAATCCTTTTGCTTATTATACAACCTGCGTTCACAATTCTTTTCAACAATTTAAAATTGACGAAAAGAAACATCGTGATATAAGAGATAAGCTTATGATTGATGCTGGAGCTAACCCAAGTTATGGGTATTCTGAGCGCGAACATGAGCATTTTAAAAATGAACATCAAGACTTTTTTGAAAATTATTAATGAGCTTAGAAATTCAAGAACTTTCAATGGGAGACTACCCCATTAAAAGAATTTTGATGTTTACTGACATCCACTTTGGAGCCAGAAACAACGGAATTCAACATAATCAAGATTGTCTAAATTATCTCGACTGGTTTACATACTTAGTCAAGAAAGAAAAAGCAGATGCAGTCGCCTTTATGGGCGACTGGCATGAGAATAGAAATTCAATAAATGTGCTCACACACAAATATTCAATACAGGGTTTACGAAAACTCGAGGAACTTAATATTCCTATTTTCTTCATCATAGGAAATCATGACCTTTATCACCGACATACGCGTGATGTTCACTCACTTGAAATTTTTAAAGGACGAGAACATTTTATTTTAATTGAACATCCTGTTTCAGTTGATAAGAAAATGTTATTTTGCCCTTACCTTTTTAAGGACGAGTACCCTGCAATGGTTCCTCACGTAATAAAACATCGTTATGTGTTTGGTCACTTTGAATTTAGAAACTTTGTACTGACAGGCAGTAACACAATTGCTGAACATGGCCCTGATCACACAATGTTTAAAGGTTGTCGCTTTTTATTTTCTGGTCACTATCACGCTCGTCAAACCAAAGACAACATCATTTACATTGGAAATACTTTTCCAACTAATTACGGTGATGTTGATGACATTAGGCGAGGAGCGTGTCTTCTTAACCTAGAGGAAGATGATTTCAAATTTTTTGACTGGCCAGATTGCCCATCATTTCATAAAACAACCTTATCAAAGGTAATAAATGAAGAATGGGAACCTAGAAGAAATGGAAGAGTTCGCTGCTTAATTGATGAAGAAATTAGCTACACTGAAGTTCAGCAGCTACGAGAAGATTTACTTGAGCTTTATGGGCTACGAGAGTTCACTATTGAAGAAAATATTCTTGAAAAAAAGGATGCTATGCTTGAAGGAGCTGATGTTGCAATTAATTCTCTAGAATTAAGTGATTTAGATGAAACGGTTCGAATATTAATAAAAGAGGGTGTTCAAAATACAACAACAATTTCATCAGACAAGTTAATTGAAATTTACAACGAGCTATAAATGTCACGTAAAATAACTTTTAAATGGATGTCCTGGAGGAATTTCACCTCATTCGGTGAAATTGAAACTTTCATTGATCTTACTCAAATTGGCACTATCTTTTTATATGGCGTTAATTTAGACACGGGTTCAGCCAATGGAACTGGTAAGTCATCAATCATAAACGCTTTTTGTTACGCTGTTTATAATAAGCCACGCGATTCAATTTCATTGCAGCGACTTATAAATTCCACTAACGCTTGTAAGAATACACTAATGGAAGCGCGTATCGCTTTCTCAAAAGGAGAAGATGAGTATGAAGTCTATCGTTGTAGGGGGGCGGCTTACAACATATTAATTACAAAAAATGGAGTTGACATAACTCCTGACTCAGTAAGTGAGTCAGATAAGTTAGTTGAAGAAATTATTGGAATCAGTTATGAACTTTTTACAAAGGTAATTGTGTTCTCTGGTTCAGCAATGCCATTTCTTGAAATGCCTGTTGCTTTTCAACGTAATTACATTGAGGAGCTTTTTAAGATAACATTGCTTAGTGAAAAAGCAATTATCTTAAAGAAAAAAATACAGCAAACAGAAAATGACATTCAAATAGCTCAGGTTATTATTTTAGAACAAGAAACAGCTGTAAAGCTTCACGCAAAAAGAATCAAAGATGCAACAGAACGAGCCATAACCTGGGAAAATAATAATGAAAAGCAGATCAAAACGATTACTGCAAAGCTTGCAAGCATCGAAGGAGTTGACTTTGACCGTGAGCAAGAGCTGCATTTAGCCAAATCTGAGTTAAACAGTATTAAAAAGGAATTGGAAAGCGAACAAGCTTTAAAGCGTCAAACGCTAACTACTATTGAAAAGAAGATAAAGAAAAACAATGAAGAGCTAAGTCACTTACGAGATGATAAGTGCCCTTATTGTTTACAAGGAATGCCAAACGCTAACGATAAAATTCAGTCACTTAAACTTGATAATAATACCCAATATCAAAACAAACAAGTTATTGAGAAACAGTTAGCAAAACTTCAAGCTGAAATTCAAACTATTGGAGCAGAGTTTGTAGAAATATCTGAGGAAATAAAATACCCCGATCTTCAGCAGCTTCTTAATATTAGAGCTCAACGAGCAACTTTTGAAGCGCAACTAGATGAGTACGCTCATGCTGTTAACCCTCATACTGAAACCATTGAAACTCTCACAAAAGAAAATGTCGCTGATATTGATTACGAATTGATTGACAGGTTAAAAGCTCAACAAGAGCACCAACAATTTCTGTTAAAGCTTCTTGTTGATAAAAATTCCTTCATAAGACGTAGAATCATAAATCGCACAATTCCATTTCTTAATGAACGCATTAATTACTATGCTAAGGAACTTGGCTTACCACATGTTGTAAAATTTGATGACAATATGAGTTGTACTGTTTCCGAATTTGGTAGAGAACTTGACTTTGGTAACCTATCAGGCGGCGAAAAGAAACGTGTTAATTTGGCTATTGCTATCGCGTTTAGAGACGTGCTTCACAGGCGACACGCTTTTATTAACGTGCTATTCTTAGATGAGATAGATGCCTCGTTAGACGCAACTGGAACTGATGTTTTAATTAAGCTGATCAGAAACAAAGCTAACTCTGATAATCTTGGTATCTGGGTTATTATGCATCGACCAGAAGCTGAGGGTAAGTTTGATAAAACTATGCTAGTAATTAAAGAAGGTGGCTTTTCTCGCTTAGAAGAGTTACAGTTAAATACGTAAAATAATCCATAAAAATAAATAGTGGTATCAACAATGAAAAGGTGCCACTATGAACCTCCTGCAAGAAATAGACCTCATCGCTGAGGAAACCAAAACCGAGAAAGACTTGGTAAAGATGTTCAAGGACGCCAAAGACAGCGGCGCACTTAAGAACTATGTCCTTTCTGAAACCTATGACGTTCGTCCACTCAAGATAGACGAAGAAGTCAAAGTAAAATTCCCAGGATTTACCTCTAAAACCGAAAAAGCGCAGGAAGGCGAGAGCTTGTTGCGTGTTCACGATAAACCAAATCTTCAACGCATTATTGATGAGGAAGAACTTGAAGATAGTTACGCTCCTATTCGTCCAAATGAAAAACCAGATGCAGAAGGATTTACGCTTTATCGTAGCGTTAAAACACTTCAAGCTTTTCAATATACTGAGGACCAACCTCTGGTCTTCCAGGGTAACGTAGGAGGCTCATTGCATGTTAAAATGAATGACTATATCGCTCGTGACGTAGCTAATCCCAAGAGAGTCCTAGTGTTTCCTGGTCCAAAGTTTGAAGACAAATATACTGAAACCAAATGAAAGTTCAAAAGCTAATTTCTGAGAGCCCTGGTTCTGGTTCTTTTACTATTATGTGCACTAAGCAAGTAAAAAGTAATGTTCAAATTGATATGTTTGAGCAAAATTTTAAATATCTTGCGTCACAAAATTTTAAAGATGAAACTGTTAGATTGGATAGTTCCTCTGGTAGAATTAATGTCGGAATACAATTTAACAATTCTTCACGAACAATTTTTCCTAAAAAAGTAGCAGAAATAATTTTAAAATTTGTAACAAATTATACTGGAAGTTCCGTGTTTCCACCAGTAAAAATGCATGTAAATTATCCAACGTTGATTTTGTTAGATTTTAGTGATCAAGATGATCGAATTGTTGATCAAACAGTCGACAATGAACATTTAATGATTAATGGATTTACGCTCAAAGACATTCATAAACACATTAAAAATATTGATTCGATTTATTGTAATGATAAAATCACAGATAGCGTTTTAGGTCTATTATTAATTGAACACAGTCTTCGTTGTTTTGAAGAAGTTGTAGGCGTTCCATCTTTAAATGAAGACTGGATGGAAATAGTTAATAAACACTTAAGTGGCGATAAAGATGTTCTTGAATGTAAAACAGATTTAATTGAAAAAGGATTTCCAAAGTTGGCAAAAATATGAAAGTCAAGCAACTTCTTCAAGAAGCTCAGCGTGGAATGTTTTACTTTACATTCAACTCAGCTCAGCTCAAACAACGTATGAAAATTCTCTCCTTCTGAAAGATGATTTACAGGTTGCAGCAGAAAAGCTCGGTGCTGAAGTAGAGTTCATTGGACGTACTGAAGATGATGACGATGAAGGCAGACTCACGAGTAATTATGGGTTCAAGATTTATCATCACTCAGGTGATCTTCACCCGAAACAACTTGGTATTGTTCTCAATAATCTTTATGTAAAATACACAAATGGAGATGTTGATGTAAGTAACACAATGGTAACTCCAACAATGGGACTTCACTTGCCAGTCAATTTTCTTGTTGACTTTTCAGATGGCACAGCTACATTTGTAAATCAATTTATAAATCAATATTTCGTAAATATTGCAGGAACCGATTTACATAATATTCACAAGCAAATTCAGCACATTGACGCAATATTTATAGATGATGATGTGAAATCGGGTGGGCTTGGACTTATGCTAGTTGAAGATTTAGTAAATGTTTCTGGGATAAAGCAAACACTTCAGTGGCGAAACATTATAACCAAGCATCTCAAAAATGAGCGCGATGTGCTTGATTGCAAAGCAGAGTTAATTGAGAAAGGGTATTCAACGCTCGCAAAACTATAAAAGAGAATTCATATGATAGAAGAAGAAAAAAAGAAAAGAAAGAATAGTAAAGCAAAAGGAAATGGCTTTGAAAGTAAAGTTGCAAAAATTTTAGCAGAGCACCTAGCGCCTTTAAAATTTATTCGTACCCAAAGTTCTGGAGCTCGTGTAGGTGGAAAAAACTTTGGAACAACTGGACAGCTTTTTAATCAACAGACACTTTCGCTTTTCGTGGGTGATGTGGTTGCCACAAATGATGGCGAAGACGGTCACTGGTTTAGGTTTGTAGTTGAATGCAAATTTTATAAGGAACCTGATACATTAGATCAGCTGCTTACTCGTAAAGCAAAGGTATTTGGCTGGCTGAATGAAGTTGATGTTGATAAAGTAAAGGTTGGTAAAGAAGGAATTGTCATAATGAAGTTTAATGGAAAAGATCCATTGATAGCCGTTAGACCTGAAATTGAGCTACCTTTTAAGAATTACTTAACAATTGGGAATGCAAAGATTGGTTATCTTGCAGACGCACTAGAACACCCGGAATTCTGGTTAAAAAATGAAAATACAACAGCTACTTGAAAATCAAGAAGTTAAATCTCACTTTACAATGCATGAGATTTATCCTGAAATGTCAAAAATAAAAAGTGAGTTTGTAAATATGCCACAAGGTAAAATTTCAAAATTAATTGAAAAGAAACTCAAACTATTAAAGACGAAATATGGATTTGACGCTATTCCGACAGCTTTTTTTTAAAACTCATTCTAATGACTTTTTTTTTGGAGAGTATGGAATTACGTTTACTTTCAGTGACAGAACAGCAACAATTGATCTTACAAAACTTAGAAATGAAACCAATTTAACTTTAGGACTATCTTCTAGAAAAAATAATTACACTACGCTCGAATTTAATTGTCCACTAAGTTTAACATTCAAAACTGATAAATCATTTAGTGAAGCATTATGCGAATTCGCAGCAAACGGAAAAACTCTGCAGAATATTCATAAAATTATTCCTGACGTTTATAGTTTACGTGTAGTTGATACAATTGAAAGCAACGTGTTAGGGCTTGTTTTAATGAAAAAATTAGAAGCTGGGTTTATTGATTTTGGAGCATCAAATAAAGATTGGTCATTAATAGTCTGTCGTTATCTTCACAGCAATCGTGACCTGCTTGAATGCAAAACTGAGTTAATTGAAAAAGGATTTGGAGCTTACGCAAAGCTATGAAAATAAATCAATTATTTGAAGAAGTTAATCACTACGCCACCATTCGCTTTCGTCTGAGTCCCTTTGTGGTTGATGATGAAACTGGCGAGCTTTTACCGATTAAGCGCTGGCAAAAAGACGGGGTTGACGCCTTTAACGTCGACAGTGATGCTTGGAAAGAAACACTGCAGTTGGTTAAAAACGCTAATGTTGATGGTTTAAAAATGTTCAGAATGTCTGCCCAATCAAGAAATAATAGTGATCTTGGGTATGATTTTATTTTTTACGTGACAAAAGCAATCAACGTTGATCAAGCGCTTTTAGAGCTTCACAGTAAGATCGCTTATTACGATTCTCATTCGGAACCTAAGAAAGGGAGTGCGATGTATGTGAACTCCATCGTCTTTATTTCTCCTATTCCAGCTGGTCTTACCTTTGATGAGGAAAAAACTCGAGACTTGCAGAAGTGGAACTGGGACGGTATTGCGCTTGGCGGAAGAAGTGCTTCTGCTGCGCAAAATGAGCTTTCACTTGCAAATATCAAACACATCAAGTGCTTCAATTTATTTTTGTTCGGTAAGGTAGTAAGTAACGCGTTAGGCATTTTGCTAAATCCTACAATACGAACGCTAACTTCAGCATCAGGATTTAAATCGCCTAATCAAGTATGGAATCCTTGGATCCCAATAGTCACTAAGCATTTAGATGGCGATAAAGACATTCTTGAGTGTAAAACAGATTTGATAGAAGCTGGTTACAAGGAACTCGCGAAAATCTAAATTGTACTTTTTCTTACTTTGATGTTATAATTTGCATTAAAATAGGGTGATTTATGTCTGCTGAAGCTCCATTACTTGGTTACGGTGCGCGCTACGCCGTAATGATAAAAAATCCGTATGAAAAAAACCCGGAACAGTTTTTATCCAAAATCTTCAAGCAGCTTGAAGTAAACGTTACTGCTGCACTTCAAGATTATCCTATCTATTCAATCAGTTTCAATGTTGAAACTGCCGGCAAATTCGTTTCATTAATAATTTTCTTTGACGATGCAGCTTTTACTATTGATATTGAAAAGCTGCACGCAACTATTTTAGATAACCTCAAAGCTTTAAATTTAAAAGTAGCAAATTCTGATAAATACTACGGAATGACGAACTTGTATTTGCCTACAAGCATTTCAATATTTGTTTCAGATAAGATCTTTGAAACTGATAATGGAATAGTGCTGGTTTCTGGCAGGTCCCTTAGTGGAGTTCATAAACAGCTGATAAATGTCAATTGTATTATCTTACAAGACACAATCAAATCAAACATTTTAGGATTGCTTTTGATTGATAATTTAGTAGAACTTAACTTTACAAGTAAAGAAGTTCGAGAAAGCAATCGTACTTGGACAGAGCCTTACAAGCTGGCTAGATTGGAAAAAATGGATTTGCTCGAGTTTAAAGCGATGCTCATTGAAAATGGATTATCACAATACGCGAAACTATGAAAGTACAAACATTATTAAAAGAAAACACTAATTTTGAAGGGTTTAAATACAGCTTCAGAGTGTCTGAAGAATGGCCTAGTCAGCCCCAAGATAAAGAAAAAAATATCAGTAACAGTGTTAATAGCGTAATTAAAGAACTTTATTCATTGTCGTTTTCAATAAAAGAAATTCTTTTTAATTTTGATGGAACCGAGAGAAAATTCAAAATTGAGTTTAAAGATGTTTCAGAAGTTGTTAACTTAGGTCATTTTCACGATGAAATCAAAAAAATACTTAAGAACAATAATTTAATATTTACCATGAGTGATGAATATATTGCTAATATGACAATGATGTTTCCAGGCAAAATCGGTGTTCGTATTAGCGCATTTCAGAGAAATAACGGGTGGGCTACAGTCGTCGTATACGGTAATTCATTAAAAGATGTTCATAAAAGAATTCTTAATGCTGAAGAGCTCGTTATTCAAAATGAAATTAACTCAAGTGTCTTAGGACTTATCTTAATGTCTGGAACGTCTATACGTTTTAGATCAAATCAAATCATTGAAGATAATCCTTGGCTTGATTTATATGTTGAAGCAATGGAGCAAAAAATGGACGTGCTTGAGTTCAAAGCGATGCTCATTGAAAATGGAATGTCACATCTGGCAAAATTATGAAAGTTCAAACATTACTAGAAAGTGAAGAAAGTTTACTAACCACTCCAGGCTACGCGTATGTCACATACATCTGTTCTAGTGAGTACCCAAAGGGGCTAAAAGAAATTATTGAAGAGCTCAAACATAAGATACCTTGTACAAAATTTGTAGAAAATAAAGATAGCTACATTAATGCAGAAGAAGGTGTTGAAACGTGTAAGCTTATCTTTCACTTTGCTTCAGGTAATGTTAGTATCAAACAACTACAAACTGACATTCGAAAGATTGTTTTCAATAAATTTGATTGGAATTTCATTAGAGGGTTTGGTAGAATTGGACTTTCTTATATTAATTTTCCAACTAGTGTAGTTGTAAATTCCGATTACATTGAAATTGATGACAATGAAAACATTGATTATGCAACTTCTTCAACTACTCTCAAAAATATTCACAAGTCAATAAAAGGAGAAATCACGTTTCTAGAACTTCATAGAGAGATTGAAGACTCAGTTTTAGGCTTATGTCTTTTAGAACACCGTGACTTTAAAATTATGTCATCAAGTTCAAAAGTAGCCGGCACAAACGTATCTTGGGTTAAGCTTTACAGAGAACATAAAGATGATCTTCTAGAGTTTAAAACTGCTCTCATTGAAGCTGGACTTCCACATCTCGCAAAAATTTAATTGTACCTTTTTTACGCTTATGTTATAATAGTAATATGAGCGTAAAACTTAAGTTAACATTTTCAGCAAATGTAGATTTTTACCCATCATATACGGTAAAAATCGCGGCGGCGCTTCTTAAAGAGTTTAATGTTTCGCCTGATCTTTGGATTTATGGTAACGCAAATTTAAATCTTGACGTTACATTCACCGATGTGCAAACTGTTAACATCAGTGAGCTAATTCATAATTATAAAAGATGTATTTTAAAAGCATTAAATCCACCAGCATCATCTTATTTAGTCTTAACCGTGATCGCGCGTAGTATCGAACTTCATGTTCCTAGCGTTACAAAAATCATAATGGATGATAAACTTTCTGCTGGGCACAATCTTTTAAAGCTGTTTGGCACTGACTTTCATAACCTTCAAAAGGTTGCCGATCTCAACTCAACGATAGTCGTTGACATCAAGGATCACGTTAAGGCTAACGTTCTATCAATGTGTCTTCTTTCAAATTGCATGTTTAAAGTTGAAAATATTGAAAATTTAAAATGGCTTAATTTATTTTATGATACTGATAGAGATTTATTAGCATTTAAAGCTGCTTTAATTGAGAATGGATTTTCACAATTGGCAAAAATATGAATATTGCTAAAGATAGTATTTTTAAACTATAGAATTTGTTCCAAAGCAATACGCTAAATTTTAGTGTACTTCTTCTGATTTCCTTGTTATAATGTTATCTGATAATAACAGACAAGGAGAGCACTCTCGTGAATCTAAAGAAAGCAAAGGCTCTACGCCGAGCCGCAAAAAATATCATTACAGGTTTAACTCAGGCCGGTCAAACTATTGAGCCAACTGGGTACGTTGAAATTGAAAAGAACCGTAAGACCATGATGGTTGATGGCGCGTTAATTCCAATTTCAGTAGGAACCATCTTAAACGCCAAGAATACCTTCCGCGGCATCTACCGTAACCTTAAGCGCTCTGCTCGTAACCAGCGCATATTAGGCCTATAGGGAGACTATAAATATGCTTATTTATGATAAGATAATGTCCCTCAAGTCAGGCGACATCTTTATCGTACACGTTGACACCTATGATTTACCAAAGCCAAAGGCTCGTCAGCTTTTGCGCAAGCACCTTGTTGTGCTACGGGAACTTATTCCCAATAAAAAAATTAGAATTTTAGTGTTTGCAAAAAAATCCGTTTCGTTTTCAGTTATTCGTTCAGAAGTTTAAAAGTTTAAGCCGTTTATTTGTTTTGATTCTGTTTTTATAGAGGTGCTTGTGGGTTCCGGGACTTTTGTTCGCACCTCTCAAATCAAAACCTTAAAAAGGACTGCACGGTTAGATCAACAGTACAAGAACTGCCGTCCCCAATGATCTCACACTGCAATTAAGTGCGCGCTGAAGAGCTGACTAAAAAGATATAATTCGTAGGTGTTGCGAGCCTATAGTTAAGTTTCTCGTTATTTTGCTAGAGAAATTAATATCGCACCAGAATGGGTTTACCAACTGGTAAAGTGGGTCTTGACAATGTAGCCTTGCCGCGAGAGCTGCCTGTAGAGGTTTGGAGGGGCTAATTCTTACACGCTGAAAGAAGCGTAAGGAATTAATAACTTAAAAAGAAGACATTGGTGCCTGGACTTGCCCTTGAGAGCCAATAGCTTGGGGCGCCGCAAGGCGAGGCCTGATAGTATCAGGTTGAATGGCAGGATAGACTAGCGCTTCCGTAAAGCCGACACGAGAAAGAAAGGATTTCTTTCAAGCTCATAAACGACCATATCGCGACAACCGTAAGGACTTTTTAATAAGAGCTTTTACGGTTGTCGTTCTGAATTTAATTCAGTCCGCCAAATCGTTCTTAGTGTGGAACGTAAAACGACGGGGATAAGTATCGAATTAGTAGTCGTCCACAAAAACCAGTCGAGAGATTGGTGTAGGCTACCTGGCATAGCAAGCCAGCTTAAATAAATTTTGGTCGATAAACGCTTACTATTGTCACTCGATTAATCACTGAGGTAATCAGCTTGATTGGGTTCTACTGAAAATCCTGTTAATGGGTTTGGGCCGTCTTTATCTAAAAGACTTACAATAATGTCCCTATAATCCAATAACTACATAAAGCTAATTAAAAAGCTTCAATGCAGTGATAAACGGGAGAGCGGTAGAGAGGTAGAGATATGTCCCGAGGAAGGTTATAGCTATATTCCTCAATCAGTTTTTAACAAAATAGATAAATTATCAAAAGAGCTTTGTTTAAATTAACCATTTTATTGGTTAGGCTTAAAAATTTGATATACTTCAAAAATCCTCAATCTTTCTGATAAATAAGTCATCACCTTTATCAGATTGTCTTAATGAAAACATTCAAGCGCTTTCTAACAGAAGCACCCAAAATTTATAATTCAGATCGTCATTATCCAAACGAGGATTCTGAAGATCTAATCATAAAAGGTAATATTGAAGATAGTCCTGTTATTGATTTTAGTGACTGGGTAGAGTACGATGAGCAGTATAGTCCAGGCTGTATTGTAGAAGGAAATGTTACTGTCAGTAAAATTGATTCATTTAAAACTTGTGTTGGCGCTCCAAGTAAAATTAAAAAAACTTTAACAATTCAATATTGCAAAAATTTTATTTCATTAAAAGGGTTACCTGAAAAGATCGGCGGAAATCTTTATGGATTAAACATTCGTGGTTGTACTGCGTTGACAACTTTAGAGTATTGTCCAAAACAACTTGGCGCTTATTTTAACCTTGACGGTTGTACGAGTTTAATTAGCTTGAAGTATATGCCGAAGAAAATGGATGGAGATCTGTTTTTAACGGATTGCAAAAATTTAAAAAACATTCTTCACGTTTTTCTAACCATTGGTATTGATGAAATTCATTACGATGCTAATCAATCTAATCTAGAACAAGCGCTTTATATTATTTGTGATCATTACTTTAAAAAAGATAGGGATTTACTTGAGTGCAAAGCTGAATTGATAGAAAGAGGATTATCAGAATATGCAAAGCTTTAAATCATATCTTCAGGAAGAAGATCCTCCAAGAATTTTCTTTGATCCTAATTATACTTTTTACGATAAGAATGACATTCATTCAATGCGTGATTTAATTCACATACAGCCTGATTATGTTACAGGGTGCATCATCAAAAATGATTTTGATATCAGCGGTTTGAAAAATATTAAGAGTTGGGATGACGGTCCATCGTATATAGCAGGAACGTTATATGCTGCAGACACTGGTTTTACTACGCTAAAAGGAATGCCAAAATATATTGGTTCTGATATTAATCTTCGTATGTGTATGGGATTAACTACTCTTGAAGGGTGTGTTCAAGAGTGTAATGGGTATTTTGCTATTTCAAATTGTGTTAATCTAGTTTCATTAAAGTGGATGCCTAAGAAAATAACAGGAATTTTATTAATACGATTCTGTCATTCGCTAAGAGGTATTCTTTCTATTTTACTCTGTGATGGAATAATTGCAATCAAAGATGAAATTACAACAAATCAAAATAACGCGCAGCTACGTGAAGCCATGCGAATTGTAAAAGATCATTATTTTAATCAAGATAGAGATATTCTTGAATGTAAAGCAGAACTAATTGAAAATGGATTAGGTGAGTATGCAAAGCTTTAAATCATTCCTAAATGAAGAAACTCATACAATTCGCTTTGATATTGGCGTTCCTGAATCTGTTGAAGATTTAGCTGAACTTACTGAGGTTTATAATAAAGGACCTCAAATATACGTTCCTGGCTGTAAAATTGAAGGTGCATTTTTTGCTACTAATTCTAAAATTAAAAATTTTAAAAATGGTCCATCATACGTTCGTAAGGAAATTATGGCTGATAGATGTCGAGAGCTTGAATCTCTTGAAGGTATGTGCGATTCAGGTAGCTATGTTTCGCTTGAACGTTGTGATAAGCTTACAACGCTCGAACATATTCCAAACGTAATTCAAGGCTGGTTGAATATTAATTTTTGCTCAAGCTTAGAAACTCTCAAGCATTTTCCAAAAGCGATTATGGGTGCACTTTACATTCGTGAGTGCAACGAGATTAGAAATGTGATGCGGCTTTTGATGTGTCATCAAATTTTTAGATTCGATTTTGAAAAAGACTTTCCAGAAAATCCTCAACTGTCCGAAGCTCTTACAATTATAGCAAAAAATTATAAAAAGTCAGGCGATGCTGATATTCTTGAATGTAAAGCAGAACTAATTGAAAATGGACTAAGTGATTACGCGAAACTATAAAGGGCAACCGAAGCTGCCCTTTATAACGTCGCTAAAAGTATCTGAACTCACGACTTGATTAAAACACTGGGTGCATCATTTTACCAGCAGCTTCTAAACGCTCATTTACTATTTCAATTGCAAGATCTCGCTCACCTGCAGACATTTGCAGTACTTGATCATAATCCCACCCACCCCTAGAAAACCACGCTATTTCTAAACACGTCTTAATCAGCGATCTGATTTCTTTTCCTAAGAAATTGATGTGCTGACTAACCATATTCATATCCCCAGTGTGCATCATTCGGTGAAAAAAGACACTGGATTAATTGGAATTTCAGTATCAAAACTTTCACCACAATCTCTACACTCAAGCTTAACTTCAAGCTTTGGTCCCCAACTATTTGTATTTTCAATTGCTGTGGCAATTTTACTAATGTAAGGAGCAGGTACTACCTTTAACCACTCTCTAATCATCTTCTTATCTTCAACATTATCGACGCTCTTGATAATGTTGAGAAGATTTGTCATTAACGTTTTCTGCATATCATCAGCAGTAAATTCCTTTTTAGATTCGTTAAGCTTTACAATTTCTAGCAAGTGACGATAGCGCACGGGTTGAATTAAAACCTGTTGCTCATTTCCAAGATCCACAGTATACTGTTGTGTGATAATTGCTGGATCAAGATACTCCATTGTTTGGAGCTGTTGCTCTAAATTAACCGCGTAGCTATGAGACTTTGCATTATCGCAGGTATGAATTCTATGAAGTTCATAGTTACTTCCATATGTAACTAGTCGTAAGAACAACATCACCGCATCAACGTCACGTCCAAACAATTCGTGCGGTTTAACGATATCGGGAACACAAGTTTTAAAAACTGTTTCGATAGCTGAACCATTGAAAAGAAGATCTGGATTCTTAATTACGATTTCATCAAGCGCCGACATTGGATGCACGTGAATTTCACCGTTTGTCACACTTGACGCAAGCTCTCCATTCGTATATAAAGCCCCACGTGAAGGGAGCTGAAAGACTCGACCTGGAAGTTTGACTTTCGCAAGGAGAGGATTTGATTGAAAATTTTCTGACATTTTTGTATTCCTTTATGCGTATAAATAGACAATACTATTTATCTTTGTGAGAATAACACAAAAATGGCAGCATCTGACAACACCGAACTTTTAAAATCACTTGATAGACTTCGCGGCACTATAGAAAGTTTATCAAGAATTACTGAAACATCAGAAACGCGCCGTCGCCAGCGCGTTGAAGGGGGTGGTGGTGAATTCAAACCAAAAGATGTAAAGAAGACATTTACTGAATTCTACGTGAGCGTTGGCAAAGCTTCTAAGAGTTTCAAAGATACTGCTGAGGCGATGACTGATCTTCACGAAGCAGCACATTTAACATCAGAGGAACACGATAAACTAACTGCTTCAATTTTAAAAAGCTCAAATATCATTGAACTGTATAATGATCAGACGCATAAAACAATTCGATCAATGCGTCAATTTGATGAAGAGAATAGAAGAACGGCTGCTAATTTAGATGATGTTTTTTCGATGCTTGACAAAGAAATTAATGGTAGCACGAAAAAATATGCTGAGCTTATAAAGCATATTAAAGACGCTAATGGTGATTATAAAAAAATACGCGGAACTGCGCTAACATATATGATGGCAATAAATGACGCAAAAGACTCGATTAAAGGTTTTGAAAAAGGTTTAGATTCTTCACTAGAAGAAATTCAAAAAGCTTATGATGCAGCTGCAAAAAAACAAAAAGCAATTCAAGAGAATACAAAACGTAATTATGCAGCAGCTCAGGCTGCTTCAAATATTCAGCAAAAATTTGGAGTATTTGGTGAAGCAATAACAGGTGTAGCTTCAAAAGCGGTAATTGCTGGTGCCATTTTAACTGAGCTTTGGAAAGGCGCAAAGCTTGCGTGGGATCAATTGACGATTTTAGGTAAGGCTGGGTTAGCCTCAGAATTTGGTAATATTTGGAATTCGTCATTTCATCTCGGTGTAAATTTTGAAAAAATGACGGCTATTACTAAAGATAGTATGGCCGCAATGCGTTTATCAAAAAAGAATATAGATGAATTTACAAAAGAAGTGAGCGCCAATCAAAACGCACTAACTGCCTTTACTTACAGTACCGAAGATTCTGCTGCCGGGTTAATGGCAATGCGCTCAGACTTGCTTGATATGGGCGCGGCGTTTGATAACACTCCAACTCTTAACAAAGCAATGGCGTCTCAGACTGCTTCGTTTGCTAAATTGAATGCGATGACCGGCGCGTCAATGGAAGAGTTTATTCGTTTGAATAAAGAGCTTGGAACGTCATCTTCCGTTCAAATGATGCTTTTAGGGCTTGATAAAAAAGCTCGTCTTCAAAAAATTGAGGACTTAAAACAAGCACGTGAATATTATGCCACGATGGGAATGAGCGCGCAAGAAGCTCAGGAAATGGTAAAGCGCATTCAAGACATTGGTAAGGAAAAAGTAGTTGATCGTTTTGAACAAGCTGCGCAGCTTAGACGCTCTATGACAATGCTTGGAATAGCTGGAGGAGCAGAAGCTCAACAAAATTTATTAAGTGGAAAGTTTAGAAATGATCCAGAAGCTGCTAAAAAATTGCAAGCAGCGATCCAAGCTACGCAAGTAGGGTTAGATCGCTGGAAAATGTCGAATAATATTCAAAAAGAATTACAGGCTGACACTTTAATTGCTACTCTTGGGCCATTATTCAATCAATTTAGCGATAGCAATCGTCAAAATCAGTTACGTCAAGAGGCCGCAGACGACAAGCGTATAATTGCAGATGCCGAAGCTCGTAAGCAACAGGCGAGTGATGGAACTTTATTTTTAAAAGAACTTGGTGGTAAGTTTGACGCAATAATGAGCGGTCCTCTAGGCAATATTATTAAAGCTGGAGGTTTTGCAGCTGCAGGATTATTCGGTGGGAAACTTTGGAGCAAAGGCAAGGATTGGTTTGTAAATCGTGGCGCAAGTAAAACTGCAGAGGGCGCAGCCGAAGATGCAGGAAAAATTGCTAAAAAATCTGGCGGAAAGGTGTTAGGATTTTTAGGACGCTTCGGTGAAGCATTTGGAAAAATAGCAACTAAAATTCCGTGGGAAGGAATGGGTAGAATGCTTGGAAAAACTTTAGGCCCAATAGCAATTATAGGAGAAAGTCTTTTTAATATGTCAAAAACGGCAGAAATTTTTGGCAAGGAGGCAAATAATGTTTCTTTTAGCCAACTTCTGACTACCTACTTTATGGGTTTCCCAAAAATGATCGGTAAGATCATTGACAGTATCTTTGGAACAGATGCAGAGTCTCTTTTTGACACTTCAACAATTGTAATTTCACGATTTTTTACTGATCTTTATGATGGGGTTGTTGACTTTTTTCAATATTCGTGGGACTTAGTGACTGGTCACGGCTCAGATTTGTTTGATAAACTTTCACTTGTTATGAAACGTGTTATTCATTCATTCGGCAATATTATGTCAAATATTGCTGATATGATGCAAGAAGCACCTGACACAATTTTCTCAATGTATGATCGTTATTTTGGTGATGATGAGGCAAAAGAACGATCACGAAAATATGATGAAGTAAGAGCTAAAGCTAAAACCGAAAGAGATGCTCAGCACGCTCAAGATAATAAAGCGTTTGAAGATTCAATAAAAGCAGAAATGCAAAAAATAACACAAAAGCGCGCAGAATCTGACGCTGCATTTAAAGCGCAACAGGCTTCAAAAAAATCTGAAAAAGATAAACAGCGTGCTCAAGAAGATGACGCATTTGTTCAAACAATGGTCAACAGAAATAGAAAGAAAGCAGCCGATGCAGCGAAAAAGGATGCTGAAGAAGCAGCAGCTAAGAATAAAAATGCCAACAACGCACTTAGTCAGCTAATGTCAGACCCTAAATCATTCCTTGGTTTGACAAACTGGGCAAATTTGAGTAACAATTTAGCTCAAACTGTAACTTCTGGAGGAACTACAGGAATTTCAGGTGGGCCGACTATAAATAGCAACGTAGCTCCAATAGTTGCCGCTCAAGCAGCAACTTCTTCCGGAAATGCATCACCAACAGCGACAACTGAAAAAACAGAAGAAACTACACTCGCGGATGTTGCTGCACTCTTACAAAAGCTTGTCGATATTGAGCAGAAAAATCTTACTTCTCAACAGGATCAGTTTGACTATATGAAAAGTCTGAAAGGATCTGGTTTAGCAGGAGCTGCTGCCGCCACCGTGCTCGACGCTTTCGGTAATTCTTTTTCTTCAAAATTTGACATGTCACAGAGGGCATAATGGCAACTTGGGTAAATTATTGGCGAATTATTACGCCAGCTTCTAAAAAGCAGCAATACACGCATTTAGCGACAGATACTCTATCAAACACAAATCCAAACGCTGTAGCGTCAATTTCATGGTACTCGCAGATCATGAAAGGCGCTGGAACTCGTTTACAACGTTATATCCAATACGAAGGCATGGATGGCGACGTTGACGTATCACGCGCTCTTGATATTATTGCCGAAGAAATTTCAAATGATGACGAACGTACAGGTTTGCCATTTTTAATTGAGTATCAAAATGAAGAAGATGAGGAAGTATCAGAAACTATTGTTTCAACGCTAAGAGCGGCTGTTCGACATTGGGCAAGAATACAAGATTTAAACAATAGAATTTTTAGAACTGCCCGCACGATGGTTAAGTACGGAGATTGCTTCTTTAGAAAAACTACTGACTTTAAGAAATGGGATTTTGTTGACCCATCAAAAGTTTTAGGCATTGAAATTAACGAAAAAAATGAGCGAGTTGCGTATCACTTAAAAAAGGGTGAGGGCACTGTAACAGTAGGCGGGCGCAACGATAACGTTGAAATTGTTCCAGCTGACGCAATAATTCACTTCTCACTTTCGGATGAAATGGAAGATATGGCTCCATTTGGTGAGTCTGTTCTTCAACCAATTTTTAGAACATTCAAACAGCTTTCAATGCTTGAAGACTCAACAATCATTTATCAGATTGTTCGCGCGCCTGAACGTCGAGTATTCTACATTGACGTTGGTAACATGCCACAGCAGCGCGTGGCAACTTATTTAGAATCTATTAAGAATCAAATTCGTCAAAAACGTCAACCAAATACAACCGCTGGAAAGGAAAATGTTGACGGTGTATACAATCCAAACTCCATTCAAGAGGATTTCTTTTTTCCTGTAACGACATCTGGACGTGGTTCGCGCGTTGAAACTCTTCCTGGCGGCGAAAATCAAGGGCAAAATGAAAATCTTCTTTATTTTCAAAAGAAGATGTTTAGAGGCCTTCGTATTCCAACTTCATATATGGTTGGCCAGGATGGTCAACAAGCTCAATATAACGATGGTAAGGTTGGTATTGCTTATATTGAAGAACTTCGTTTTGCAAACTTTATTAAACGTCTTCAAAATAAGCTTGAAAGCGTTTATGATTATCAGTTCAAAATATATCTGAATGCCGCAAACATTATTGTAAATGAGGAGCTCTTTCTTTTAAAACTTCCTGATCCACAAAATTTTGCTCTTTATAGACAAGCCGCACTTGACACTGATCTTATAAATGCGTTCAAGTCTGTTGAAGATGTTGAGTATCTTTCACGTAGATTTATTTTAGCTCGTTACCTTGGTTTAACTGAGGATGAAATTCAAATGAATGAAGCAATGCTTAAGCAAGAACGCGCTATTCGTGAGGATGTTAATCTTTCTGATCTACAGCAAATATATGACAAAAAGGTTTATGAAAATCGTCCAGAACAAAAAGTTGAAGAGCCAGAAGCTGAAGGTGGTGAAGAAATGGGTGGCGGGGAACCTGGTGGTGAAGAAATGGGTGGAATGGGTGGCGCGCCTGAAGAAATGGGTGGCGGAGGAGCAGAATTACCACCAGGAGGACCTGGTGGTGAAGAAAATTTAACAATTTAGTAACAAAAGTTTGAAAAACGCTAAATATAACTAACTAGAATTTTCGCCTATTTAAAGGAATTACAACTATGGCAAAAGAAATTTTGATTGAAAACATTTCGCCAATTCAGGCAAATTTAGTTGAATCAATTGATACTGAAAAAAATTATTTTTTGACAGGTATTTCAATGCAGGCCAATATTCGTAATGGCAATAATCGCATTTATCCACTTGAAGAAATCTCACGTGAAGTTCAACGAGTACAAGAAAATTTAAAAAAAGGAAGCTATGTGCTTGGAGAACTTAATCATCCAGATACCTTAGCAATCAATCCATACAATGCGTCTCACGCAATTATGGAAATTAACATGGATGGTGAAAATGCTGTTAGTAAGATGAAACTTCTTGATACCCCTGCTGGTAATATTGCACGTGCAATTTTAGAAGGCGGTGTTCGCTTAGGTGTTTCATCTCGTGGTGCCGGTAATGTTGGAAATGATGGAAGCGTTTCTGATTTTCAACTTGTAACAATTGACATTGTTCATCAACCATCAGCACCTAACGCATATCCAAATTTTGTTCGTGAAGCTCAAGAGAACACAAAGATTGTAACTCTTGCTGAGTCTGTTGTTCACGATAAAGCTGCTCAAAAATATTTAGCAGCGGAGATGAAAAAATTTATCAAAAGCATTTTGAATTAAAAATATAACACATAGGAGCATAAAAAATGAGTGACGAAAATAAAGAAAAACTTCATTCAGTACTTCGTGATCTAATTAAAGATGAATCGACTACTGCGTCAGCAACTCTTCATGATTACTTTTCGTCCAAGTCTAGAGAAGTTCTAGGTTTTGGTGAAAAAGATGCAAGTAGTTCAAGAATCGATGACAAAAATGACTTAGAAGACGAATAATTACTCATTTTTTACACTGCATTTTTGAACCTGTATAAATAATAACAAATCAAAATGCGGAAAACGCAATTTGCAGTTGTAAAGATTTTGATTTTCACCTTATAAATAGGAGATTAGCACTATGGATGAAATCCTTAATAAATTATTGGAATCCGAGTTGCTAAGCGACGAAACGAAGACTGAAGTTTCAACTCTCTGGAACTCTGCCGTATCAAAGAAAATGGCAGAAATTAAAGAAGAAGTTGAATTGGAAGTTCGCGCAGAACTCGCCGAGCAATGGACAAAAGACCGTGAAGCCTTCATTACGAAGGTTGATACATTTGTAACCGAGCAGCTTACTACTGAACTTGCAGACTTACGTGGCGATATTGAGCGCTTCCGTGATCTAGAGGTTGAGTACAGCGAGCGTCTCGTAGAAGAAAAGAAGAAAATTGCAGAAGAAGTTGCAAAAGAAATGGATACTCTTGTTGACAAGATTGATGCATTCTTTGAGCTTCGTATTGCAGAAGAGATGGCTGAATTCAAGGAAGACCTTGAAATCGTTAAGCAGAACGAGTTTGGTCGTAAAGTATTTGAGGCATTTGCTTCAGAGTACGCGAACTCCCACGTTGATGAAGAAAGCAACTCTACTAAGCTTTCAATTGCTGAAAGCAAAGTTGCTGATCTTACCAAGCGCCTAGCGGCACTTGAAACTGAAAAGAACAAAATGATTCGTGAATCTAAAATGGCTGAAGTTCTTAAGCCACTTTCTGGCGAAAAACGTGAGTCAATGGCATTCATCCTCCAAAACGTTGAGACCAACAAACTTGAAGAAGCTTACAAGCACTTCATTGGTCGCATCTTAAAGGAAGAAAAGCCTGCTTCTGAAAAGAAGGAAGAGGTTCTTAAAGAGTCAACCACTAAAGTTGTAACTGGCGAAGAGAAGAATGCAGAAATCATCAAAGAAGAAAAATCTGCAGCAGCTCCAGCCTCCAGCAGCAATCTTGATAGTATCAGACGCTTAGCTGGTATCAAGAAATAATTTCCAAGTTAGAGGAGAATTTACTATGGAACTATTTGAAAATTGGCAAGAAACTAAAGAAGTATTGCTTGAAGGCGTACCTGAGCACAAGAAGAGCTATGTTGCTTCTGTAATGGAAACTCAGAAAAAGTACCTTACTGAAACTGCTGCCGCTACTGCCAGCAACTCAACCGCTATCAGCAATTTCCAGAAGATCGTCATTCCGATGATCCGCCGTATTATCCCAGCAACTATTGCTACTGAACTCGTTGGTATTCAGCCAATGCCTGGTCCAGTATCTTTGGTTTATTCATTACGTTTCCTCTTTTCTGAGAACGTAACAACCGTACCAGCACAGACACCATCTGAAGACATCGTTGGTCTTTCTACTGAAGTTTTCTCAAACAACAGTAAGACAAAACGTTGGTATTCTACTTCTAATGTCTCTGCACCGAGCGGTGGCCCAGCAGCTGCTACTTCAGCAGGTGAAGCTGCTCTTACCTCTGATTACGAAAGTTTCGGCGGTCGTGCAATGCAGCTCGAAGTTCTTAAGCAGACTGTAACTGCTGGTTCACGTAAGTTACAAGCTAAGTGGACTATCGAAGCTATGCAGGATCTTTCTGCGCAGCACGGTCTTGATCTTGAAGCTGAAATTACTGCAGCTCTTTCTGCAGAAATCGTATCTGAAATTGATAACGAAATCATCAACAACCTTATCCAGCTTGCTGGTACTTCCGACAGCTTTGATATGTCTGGTACTTTTACTGGCGTACCTAACTACGTTGGTGATCGTCACGCAGTTCTTGGTGTATTGATTAACAAGGTTGCTAATGAGATTGGACGTAAGACACGTCGTGGTCCTGCTAACTGGATCGTTGTTTCCCCACTTGTTGTTTCTATCCTCCAGTCAGCTGCTAAGTCTGTCTTTGCTCCTGCTGTTTCTGGTTCTTTTGAAGGTCCAAACAACACCAAGTTGGTTGGTACTTTGAATGGAAATATCAAGGTTTACACCTACTTGTACCATGACACTGGCGTTGAGCCAATTCTTCTTGGTTACAAGGGTGGTAATGGTGAGTTGGATGCAGGTTATTTTTACTGCCCATACATCCCATTGATGGCTTCTCAGGTTATTACTGATCCATCTACCTACAACCCACAAATCAGCTTAATGACCCGTTACGGAAAAGCAACTTTCCTTAACAGCACAACAAGCCTTGGGAACTCAGCCGACTACTACGGAAAAATCACTGTTTCGAATTTGACTTTCCTCTAATTCGACTCTGTAATTTACAGGATGTAAGCAAAAAAGCCAACCCGAAGGTTGGCTTTTTTTGTTTATAAAAGTTGATAAAGATGTTATAATAAGCACATGAATATTTTTGTACTAGATGAAGATGTTGAAGTCTGCGCGCGTTATCACTGTGATGCGCACATTCGAAAAATGATTATTGAATATGCACAACTTCTTTCATTTGCTTTTTATTCAGTTCCTGAAATAGGCGCAGCGTTTTATGATTATGGCTTAATTTATAAGAACAGTAAAGCTCATTTTAATCACCCTTGCGCTGTTTGGGTACGAGAATCATTAGCTAACTGGGAATGGTTGCAGCAACTTGCAATTCATTTATCGCTTGAGCATTGGTACCGATACGGGCAGTATTCAGGAAACTTTCATAAGTCTGGAGTAATGTTAAATAATATGCCAACTCCAGAGCATTTACCTAACAAGGAACTTACTGAGCAACCAAAGTGCATGCCTGACCAATTTAAGGATGAGACAGTTATAACATCGTATCGTAATTATTATCGCTACGATAAGGTAAGATTCGCTACATGGAAAAACCGTTCAATTCCATATTTTATGAAAATACAATGAAAATTTTAGCCAGTATTTTACTTTGGATGCTAGCTTCTTTTTTAGGAATGATTTTAGCAAGTGAGCTCTTCTTTAGCAACTTAAAACAAATGGCACCTGAAAAGCTAAAGTGTTATGAAAAACGTTTTTTGATTTATCAAGTAAATCCTACAATTCCTGGGTGTGAGGTAAAAAACAATGATTGAACAACTTGTTGATGATCTTCAGTATGGTCAACTTTGGTTAACCATCAATCGAAATTTTTTTATACTTTACTCGTATGAAGGTGAACGTTTGTTTGAAACAACTGACTTTAATGAGCTAAATGCATGGTTGAAATCTTTTATTCAGCCTTTAAAAGACTAACAGATTTAATTTGCGGTCAATCAATACTTATAGAGGGGCAAAAAATGAGCCACCCGTTTTCAGAAGAGCGTTTAGCGGAGTTAAACGCAGAAATTGATTTTCTAACTGAGGTAATTTCAGCTACACGTGATAGACCAACACGCTACAATGCGGTTATATCAGGTTCAAATATTTACGCGATCATTCAGCAGCTTGAACTTCAGCGTTCTGAATTACAGGTAAAAGCTGCTGTTCTTGAGGATTATCTTCAAGAATAGGAACCCAGTATGTTTCACCTGCTTTAGGCACAACGTTTTGATTTGCTATGTTGAATAAGTTTTGAAGTTCATCAAGTTTACTATGATCGTTGTTTTTGAGCTTTAAAACAGCATCGACTGTGTGACCTGGTAGAAAGCACCAGGCTTCATATCTAATTACCATTTTAGTAATACCAATTCGCTGATGAACTTGTTTGAAGGCTAATTTTTAATGGAACAATTTTATTTCCATCCATTTTTACAAAAACACGAAATGAAGGAGGCGGAACGCCGTAATCTGTTGTAATAGCATTTAAAGTAGAATCATTCCATTTATCAATACTTTTCATCTTATTTTTTATTTCATTTTTAATATTTTTTACTTTTGTGGTATTTTCATTAATCTCGTATTCAATATATGCTTCACCGCTTAAAAGCGATTTAAATGAAAAGTTGCTGTTATTATTGAATAATGTGTAATCATATCCATCAATTTTTAGCTTTTCTAATGGTCCGTGTTCTTGAAAAAGACCTTGGACCTGGTCGATATTATCAACTCCTTTTGATTTTGACGCTTTAAAGTTATCAAGACGTTTTGCTAACTCAAGTCTGGCATTTCTTTTAAATTCATTTTGTTTTTTAACATTACTATCAGGTATTGATGGCGCAAATGTAGCGCCAGCCCGAGTTGACTTACGTTCGCGTTGCTTTTCATCTCGTTTTTCATCTCGTTGAATAGCATAAACAATTGGTTTGTGTGCTTTAAAAATTGTTTTGTTTAAAGCTGCCATAATCTTGCTAAGCTGACTAAAATCAAGATTATGTAAAAAGTGAACTCCGCTTCTTGAGTTTTCTTTATGAAAGCTAAGACTAGTTTTTTCTATTTGCGGTTTTAAAAGCTTATATTGGTCATCAGTAAAAGCCTGAGCGTCAATTCCTACCTTCCAGTATTTCCAGTCAGAGGCAACAATTATAAAACATTGTTTATTGTTTGCGGAATTTAAGAAGACGTAAACGCCTGACGCGTTAGGATAAACACGCGTTTTATCATCATTTGTTTTTAAAGGCTCTTTTAAAAGTTCAAGAAAATCTGCGCCACTTTTGTAAGTAATCTGAACGAATTCAGAATCTCTGCCAAGCGTTGATTTAAGCTTATCAGCAGGATTAAACGTGTTTGAATCGATATTCTTCTTTCTAGTTGGGTCAGTATCCGTTTTTAAAGCGTCTAAAAATTTTCTATCAAGCTTTATTAAGTTACCAAGGTGCTCTACAAGAAGAGCTGATTGTAAAAGTTCAAAAAGTTTCATTCTTATCCTCAAAAAGAAACAGATTTTATATTGTTTCTATTTATCTCAGGATTGATAAATAGTTGAACATAACCACATAATTTGGAAAGTTCAATGATCAATCCGCCAATTGAAAGCAGCACATTCGACTTATGGAGTGAAAGTCGTGAAGTTTCAATTTCACTAGTAAGAGCAACTCCAACAACATTAACACTTAATTGGTCGACACCACCTACAACAAAAGCGTATGCTGGTTTTATAGTAACACTTTCAACAGCTCCAATTTCATCGTTAAATCACCCAGTAGATGGCCAGCGTTATGTTGCTTCTGCTGATCTTGCTGTTCCAGCTGACACAATTGGTGGCGCGCAAGTAGTTGCTGCAAGATATTCGGCGTTTGACGGTCCAACGGCTACCGCCGCCGGCTCGATCACAATTACGAACGCGTCCCCAACAACGATTTATTATGCTTCGATTCATGGTGCATCCAATGTTCTTCAATATTATCCAGTTGGCGTTCAGTCTTACCCGCTAGAAGCCGGTAGAGTTGAAACAAACATTAATGCGTATGCAGGTTCAATCCCTGAAGCTGATTCTCCACCTCTTAATCCATTTACTGGGCAGGTTTTTTACAATCCAAATGATAATACTGTTAAGATGTGGAATGGAGCTGCCTGGATTAACGCAAGTAATGATACTCCAGGAACAGGAACTATTGATCCTGACCCATTAACAGCAAGTCCAGCGTTAATTGCTGGTCAATTCTTTTATAATTCAGCGCAGCGCAAATTAAAAGTTTGGAATGGATCGTCTTGGATTGATGCAAACACAGATCAACCAGGTACACCAACAACTGATAAAATTCCTATTGGAAATGATGGATCGTATGATGAACGTGTTCGCTTAATTAATGTTTTAAAAACTCAGCTTGGTTGGCCGGCCGTTTGTGTAGAACTTTCTGAAGAAAGCTTTAACATTGCAATTGATAATGCATTAGATGAATTTAGACGACGTGCTGATAATGCATATCAACACCGTCACGTTTTATTTACTGTTAAAAATGGACAAACAAAATACTTTTTGAATGACCCAACAACTGGTACAAATCGTATTGTTGACATTATAAAAATTCATCGCGTAAATACTCTTGGTATGAACGCTTTAGGTGGTGATAACGGAATTTACGCGCAAATTTTCTACAATCAATTTTTTTACGGTGCCATGATTGATGTATTGTCAATTCATTTGGTACACTCACTCGGAGAAGAATATGAGCGCCTTTTTGCTGGTAATTTAATGTTTGAGTGGATTGAAAGTTCTCGTGAACTTAACATTCTTCGTAGATTGTATAGAGATGAACGAGTTGTTTTAGAGTGTGTTATGGAACGAACAGAGCAAGAATTACTTGTTGACCGCTGGGCAAAACAGTGGCTTCAAGGGTGGGCACTAAGTGAGTGCTTTGAACAACTTGGAATGATTCGCTCTAAGTTCTCAACTTTGCCAGGCGCTGGTGGCGGTTTATCATTAAATGGGTCAGAGCTTCTTTCACTAGCGACAGAACAACAAACTGAGCTTTTAAGACAGATTCAAGATTTTGAAGTTGGCAATGGTCTTAGCGTTCCTGCCGGCGCCTTATTGATAGGTTAATTATGGCAGAACCTACATCTTACGTTCCATCACAACTTTGCATTGGACAGTGGCGTCTTCAAGACAATGCTGGTTGTAACAACGATTCTTCAACTCTTGAACAATACGTAGCTGAATCAATTGAGATAGCTGGTGCTCCAATGAATGTCTTTAAATTGCTAGGCGTTCACGAGCAAGGTCGTCTAATGGATTTAACTGGTTTTGGAACACCACTTTCGAGCGGCTCTTTAGCTGGTTCTGACGTAACAAACGCGTTTGATATTTCAGCTGATAGCTGGAAATCCGCGCAAGTAGGGTCTGCTGTAGTTGCAACTCCTGCTTGGATTGGTTACTTTTTTGGAACAAAAAAGACTAGCTTTGGAATGGATAAGTATAAACCTTCCAGCCCAATTCTTCAGCATATAACAACACTTAAAATTCAACAAGGCCCGAATATTCAAAATCGCGCTTTACAAGTGCGTGTTGATCGTTCGGATGGAAAGCTTGATGCGAGACTCGTCTCACAATTTATTACGAGCGCAGCTGTTTTATCTAACATAAGGGCCGCGCAAACTGCAAAGTGGGGAACTGTTTACGTTACTGCAACAAGTTCTACTCAAATTTCTGTTTCTGGCCCTTCTGGAATCGAAACAGGGACGATCGGTTCTTTTAAAGGCACTGACGTTCTATTTGACCTTCAAGGTCCAATGAATACCGGTGATATTTTTAGAATTGAACTAGACGTGAGGTGGAAACGTGCAGACATTATCAACCTTCCTAATACTAGCAATCTTGAACAAATTGCCATCAGACAGACCGCCCCATCCTCGTACTGGCGCATCGTCCCACTTATCTTTAATGGTGGAGCGACCGATTCGTGGGAAATTGTCAAGCTCGAACTCATTGATTTTCAATCGACCTCAATTGACAATATTGAAGATACCTTATTTCTCGAGAATCGAGACAGAGATTATTCAAATACGTCAATTGAACTCAAGGCCCAATATCAACCAGTAGATTCAATTGGAGATTTAGGTAAATTTGGTTTTAATTTATTAGATCAATATGCTTTTAGTGTTTCATTTAGTCGAATGGTTGAGCTTCTTGGTAGGCCTATTGTTGTCGGTGACGTTATTGAAGTTACACCTGAGCTTGCCTATGATCAAAATTTAAAACCGATCAAGAAATTTTTAGAGGTAATCGACGCCTCATGGGCAGCTGAAGGATTTACCCCCGGCTGGAAGCCATTGATCTATAGATTTACAGCAGTCCCGCTTTTGCCATCGCAAGAACATCGTGATCTATTTGGAACGCCTGATGAGCAGCTTTACAAAGTTGACGATGGAACCTTTTTTAACAACATTGGTCAACATCAAAACGCTCAACTAACTGTTGCTGAAGACGCGGCAACAGTTGCGCTTGACCAGGTTCCAGAGATAGGAGCTGACCCACAGGAAATTGCTAGTGGTGCTCCACTCCTTAATAACGTAAACAAACTTGGTGAAAGAACTGACCAGCAAGATATGTATGTTCAGGACGCTATTCCACCTGATGGTTTACCTTACAAAGAGGGGTATACGTTTCCTGACGCAAATACCGCGTTGGACGGAGATTATTTCCGGCAAATTTATCCGCCTGACACCAGAATACCCGCTAGACTGTACAAATTTAATGCAATCAAGCACCGCTGGATCTACCAGGAGACTGATATGCGTGATAGCTATAGTAGCCATAAGCCATCCATCCGCAGTGCCCTGGTGTCATTAGGGTCTAAGAGTTTAAAGAGTGACCTATGAGATTTAAACAATTTTTAACAGAAGCCAAAATTCCAGAATTTGTAATACCTGCATTCTTTTGGTTTTCAGATGATTTTGCTAATTCAGTTTCAATGACGTTAAATTCAGCCATAGAAATATGGATGTCTGAAGACTCAATACAGAAGTTAATGATGCTAGTCAGAGGAGGCGTAACGCTAAAATGTACAAATTATGAACGTCAAACTAAAGCAGCTGTTAAAAATGGTTGGACGCTATTTGAAGAAGAGCACAATTTTGATAGTTATGAAGGAATACTTTATAAGAAGAGTCAAGAAATTCAATATCCTAAACTTTACTATTATCAATCTCAAAATTTATCAAAAATTCCAGCTGGTATGAATATGGACGCAACTATAGTTGCAAATTTGGCGTTTAATAATTTATCTGACTTTGAAAACTTGCCGCATAATACTGCGCATTGTTTCTTAAATTCTAACAAATATACATCACTCTCAGGAATACATAAGCAACTTAAGGATTGTTATCAACTTGATATTGAAAAGAACCCGATTAAAGAATCTGTTTTAGGATTGCTCTTAATTAAAGGACTTTATGATTTTTCATTTGAAGGAGTTCCAGCAAAAGCTTATGACGCAATTTACTTAATTATGAAACATCATAGACATGAAGAAGCTGGAGATGTTCTCGAAGCAAAAGCAGAACTAATAGAAAAAGGATTTAGCCAGTATGCGAAGCTTTAAGCAATTTATACGTGAAAATATCGACGGCGTAAAAAATGGAATCTGGTGTACCTCACCACCAGAAAATCCTCTTGAGTATAATGCTACAGATTTAAGAACAATTTTAGATTTCAATAATTATGAAGAAGACCATCTTTATAATGATGTTGAATTTGCGTTCTACAAAAAGCTAAATACTCTTGAAGGCTGTCCTGAAAAAGTTATTAATTATTTTTATCTAAACTTTTTACCTGAACTTAAAACGCTTGAGTATGCTCCTAAATTTGTCGGAAATTCAGCTTATCTTTCATCATTAGATCTTTCAACGTTGTCTGGCATTGGTAAGCGCTTTTTCAATGAAATTAAAGTTATGCTTTCATTTGATAATTGCACAATTGATTCATCTATTTTAGGGCTCTTATTGATTAAGGGGCTTTCATCCTGTGTTTCAGTTTTTAATGGCGGTAAAGATTTAGAACGTGCGATAATCGTAATCAACAACCACTTACCTGATCGTGATATTTTAGAAGCAAAAACAGAACTTATCGAACTTGGATATTCACGATACGCAAAGCTATGAAACTATTAGAAATTACATCTCCTACATACAAACACTCAGATGTTGAATTAGCTTTTTACACAGCCGATGTTAAACGCTTGTATCAACTTGTGGATGCTGTTACAAAAGAAAAAATAATTAAAGAGATGCTTGATGTTAAAAAATACGGGGTTTATTTTTTAGGCGAAGATTATCATAATGAAGCATGCTCGATCTTTTACTCATTTGGGTGTGAGGATCCAATATCTTCAGCCGGGGTTAAAGAAATTTATCGCAGTGTTGAAAAAATATTTGAATCTTACGGAATTAACACAGAAGAATTATTGGCCGGTCTCAATTTTTATAAAATGCCTGATAAAGTTTGGGTTAAAAGTGATCATTCTTCTCCAAATTTTTATCTTTCAGCAAATGAAGAATTTACCAGCTTATGTGGAATTTCCAAAAAGATTAAATATGAAGTTGTTGATGATATTGACATTGAGCACGTAGAACGCATCACAGAAGGTGGTCTAGGATTTTTATTAATTGATAATCTTAGAACAATTTATACTCTTCCTGCAAAAAAAATATTATGGCTGAGCATTATAAATGAGCATCTTAAAGGAGAACGAGATATTCTTGAATGTAAAACCGCTCTTATTGAACAAGGACAAGGAGCTTTTGCTAAAATATGATAACAGAATATTTTTATGACGCGCAGCTGCGCTCTTATCTGCAACAATTTTGCGCTATATTTTACGGTCTACAGGTTAAAACAGGTAAAGGTGAAGATGGAACAGAAGCTTTCATAAGCGTTCCAACTCACGTAGGCAATCGTGATCGAGTTGTGGCGGCCATCATGCAGTCAAACACGCACAACAAGCCATTCTCTCTTCCTATCATGGCGGCCTCAATTACTGGAATTGATTTATCCCCAGAACGTCGAAAAGGCATCGGTGTTACTGATACTCGCGTCTTTATGCCGCAAGGCGGTGTATTTCCTGATGATCTTGCTACAGCAAGTCGCATCATGCCAATTCCATACAATATGAATGTGCAACTTACGTTATACGCATCGAATACTAATCAGCTTCACCAGATAATCGAGCAGATTTTAATGTTGTTTGACCCTATCCTGCAGATTCAGACAACTGACGCGCCATTTGACTGGACAAAGATAACCACAGTAGAGCTAACTGGAATAGCCAATGAGGAAAATTATCCAGCCGGACAAGACCAGCGCATTTTAAATTGGTCATTTGATTTCTTAATTCCGATTTGGATTTCAGCGCCAATGGATGTCAAGGATAGACTGGTTCGTAAAATTATTGTAACTATCGGTGATAAAAGCTCAATGTTATTTAATGAATTTGATGAAAATGGCGAGCTTGTACCATTTGAAGTTGTATTTGGGCAGAGTGTTACACAATAAAAACCAAAAAGCAACAAAATTTAGCCAGAAAAACTCCTATTTGAATAAATATCATCAAGAAAAAATCTTCTCAACATTTTTATAAGGAGAAAAACATATGGCTACACTCGTGAGTCCTGGAGTGTCAGTTCCAATAACTGATGAATCCTTCTATATCCCTGTTACCGCACCCACGGTGCCTTTATTTTTTATTGCGACGCGCAAGAACAAGCGTCAGCCAAACGGCGTAGATATTGCAACTGCTACTAACGAAAGTTCTGTAGTTCGTACAGTTACTTCGCTTGGTCAGTCAACGCAGCTTTACGGCATTCCATACTTTTGGCAGGATGCCGGTAAGAATCAATTTCACGGCGACGCTCGCAATGAATATGGTTTGTTTGCGCTTAATCAATTTCTTGGAGTTGGTAACCGTGCTTTCGTAGTTCGCTCAAACATTGATTTGTCTGACGCGACAACAAATTTTATCGGTATTACTAACACTAACGGCTCACAGCCACCACTTGCCACTGTTCCTAATTTGATTGGAGCTGGCAATGGAACAATGACGACACCTACTGTAGCGAGCGCTTTAGTTCAGCCAGATAACTACAGTGTTGTTTGCATTACACCAGCAGTTTACGATATTAACAACGTAAAAACCAAAGCAGCTAAATTTAATGTCTTGAGCTCACGTGGTTTTATTGGTATTGCAACTGAAGGCACTGCTTTTAGCACTCCGTTGACTCCTGAAGTTGCTTTCACGATTACTGAAGGTACAACGCATTTTGCAGCAGGCGATTACTTTACGTTTTCAACTTACTATGTTCCATTGACTTCACCTTCAGGTGCTGGTAAAGGAACAATGTCTGATCTTCTTCCAGCTGAGCTAGCAGTTGAAGAAACTTGGACAATTACATTTATCACTCCGACAACGTTTGATGTTTCAGGTTCTGTTTTTGGTCCATCTACTCCTGGTACAGTTGGTGTTCCATACGATAACAATTACATTAATTTCATAGTTAATGACGGAACTACTCCGTTTGTTGTAGGTGACACGTTTACTGTTGTCTTTAAGAGCCTTTCACACTTTAATCCATTAGGTTCTACAGATGCCCAGAAACGCGTTACCATCGCTACTGCGCTTCAAGCGGAAATTAACTCAAACACTGAAGTTCGTTCCGAAATGTATGAGTATAATTTGATTTTGGCTCCTGGCTATTCAGAAGTTGTTGATGAGCTTCTCGCGCTTTCAACCGCGGTTAATGATGAAGCTTTCGTAATTGCAGATACTCCAGTTGATAAGACACCTGAACAGGTTGCGACTTGGGCAAATACTTCAGATCGTTTCAACAGTCACAATGCTGCATACTATTACCCTTGGGGTCTTGCTTCAAACTTGGATGGAACTGATGTCGTGGTTGCTCCATCTGGCATTGCTCTTCGCACCTACGCATTCTCTGACAACGAGAGTTACGTGTGGTTCGCGCCAGCAGGTCCTAACCGTGGTCTTGTAACAGGCGTTTCAAAAGTTGGTTACGTTACTGGCGAGCTTGGTACTCCAACGACCTTTATTGAAGCAAACCTCAACCAAGGTCAACGTGATAACCTTTACGAATTCTACAAGAATATCAACCCAATTGTGTACTTCACTGGCCGCGGAATGATGGTATTTGGACAGAAAACAGCAGCTCCTGTTGCTTCTGCACTTGATCGCGTTAATGTTGTTCGCCTAGTTATGTACATTAAGCGCGGTATTCGTAAGGGTATGTTTGCCTTCTTGTTCGAACCTAACGATCAGATTACTCGTGATAACGTTAAGAACGCAATTGATGGTTATCTTGGCGATATTATGATTAAGCGCGGTTTGTATGACTTCGCTACAATCTGCGATGCTTCAAACAACACTCCAACTCGAATTGATCGCAATGAGCTTTGGGCTGATGTAGCATTGAAACCAGTAAAAGCGGTGGAATTTATTTACGTGCCAATTCGAATTCTTTCAACTGGCGCGGCGATGGGAAAAGCGTAAATTAACTTTTCAATTTGAAATAAAGCCGGCTCGTCCGGCTTTATTTTTGTCTGTGGATATGATATAATTAAAATTATTTAACTAGAGTAATTTTAATGCTTACTTGTCAAATCTGTGGTTATCAACACCCAACAATGTTGGCGCCTGCGCATATTTCAAAGCATAAATTGACTGCTGTTCAATATCGTGAGTTATTTCCTGGCGCAGTACTTCGAATTCAATCAACGGTATCAAAAGAAAAAATGTCAGCATCTAAAAAAGGGCAAAAACCCTATAATGCTGGTAAAAACATTTCAGAAGAGCAAAAGCAAAAGCAATCTCAAACAATGAAAGCACGCTATCTTAATGGAGAGATCATTCATTGGAACACAGGCAAAACCACTTCGGAACAAACAAAAGAAAGAATACGAAAAGCTACTAAAGGTCAGCAATTAACAGATGAACAGAAAGCAAAACATCTGGAAGGAATTAGACGATATAGAAATTCTAAAAATTATGTTCCTGGTATGTTAGGAAAACACCATTCCAAAGAAACAAAAGAAAAACTTTCAAGGAATGTAAGAAAAACTTGGAATAAAAAAACAGATAATTTAATAGAAGTGTGTATTAAAAAAGCTCAGTCTGATAATTTAAAAGTCTTAAAAATTGAATACAATTATTGGTTTGACTTTGAATGTAATGTTTGCGGAACACATTTTACTTTTACGCGTCAAATTTTTAGAGATTCGACAAAACAAGGAATAGAATTGTGTCCTACTTGTTATCCGCGACTTAATGGTAGAAGTAAAATGGAAATCGACTTTTACTGTGAAATTCAAAAAATGTGGCCTACCGCAGTTGCAAGTGATACTAAAATTCTTGGCGGTAAAGAAATTGATGTCCTCATTAAAGAAAAAAGATTAGGGTTTGAATTTACTGGAATTTATCATCATTCGGAGTTAAAAGGTAACCCTAAATATCACTTACTTTGGAAGCAACAATTTGCAGTTAAAGAAGATCATAAAATATTTACAGTTTTTGAAAATGAATGGGTGCTAAAACGCGATTTAGTGTTATCGCGAATTGCGTCAATTTTAGGAGTAAATAAAACTTTTTATGACGCGCGTAAATGCAAAATAAAACAGCTAACGTCTCAAATGAAAAATAGATTTTTAAATGATAATCATCTTCAAGGTAGAGATACTTCTCCAATTTCTTTAGGCTTATTTTATCAAGACACGTTAGTATCCGCGATGACGTTTAAAAAAACAACAGTTGTTAAAGGCGGCACTGGCGAAGAATGGGAATTGAGTCGTTTCTGTAATTTAAAATTTTGTACAGTTAGAGGAGCAGCTGGAAAATTGCTTTCGCATTTTCAGCAGAATTATAACACTGATCATCTATCAATTATTTCATTTGCAAATAGACGATGGTCAAATGGAGAATTTTATGAAAAGATCGGTTTTGAATTCGCTGGAACTACGCCTCCCTCATACTGGTATTTTAAAGGAAACAGCATTGATATTCAGCATCGAAGCAATTTTATGAAACACAAAATTATAAAAAAGTTTGGTGGTGATCCAATTAAAACAGAATGGGAATTAGCGCAAGAAAATGGTTTCAATCGGATTTGGGATTGTGGAAATACTAAGTGGATTTTGAGCTATTAGTTATTAAATGTTAAAGTCTTCAATAAATAGTCTAACAAGTTAGATAATTTATTGGAGATAACAATGAAACTTCACCGTTTGTCAGAAACAATTTTAGCCGAAAAGAAGGCTGAAATAAACATCGATGATTCTCCTCTTGAAAGACCAATCGGTATTTCGCGAGACGAGTGGACTCCTGAATATCAGGATCGTCTACGCAAAATTAGAAAAAATAATCCAACCCGCTATGAAAGAATGGTAAGAGGAGATTAAATCAATGGCGACTCCTAAAACGAAAGATTTTAAACCATCTCCAGCCAATATTTCACAGCGCTTAGATCTTGTGCGTGACGTTATACGTAACGCAAAGATTAAATCTTCAGGCGACATTAAGCAGCACCCAAGCGTTATGCTCGCTGGTGATCCAGGTATTGGTAAAACTCAATTTTTAGAGCAGTTTGCTTCTCTTATGGGATTATCAGTTATTACCATTGAAGCGCCACACATTATTGAAGAGCACTTAATCAATATTCCTTACATCGTAACTGATACCAAGGGCAAGCAAACAGGCGGCGAAACAGAAGTTGTTGAGAAAAAATACTCAATTGAAATTGCTGACAGTAATCTTTATACTGCGTTGAATCGCGTTAGAAAGAATACTGACAAACAATATCTTTCTGACATTTATACCGATGCGGCTGACGATACTAAGGCAATTTTTGAGGAACTTGGTGGTAATGAAACTACTGTTCCACCTGACATTGAAATTTTACGTAGCAAATATCGCGTAATTTTGTTCTTAGATGAATACTTTAGAACAACTGTTCCACGTATTCTCAAGATGCTTCGTGGTATCTTGAACAACAAGCTTGGTCTTCACGATATTCCAAAAGACATTCTTATCATCTACGCATCAAATATCAGCGACGTTGGCGGAAGTCTTGCGAAAATTCCAAAGAACGCGCAGTTGCCTCCGATTGATTTCCCAGTTCCTACAAAGGACGAGTGGTTTAGCTGGCTTGTTTACAAATTCAAGCAAGAGCACCGCGGCGTAACGCTTAAGAAAGAGGTCATCAACAAGTTTTACCACGCGCTAAATGACGAGCACATCAGCTACTTTGATCCAGCCTCTAAAGTTCGTACTTCACCTCGCCGCTGGGAACAGCTTTTGCTCTATGTGAATGAATCACTTCCTGTAAAGGATGAGCACGAAGCCCGTCAGCTCTTGACCAACGTTAAAGTGAATTTCAGAAACTACGTCAAGGGTGGTCACTCTGAGCTTGTTGACACCGTAATGAAAGCAGTTTCTGAGCTTATCGAAGAAACGTCTCATTTTGACGTCGCAGCAAATAACACTCAGAGTGAGCACGACTGGCGTTCTACTCTTGAGCATCAGATCAAGCTAAAGATGAAGCTTGGTGATCATCGTAAGTATGTTCCAGTTATTGCTGGTGAACCTGGTATTGGTAAAACAACTCACATTCAACAAATCGCAGATGATCTTGACCTTCGTCTTATTGACTTTGAAGTTGATAAGTTCAACGCTGAAGACGCAACAGGTCTTGTAACTCCTCACAAGGAGAAAGGCAAGAAGATGGAGACGCGCTTCTCCACCCCAATGCTTTATCGTTTAATCACCGATAAGATTAAGAAAGAAGATGAGGAACACATTGCGCAGCTTAAAGCCGACGGAAAGACCAGAGAAGCAAAAGAATATCCAAACAAGCGTTGGAAGTATTTGATTTTCTTCGATGAGTTGAACCGCGCCAGTGATCCTAAAGTCTTCAACGCGCTGCGTCGCGTTCTTCTTGAGAAGAACTTTGGGCCTTCTGATGAAAGCAACGGTGAAGTTCTTAAGCTTCCAGAAGGGTCAATTATGGTTGCTGCCATTAACCCTGACCCAAAGGAAGAAGGTGTTATTGAATTTACTGATCACGTCAAAGACGTTCTTGACATTATTCCAGCAGCTCCAAACTGGAATAGCACTGTTCAGCATTTAGAAGATACGAAAGTTCCGTACGCAGAAGATAACGCGGCTCACACCACACTTGACGTCATTAAGAAGTTTGTTGATAAGTTTAAAACAAAGGAGCCATCAATTCAGGTTTCTGAACGTCCATTCTACATTAACATCGGTAAGAACATTTACGTACAACCACGTGAATATAAGGCAATGTACCTTGAGGCGGCTGTTGCTCTCACTGAGGAGCTTCAACGTATTCGTAAGCACGATCTCAAGAAAGCAACAGCTGACGAACTGAAAGAATATGAACAAGACGCGAAGTTGACGCTTTACAAGTCAATTCGTAGATTTTTACTTGGCTTGGCAGTTATTCGTAATAACATTAAGGGAACTGAATTCTTTGAAGATTTGAAGACTTGGTTCTTACATTCACCAGAAATTGATATAGGTGAAGGTTTATTCTATCACGTTGGTTCAAAAGTTAAGCGTACATTCTTAGGTGTCTTCGACGATATCTTTGAAGGTAATTATGCAGAACATTTAGCTGACAATCAGGACTTTATTAACTATCTTGAAAACATAACTGGCGATATTACTAAATTTAAGGAAAGCTTGACAGAGTTTATCGAGAAGAAATTAAAAGACCCAGCTGATATTGAAAAGTACTTGACGAAGGATGATTACCCACTTATTGTTCTTAAGGACGGTGAAATCAAAGAAGATAAAGGTAAAAAAGTTACGCTGCTTGCCAACTTAATGTCAGAAGCACGTATCGCGTTAATAATGCACGAGTATGACAACAGTATGGTTGAAGCTCTTGGTGTTGGTGTTCTAAAGGCTATAACAGCTTTCTTGAAGACACACAAGGATAAAGGCTTCTACCCACCAGAAGTAGCAGCTCAAATTTCTGAACTTTATGATACAGTGTTTGAGATTTAATCGGATAAAAATTTATGTCATTCATAACTGAAGCATTTGTTAGTCGTAAGTATGCTAAGGGTGCTGTTAAATTCAAAAAACACACCCTTAATGATCCTGAAATTCAGGCAGCAATTGATCACGCTGCTAAGGAGCTTAACAAACCAAAAAGTGAAATTTTAGATGAGATTAATGATAAGATTGATAAGTTTAAAAAATACGCGACTAAGGCACCGTTTTTGTTTTCAACAATTCTTGAAAATGTCGTTGAACAAACAATATTTGCAATGTACGAGGACTACGCGATTAATACGCCTGGTCCAAAATTCAGCACTGTCATTTTTAGAAAGCTTGTTCGTTACATTAAAGTTGAACACGATCAGTTTTTTCCGCTTCGAAGCTTTATAAAGTCGACGTATCTTTATGATCCGCCAATTATTTTGCTACCAAACCCAAAATACAAAGCTGAGTCAGAGCAGATAACAACGGCAGCTGCCGATAAGCAGGGCAATTTTTATTTTAACGTGCCGTTTATGCAAAATTTAATGAATTACGCACATATTAAAAAAGTTCATCCTGCCGGCAAGAAATATCAATCAAATGGCGGCGATATTCCTGATGAGTATTGTTACATTGAGTTCGTTATTATGCATGAATTCATGCACTATAGCTATGATGACTTTTATTACAATGACATTATAAAAGACCCAGGAATCAGTAGAAAATTTAAGAGCAAAATTATTAATTATGTCGGTGATTTTCGTACGAATTATCTATTGGTGAAATCAGGATTTGAGCAGCTTCCAATGGGATTATTTAATGATGACATCAATTATGATCGCCAATCAACTTACAAGGAAATGTATGATTTAGTAAAGTCTGAACTTGAAAAGCTAAACGATAAGGATCGTGAAGAGCTTGAAAAAATGCTTGACGATATGACAGATGACCACGAACCTGGTAATGAGCCTGGAGAAGGCGAGGGAGAAGGCGAGGGAGAAGGCGAAGGTCAGCCAGGAAAAGGAAAAGGAAAGGGTAAAGGAAAACCAAGTGATAAAAAAGAAGAGGGAGAGGAAACCGGCGAAGGAGGAGATGAAAAGAAAGATGGTAAAAGTGGTAAGGGCAAAGCTGGCGAAGGGGAAGATAAAGATGGAGACGCTGCGGGTGAAAAAGAAGGAGAATCTGACAAGAAATCAAAAGTTAATAAAACTTTAGAGGACATTGAAAAGCGTCACAAGGAAATTGAAGACGCAATGAGTAAAGGCGAAGATAAAGATGCTGAAGAAGTCGAATCAAAAACACGTGAAGAAAATACAAAGCGAAACATAAAATCTGGTTCTAATTTCGGAGGTGGTAGTAAAACCGGCGACGGTAACATTGGCATTGATTATTCAAAGGAACACGCGCGTTTTGATTGGGATGAGCTTCTTAACAACGTTATCAAATCAACAGGTACGGATACGGTAGAAGTTTATGGTAAGCATAATCGTAGAAATATGCAGGCTGTCGTTCAAGCTGATGATACCGGTGCGGCAGCAGTATTTCCAACTCCTACTGAAGAGCCGTACATTGACGCAAAATTTGCCTTTATCATTGACAGCTCTGGTTCAATGAGCGGTTACATTGAACAGGTTTATGCCAACGTTCATTCATTGTTTAGCGAGCATCATACATTAGCAAATGCTGAATTTTTCTTAATTAAGTTTTCAAGTGATTACGAAATCTTCAAGTGTATTTTTAACCAGAATAAAGCCGCACTTCTTCCTAAAATTGATGCAACTCCTAACTTTGATAAAGATTTACACCACGTGTTCACAACACATTTTGGCGGAGGCACAAATTTCTCTGGTGAGGTAGCTCATATTGGAAGAAAGTTGCTTGATGATGGATACAACGTTATCATTCTTTCAGACTCTGATATATGTGGCGGTGGAAATTTAGAAGATTTGGTAACCTTGCTTAATTTCCCTAGCGGTAAAGCGTTTGTTATTTTTGCAACGCGAGGTGATTGGGTTGCATTCCGTCAGGCAGCAAGAGAGCAATATCCAGAACAAGTTACCTACATTGATAAATCATTGGAAAAGAATCAGAAATGAAGACGTGGTTCAAGAAATTTATTAAGGAAGATTTTGAACCTAATCTTAAACCTTGGATGCTTCAAACGAAACCTGAGATTGAGAAATGGTTGAAAGATAATAGAATTGATGGTTTGGTTTCAAAAGAACTGGAAGTTCATATTACGAGAGGGTCATTATCTTTTATATTTTTAGGCAATAATGACTTTACTACGGACAACCAAGGCCGTCGCTGCTTGCCAGTGCAATTTTATATCGTAAAAGAATATGATATGGACGGTCCTGATCTTGAATCATTTGTCGGCAGTCCAATTGGTGTTTTTGAAAAAATGACATTTAATGATTTTTGCGGTGATAGCTGGGAAGGGTTTCCAAAGTTTTGTTCTGAACTTCGAGGTAATCCAGGAAAGATAACTTCATTCGAAGGTTTTCCTACTAATGGGGTAAAGTCTCTTAAACTTTTTAGTAAAAAAGATGAACCGCAAATTCCAACTTTAGAAGGACTTCCAGATAATATTAAAGAGTTTGCAACTGATTGCGTTGCAAGTTATTCAAAAATTGATAAAATTTTACCCAATTTAACTTTTGTAAATGTTCCAAAAACTCTAAAGGATTCAATTTTAGGAATTTTATTGTTAGAACACTTAAGTGACATTGGATATAATTCAAAAGGGGAAAGTAAGGCATGCCGCGCGGCAACCATTGTAAATGACCATTACTTCTCGGGCGATCGTGACATTCTTGACTGTAAGTCAGAGTTAATTGAAAAAGGACTTTCTGAATATGCCAAGCTTTAAAACTTTTATTGTAAATGACCCTGATAGAGTTAGAGCGAGCGTATTTGCTGGACGCATAATAAAATCTCGACAAACTGATGCCGATGCTTTTAAAATTGAACGAGATGCTAGCATAACGCTTTTAGCTAATGCTAGACTTTTAACAGTTGACTATAAAAACATTGAAAATTCAAATTTTGAGCTGCCGTTCAAAATTAATGACACTGACATGAAAATCAGCTTTGATTTTGATTCTTCTGTTTTAAAATCATTTAAGAATTTTCCAAGAAAAATACCAAATGTTTATTTGAGACTTATAGATTGTGGCATTACTTCTATTGAAAATATACCTGAGGAAATGGATCGCTTGTTAATGGCTGGAAATGACAGGCTAGAATCATACGCTGGTATTGGATCAAAAATTAAAAAATGTGACGAAATGATAATGCCTACTGTTAGTATTAAATCAAGTATTCTTGGATTTCTTCTTATTGATAGACTTGAATCTTTAATGTTTGATATGTTTTCACCAACCCCACATTTTACTGCTGTAGCTTTTCAAATTTTACATAAGCATTTTAAAGGCGAAAAAGACGTGCTAGACTGTAAAGCCGAGCTTATTGAAAATAAATTATCGGAATTCGCCAAACTATGAAACTTACTGACATTTTACAAGAAGATGTTGATATTGCTGCTATTGAAAATCTTCCTATCTTTCAAAAGTTTAAGAACTTACAATTTACTGTGGTTTCAACCCCACGTCAAATAAAGAATGGTACTTTTGAAATTTCACAGCCAAAAGATATTATTAAGAACCCTGATATTATCAAGATGGGCGTTAAGATTTCAAGAACAGGAAACATTTATTTTAGACACCGCTCAAATATGTATCCTTCTTCAGCAAATGTTGCTTTTATTTATGAAAAAGATGATCTTACATTTTACCAAAAGGCGCTTGAGCGTGCCTGGGAAGAAATTGAAAAACGTTTAAAGCTAGATCAAAAACAAAGAGATAAAAATGCTAAGGAAATTTTTAAATTTGATCCTACAGCGTATTATGAAGATTTAACTTTCTTAAATTTGCCTGCCGAGCAACGAAATTTACGACTTGAAAACATTAATACGGGATCTTTTTTAGGGCTTCCAAAAAAGATACCTGGAGAATGCAGAATATTGCTCGCTGAAAATAATGTCAACTCTCTTGAGCATTTACCGGCTATTTGTGGAGATTTTCGATTAGCTTTATTTAAATCTGGTCTTGTTAAAGCTTCAGATGATCAATTAAAGTACGTACCAGCTCGTTGTGAGTACTTATGGCTTGACACTATTGGCTTTACATCATTTGCAGGAATTGGAAAAATATTAAAACGGTGTCAAAATCTTTACGCACCAACAACACTTGCATCATCATGTTTAGGCATTTTGCTTATTCCAAAAATAGATAGGTTTGGTTTTAACCGGTCAATTGATGCCACTCCTATAAAATTGCAATTATTAAACAAAATTATTAACACGCATTTAGGATCAGACAAAGATATTCTTGAATGCAAAACAGAACTTATTGAAAATGGATTAAAAGAGTTTGCTAAACTATGAAACTTAATCAGCTAATTCGTGAATCGTTAACTTACGATCAGCTTATTAACTCTCCAGCATTTAAGGAGTTAAAGTCAAAGCATGGTTTTGAAATCGACTTTGACTCTTTTACAAAAAGTCCAAAACGAAACGAAATTAAATTAGCTCAAGGAAAATTCGTCAATTCTAAAAATATGTATTTTATGTCCTTTTTTATTAAAATAAAGGGCGATAAGGCTAACATTGAATTTCGTCGTAGCTCAAAAAAGATTGAATATTTTAAATCCCCTGATTTGAAAGATGATATTGAAAAGAATCAGGATAATTTTTTAGAGCAAATTTTTGAGTACTGTAAGCTTGTTGTTGAATCACAACTTAAAAAGGAAGAAGAAGCGCGAATGAAACACGCGCTTGAAAATCGTACTTTCATTCCAACTGATTACTATGACAGCTTTGAATTTCTATACTTGCCTGAAGATAGAATGGACACGTTGAACATCAAAAATGCAAATGTCGGTTCTCTAAAAGGACTACCGCAGAGCGTTGATGAATTGCATATTGAACTTGCTGAATCAATAGAAAGTATCTCTCTTGAAGGTCTTCCTTGGCGGTGCGCAGATTCATTTTATTTAGGTCTATATCAATCACAACAACTATTAAATTTTCCTGCAGGTGATATAAAGCATTTGCCTAAAAGTTGTACATTTCTTGATTTAACTGGGTTAAACGTGACATCATTAATAGGCATTAATAAAGTCGAATTTAAACGAATTCTTAGAATTAAAATGAGTAAAACTCTTGAAGAAGGAGGACTCGGCTTATTATTGATTCCGAAACTTCGTGAACTTACTTTTACTACTGCGCATGGAAAGTATAAAGCTTTTGCAGATATTATGAACGCTAATTTTAGAAAAGCTGAAAAAGATATTCTTGATTGCAAAGCAGAACTTATTGAAAATGGATTATCAGCATATGCCAAGCTTTAAAGCAAGATACATCCCAAAAAATCCTCAAAAGTATGTCGGTAATCCAAATAACATTCAATGCCGTAGTTCTTGGGAAATAGCAGTTTGTAAATTTTTCGATCTTTCAACTTCAGTTATTCGCTGGGCTTCAGAAGAAATTTCCGTGCCTTATATTTCACCAGTTGACGGAAGAGTGCATCGATATTTTCCAGATTTTATTGTTTCATATTTAGACGCCCGCGGCAATATTCAACAAGAAATTGTTGAAGTAAAGCCCTTAAAAGAATCAGATGAACGATTTGCTAAAACTCCAGTCGATAAATCACGTTTTTTAGTAAATAAAGCAAAGTGGGAAGCAGCAGCTAAATTTGCGTCAAGTAATGGAATGAGCTTTCGAGTAATTACTGAACTTAGTATTTTTAAGGACAGCCGGTCAACCTCGAAAAATCGTGTTAAATCAACAAAAGGAACGCAAGGGTCCACCACAACTAAAAAAGCTCGTACTACGGTTGCGCCGCGCTCAGTAAAAACGGCTCGCAAGCAAAAGGCTAAAAAATGACATCATTCAAAACATACTTTAAACAAGATGACACTGTTGATTCACCAAAACAAATTGAGAATTATCTAAGAAATAATTGGAAATTCAATTTTGACGCTGGAAATATCAAAATTGACCTATTAAAAAAAGAAGTTTTTGGTTCAAACTTTTCACTGACTGTTACCGAGGAAAATTTAGCTAATGTCAATGGTAAAAAAGTAATTCCAGTAAAATTTTCTACTGTTGCTAACTTTCAACATATCAACAAACATACTGAAAGTTTTACATTAGAATACGCGCCACACACAACTATAGATCATTGGTACGCGATTGATCCATATTTTAATAATATTGAATACTTACCTCAATATTCAACTATGATTGATATTTCTCAATGTTTAAATTTTAAATCTCTTCATAATATTCATAAAAGAGTAAAGCGAACTCACGTTGTTACGCTGTGCAATATGATTGAAAGTTCAATGCTAGGGCTAATGTTAATTCCTGAACTAGGACAAGTTGAGTTTATAAATTTTATAAGTTCAGGAACTTCAAATGATACGATTTCCACTTTAACAAATACCTTTCGAAAAGCGCTAGAAACAAGCGTCGATGTTTTAGATGTTAAAGCTGAACTAATTGAAAAAGGATTATCAGAGTTTGCGAAGCTCTAAAATAAATAAGAAAAACACAATTTGGAGCATATCAAATGCGAATAAACGATCTCGTAAACGAACAAATTATTGCTGAAGTACACCAGGAGGAAAACCTGGTAGCGCAGTATCACAACGCTGAAGAGTATGAAGGGAATATAAGCATGTCAGGACGTCACCTGACATCACTCAGAGGAGCCCCGAAGATAGTCAATGGAAACTTTGACGTTAATGAAAATCCTCTTTTAAAGACACTGCGCTTTGCACCAATCCACATAACTGGTAGATTTAACGCTAATGATTGTGATATTCAATCATTGCGCGGCTGTACAACAAAAACAATTGGTGAGCTATTTACTATATCAAAAAATTCTTTTAGATCAGTTGATGATTTAATGGGGGCTCCTGAAGATATTGGCTCACTTCACATGTGTTTTGGAATGAACTTTACTTCACTAAGCGGAATTCATAAAGCGTTTAAATGCGTCAATGATACGATTTTTATTCCAGAAAAATCAACTCACGTGCTTGCATTAGCTTTTATTAAAAACCTTAAACACGTTGTTATTGGTTCATTGCCATCTGATCAGAAATTAAATACTGACCTTGGTAAGGTAATAAAGATTTTGAATGATCATTTAAAAACTGGTTCAATTGATATGCTTGATGTAAAGACTGAAATTATTGAAACTTATTCAGGTCAGCCTGAAATTCTTGCGCTTGCAAAGGTATAAACAATGAAACTAATTGAAATAACTGAATCTAGCAAAGTCTATAATTTTAAAAATGTTGAAGATACTATTAAACGACTTACTCCAGAAGAATTTGAAGCGGCAATTCGATTCGCAAAAAAGCAGCCAGAGTTTAAAGCGCTTTTAGCAGCTGGTTATGATTTTGCTTCGTCTGAAAATCAGCTTAAGAAAGGAATTTTAAGTTTTAAATTTGCGCATATTTCAAAAACTGACGCTGGCCAAGCAATATCTGACAACACTGCACGTTCAGTAATTTACCCAAACGGCAATGTTCGTTTAATGTGGGATAGCGGCGACCATGCAACAACTATTTCAATTCCAGGTATTGGTAGAAATCTAACTGAACGTTATAAAATCGGACTTCAAGCTCTTGTACGAGTTGCTAATAAGCGCGCTAAGCTCAGACAAGAGCTAGGCGTTGTCCATGGGTTAACCAATCTTTCTAAAATTGATACATCTCATCAAGCTTTAAATCAAATAACTTTTGATCGTTGTTCATTTAAGGATTTTAAAACTCTTGATCCCAATTTTAATGGCATAATGAAAATTATCAGCCACAAAGTTGACCTTTCAATGGTTGGCTGCGCAGTTAAGAGTCAACATTTAGATGAACTAAGAATACAAGAAGGCAAAAACGTAATTGATCTCGATAAATTACCGGAACGTATCGACATTTTAGATTTATCTGAATCAAACATTATAAGTTTAAAAGGAATCGGAAAAAGTTTAAGATATTGTGATAAGTTTTACTTTTCGCCTAAAATACAGGATAGCATTTTAGGTATAATGAACATTCAATGGATTTCAACTTATAAAGATGTTAAAGTAAATAGATTTACTATAGCATTTGAAAAAAACAAATTATTAGCTGATGCAATTGGAATCTTAATGACAAATTACCACAACAAAGCAGATATTTTAGATTGTAAAGCTGAGCTGATTGAAGCTGGGTTAGGGCAGTATGCCAAACTTTAAAGAATTTTTCAAATATAATCCTCGTGAACCCGCTCTTTGGATGTATGCTGAAAGACAAGACGTTTTAGACTGGCTTTGGCAGGCAGCTCCGCATAAAACGCAATTTGACGTAAATGATGATCTGATTGTTTTTTCAAAAGACGATTTCCAGCTCGAAGATAACGTAATAACAGCATTGCCAGTTCGTTTAGATACTCCAAAAAAATTAGTATTGAAAATGAAAAATTTACAAACTTTACGAGGTATACCAGAAGGCGTAATGTATGGAACTTTAATAATCGCTTCTGATAAATTAACAGAGCTTGATTATTTGCCATATAGCGTGTCTTCATTGAATATAATAGATTGCCCAAATGTTCATTCGCTTCATGGAATTCACGATAAGGTTAAACGAATGACGATGATTATTGTTGGTGAAGGAATTGAAAGCTCAATTCTTGGTCTTCTAACAATTAAAGATTTTTCAGGAATGATGACTAATACATCTAATTCTAACGCTTCGCTAAATAAAGCTTGTCAGATTTTAAATGCTGCAATTATTCATAAGCAAGATTTACTTGATTGCAAAGCAGAACTAATTGAAAAAGGATTATCAACATATGCTAAGCTTTAGAGATTATTTAAAAGAAGAAAAACTAACAGGCTTCTTAGATACAAGAGAGGCAGTTAAACAATACATGCAGGATAATTTTTCACTCATTTCATATTCATTTAATGATTATGAAGATGATCCTGATATTGTAGAAGTTAATTTAGAGTTAACTCCACGAATAACTTTTACAAATGAACATTTACGTAAAACTGGCAGCCAATATCATCTTCCATTTAAAATTGGAGAAATTACTAATTTAGTTATTAACGCGCCGAAGTTAAATTCTACTGAAGGTTTTCCAAATTCAGCAGGACGTATTTTAATTTTAGATATGGATTTACACGAGCTGAATCACGATATTGTATTCAATGTTGGTGATTTATGCTTACGCGGCACTTATCTCATAACGTTAACAGGAATTCATAACTCCTGTCCTCATGGAGTTAGTGAGTTAGAATTTCCAAAAGGACTACAGGGAAACGTTTTAGATTTAGCGCGTCTAGATAATCTTGACAGTGTAAGCGTTGCGCCGCATGCAATGCGACTTTCAGATGAAATTTGGAATGAACAAGTTCGTTTGGCGGCCACTATTAATGATTATCTTAGTGAATCTCGTGGTCTTGATTTATTAGAACTAAAAGCTACTCTTATTGATAATGGATTTTCAAAGTATGCCAAGATTTAAAGAATTTTTAAAAGAAGAAACTGAATCACATTACTTTAAAAATAAAGACGCCGTACTAGATTGGTTTAGCGATTATGTTGAAACACTTGAAACTCCTGATATTAAAGTAAATAATAAAGGAGTTTTTTATGTAGCCGATGATTCAATGGATTTTACTCTTAATCCTGGTTGTTCAGTTCCTGTAACTTGGAATGGAAGAAAAGTTTATGGTTTACCAGTTAAAATAGAAGAAGCCCGTGATTTTATTGTTAAAGATGGAAGATTAAATTCAACAGTAGGATTTCCTGATCTTGTAGATAATATTGTCCATTATCCATATGGTTTTCCTTGTGGTTTAACTGAATTTAACGACGCTGTATTTTTTCCGATGTGTAATCTTAAGTTGTCTGGAACTCAAATTAAAACATTAAGAGGTATTCATACTTCTTGTGACGCCGGTCTTGGCGATCTTTGGTTACCATTTGAACTTGACGGCCCGGTTCTTGACATTACAAAGCTTGAAGGTCTTAATATGGTAAGAATCGATAAAAAAATTCATCCGGCTCATTCAGATTATTTTAGATACAAGACACTTACTGAAACTATAAATCTTGTTCTTGAAGACGGTTTTGACGCGCTTGATTTAAAAGCTGCGCTTATTGAAAAAGGATTAAGTCAATATGCGAAGTTTTAAGCAATTTTTAGCTGATGAAGAAGTCGACAGTTGCTTTTTAACATTTGTAATGCAATTCAGCAAGCTTTATAATTCGCCTGAAGACTCAGAAGCGGAACGAATTGTTAGAGAAGCGTTTGAGCCTGTTTTTTCAAAGTATCACATTGAAAAAATGATTCCTTCTAAAGTAAACAAGCTTGGCGGCTTTTATTCTATAGTGCTTGTGATAGCTGAAGGGGCTCATTTAAATGTAAAAGATTTAGTTAATGAATTGACATTGTTGTATAAAGAAAAAATTGGTTCATATTCAGTTTTTGAACCTAACCCCTGGGCCGCTAGTTTGTATGTTAATCTTCCAACGTCATCAGTGTTTGATTGTGATTTTGAAGCTTTTATTACTCGTGTTAATAATAAAACTGCTAAAAATATTCACAAAACACTTTTGAATCTTGAACATCTAATGTTTCAAGATTCACTTTTTAATGGTCCGGTACTTGGAACGATGTTAATGCCGCATCTTAAAAGCGTTGGTCTTGAATTTCATTTAGAGCCGCCTGATTGGATCAAAATAATTAATGCGCAGCTTAAAGGCGATCGTGATTTGCTTGAGTGCAAGACACAACTAATTGAGGCTGGCTACGCTGAAATGGCTAAAATTTAAGCAAGTAATATTTATTCAATCTCAATAAAATCTCAAAATCATCAACCTTTAGAAATAAGCAAAAAATTAAAGTAGCTGATAAATAGCTTTAACACTTTACTTACGTGTTTAAAGGAGAAAAAATTTATGGCTACTCTCTCACAGATTGGCATTCCAGCTTCTGGAAATGGTATTTTAGCACCAAAAATTAAGAATCGCTTTCAAGTTCGCTTTGTTGGTATTGCAAGGGCACTTGGTGGAAATGGACGTGACTTAACCGCGCAGGTAACCACATTTACCCGCCCACAACTTGATTTTGAAGAAATTGAATTAAACCGCTACAACAGCCGCGCGTATGTTGCTGGTAAGCATACTTGGTCTGAAACAACTCTTACTGTTGAGGATGACATTACAGGTCGTGCAGCGTATGTTGTTCAAGGTCAGCTTGAAACTCAGCAGCGCTTGATTGGCGCAGACTCAACTAATGGTCAGTGGTTGAACGCAACCCCAACGGCTTCTGGTTACAAGTTTGCAACCAAGGTTGAACAGCTTGACGGTAATGAGTTCCCTGTTGAAACTTGGATTATTGAGGGCTGTTGGATCAAGTCAGTTGACTGGGGTGATCTTGATTATCAAGCATCTGAAGCAAATACGATTCAGCTTACTATTCGTTACGACCATGCACGTCAAGAACTTACAGGTCAGGGTTATGGAACGGCCATTGGAGGCACGTTATAAGTCCAACCATAAACATCCTGTCCGCAATCATAAACGCGGTACGCTTTTACAGCTACCGCGTTTTCTTCTTCTGATAAATTTTTATTGTATTGAATATCAAAATTTTTATTAAAGTTTTTTTCTTGAAATGCAATTCGTGATATTCTAAGTAATTGTCCTTCTTTATAATAAGAGTACCCTATTTTTGATGTACGTAAATAGGTAAAACCGATTTTTTCATAAAAAGAACTAATAAAGCCCCACGTTTTATCTCTATATGTTATTATAGATTGAGGATTAAGATTTTTTTTAAAAAACGCCAGTAATTTACCGGCACCACCAATCACATTTCCATTTGAACAATATCTTAGTAATTCCCATTCATAAGATTTATCATATCGTGGTTTTCCAAAAGTCATAACAGCGATAAGATTTTCATTATTAAATAAGCCCAAATTTATTTTTGCTGGAATAAAACCTTGTATATGATGTTGTTCTAAAAAATCTTTAGACGTTTTTATTATTTTTACTGTGCAATTTCGCGCAAACATTCTATTTGATTTATCTAATAGACTTTTTATTCTATTTTTACAAATTTCATTTTTTGAAATCCAGTCATCTTCAAAAATATGAAATAGTTGAATATAATTTTCATTACATAAAAACGATTTATTGAAATGATATGCAGGGTCAATTCCTTTTTTTGTTGAATGCCAATACAGCCCATTAAATTCAAATGCTATATTTTTTTTCGGTAAAAATATATCTAATTGGTATGGTTTTATAATCTGTTTTGAATCAATTATGATTTCATCATCGAACTGTTTTATCCATTCACAAATTTCATTTTGTAGTTTTGTTTTAGGATTAGAATAACAAGTTGGACAAGTTGGAATATTATTTGCTGATAATCTAGATATTTTAAAAGTCGTCTGACAGTCTTTGTGCTTAATTAGATTTATACGACCATTTTCAAACGTTTTTATTATTTCAAAGTTGAAAATTTTTAATTTTTCTATTATTTCATTTAATCGTTTTTGATATCTATTAGTGTAAAATTGCTTTGATTGAAAAATTGTAGGAGCACCGTATTTGGTCATACAGGTTTGACGTTTTTTAAATTCTGCTTCTACTTTATCTCTGCTATTTGCTGCCTCTTTCATTTTTTGTTTTTGCTCTAAGGTCCTTTTGCTACCTAAATTTTTATTAGGTGTATTTTTTTCCTTGATTGTCAATAGTCTCTTTTTTGTACATTCAGGATCTTTCATTTGACAGGACACGGAGCAATATGTGCCAACATATCCTAATTTAAAAACACTAAATGTTAAATAACCAGTTTGACAAATTTTACATTTAGGAGGTTCAATAACATTATTCAAAATTCTAAAAATTTTTTCACTTAACGAGCGCGATTTAAACGTAAAACTTTCTTCAATTATTTCAACATATTCAGCTATTTCCACGTTTTTAGGATTTTTTAGAATTGCTGCAGCATTTTTGTTGAGATTACCGTTTTTTAAGACAATTAATTGTTTTAATTTTTCTAACATAGAATTACTTTAAAATCAAAATAAATATATTTTATCAACATTTCATTTGGTTGTACATTGAAATAAATAGATCATATTATTTTAGGAGAATTTTATGTCTCTAGATTTTTCAGGAATTGTAGGTGGTACCGGTATTGATCTTGAACGAACAGCAGCTGCTGTTTTTGGTCAAGCGGTTGATATTTACGCTAATCAGCAAATAAATCGAATTTTTAGCGGGCCGACGTCTGGTGAAATAACGTCACATTCTAGACCACCATATGGATTATGGGATCCAGCTTCTTACGCTGAGGATCTTGTTGCGTTTCAACCAAAACACCGCTTTCTTTTTAAGGTGATGTTTGATGTTGAACCTCAGTATCTAAATCTTTTTAAGAACCATTCTGGACAATCAGCTTTCCAATATATGGTTAAATCTATTCAACGTCCTACAATAACGTATGAATATGAAGACGTTAACTTTTACAACTTTCGTACAAAGTTTTTAAAGTCAATAAAGCACGGTGAACTTCAGTTAACATTAATTGACGATATTCAAAATACGCTTCACGTATTTTTAGGTGAATATATTAGAGCGTTTTCTCCAATCAATCGTTCGGCCGCCCCCGCTAGTCCAATAATGTATGATACTGCTGGTTTTAACTTCACGGATCCTGCAGGCGTCGGGCAAGTAGATTCATCAGTACGCGGCGTATTAAAGAAAGCTAATTCTGATAATTCAATTAACCCACTCAAGTCAATAAAGATTATTCAGTTCTTTGGTCACGCAGCATGGTATAATACATTTACGCTAATTAATCCACGCGTTACATCAATCAATTATGATGACGCATCTCATGAAGGTGGCGATCCTGGAAATCACGTAACTCTTAACTTTGATTATGACGCGCTCTATCTTGATCAAACTGTTGACTTTATCGGAGCTCCTCCGTACCCAGCCCCAAAGTCAGACATTTACGGATCAATAAATGATAGAACAATAAAAGCAGCATCGTTTAATGATAGCTTTGATCCAGCCACTGGCAGACAAACAAGCGGTTTTGGTGTTGCACAAAGTGTTTTAGGTACTTTGCTTGGAAACGTTGGCTCAAGAATAGCGTCAAATGCAATTCAGCGAGTTACTCAAGGAGTGCTTGGGTCAAGCAATCCAATGATTGCAGGTGTGCTTGGAAATCTTGGTTATGGTGTTTCAAGTCAAGTAGGTGATATGGCTCGCCGAACAATCGGTAATACAGTGAACGGCGTTAGTCCTGGATTTATAGCGCCAAATCGTCCAGCTGTTATTGACAATAGTTCAATCAATCAAACAACTACACAACGTTACAATAATTTATTCTAATGAGCACAAAAACTACAATTCTTCCGTTAGAGCAAACCTTTAATATTGAAGCTGGCTCAACGCGCGCTTTACAAAACGTTTTAGAAGAAGATGATCAGATGATGGCGATATCACAAGCGACTGCAAATGAAGTCGCTCCTTATCAGGACGATGCTGAAGATAAAGAAATTGCAGAGCAAATTAAAACAATTTATGACGCTGCAATGGACGCCTTCGATAACCAAACACAACTTGTTGAAGTTGTTGAGCCACGATACGCCGCCCGACTTGGTGAAATCGCTAATCAAAGTTTAAATACGGCTTTAAATGCAGTTGCTCTTCGTTCTAAAAATAAGAATGAAAAGCGAAAAACTGCAGCATTTGTGCCTTTTGCTAATCAAAGCAATCAAACTAACATTGTAATGGCAAGTCGAAATGATTTGCTTAAAATGATTAAGGACAGAAAGGAAGTAATAATCGATGCAGAATAAATCGTTAAAGCAATTTCTATGTGAAGATGAAAATTTAACTCTTGAGAGGGGTGTTGAAGTTTTGCAAATGCTTTTTGGTGATCAATTTGTTATTGACGGTGATAGAGTCAACTCTACTCAAAGTTTATCATTGAATTTTTCACATAAACGCTGGTTCAAAGGAACACACATGCCTGTAAAATTTGGCAAAATTCAAGGTAATTTTAATGTAACAAATATGGATTTTAATTACAATAAAGAACTACCAATTTACGTTAAAGGAAATTGTTATCTCACTAGTAATGGATTTAAAACCATTGAGCATTTTCCTGAGTATATAGGCGCAATTCTTTCAATTTACGATAATCCAGAAATAAAAACGTATTCTAACATTCACAAACACGTAAAATATTGTGGAAAGGGAATAGTAATTGATCCTCTTCACTGCCCATATCTTGGTTTTCTTTTAGTTAAAGATAACTTATCAATTTTTAACATCAAATCATATTTAACTTTTGATATTTCAGTAGTAATGGGCGACCCTCATAATGAAGAAGCTTTTCAAGCAAAGCAAATCATTAACGATTACAAAGTTAAAAACGGCGATTTACTTGATTGCAAAGCTGAATTAATAGAACAAGGACTTACAGAGTTTGCGAAAATATAATATCTATCGATAATCTTATTCAGATTAGCCCATAAATAAATGAAAGTACCAATCTTTCATATTTTATGGCAAACATATACATCAAAAGAGCTTTCGCAGAAAGTGAATATACGTACAATGAAGTTCTTGAACTCGAACGTTGTACAAATGATCCAATCTACTTCATAGAAAAATACGTAAAGGTTCAGCACCCAACACGAGGACCTGTCCCATTTATTCTGTATGACTACCAGAGACACATGATCGATGTCATACATAACAATAAAGACTCGATTATCTTGTGTTCCAGACAGCTTGGTAAGACCACGGTAGTAGCAATCTATCTACTTTGGTTAACCACATTTTTTGAGGACAAGCTTGCTATTATTGCATCAAAGGCAAACAGTCACGCGATTGAAATTATGTCTCGCATTAAGTTTGCTTATGAGGAACTTCCGCACTGGTTAAAAGCAGGTTGCAAATATTACAATCGTCACAGCATTGAATTTGATAACGGCTCAATCATAAAGTCAGAAGCAACAACTGAAAAAACAGGTCGAGGCAGTTCGCCATCAATTTTGTTCCTTGACGAAATTGCATTTATTTCTCATAAAATTCAGGAAGAGCTTTGGGCGTCATTAACACCATCTCTTTCTACTGGTGGTAAATTTATTCTCACCTCAACACCAAACGGAGACTCTGATCTTTACGCGACTCTCTGGCGCGGCGCAATGGCTGGTACAAACAATTTTAAGCCGTTTAAAGCGCTATTTCACCAGCACCCTGAGCGTGGTCCAGAATCTGGTTACTATGAAGAAATGAAAGGTAAGCTTGGTGAGATTAAGACTCGACAGGAATTAGACTGTTGCATTGGTGAAACTGAAGTAACAGTTGAAAATAAAAATAAAATACAAAATATTTCAATAGAAAAATTATTTGAACTTTTATGACAAACATAAATCATAGACAAATTTGGCAAAATAATTTCGGTTCAATACCAATTGATGAATATGGCAGAAGCTATGAAATTCATCATATAAATGGCAATCATTTTGATAATTCAATTGAAAATTTAAAATGCGTTTCAATTGATGAACATTTTCAAATTCATTTAAGTCAAGGAGATTTTGGTGCGTGTTTTTTAATTGCTCGCAGAATGGGATTATCATCTGAAGAATTAAGCAATTTGCAAAAAGGAAATAAATTATCTGAAATTACAAAAGCTAAAATTTCAATAGCGCATAAAAGGGGACATTTTGAAGGTAAAATTAAATCATGGAATGAAGGATTTAAAGGGTATAAATTGAAGCTAAAAATTCAACGAAAAGGAAAACGTTTTTCTTCAAAAATATCAGAAGAAGATGTTATCAAAATTAAAAATGATTTTATTGAATGGAAAAAAACTCAGCCTAACAAATTACCATTTAAACTTTCACATGAAAAAGCTTTTGCACGTTTAATAAAACCAAAATTCCCGTTATTAAAAACAGACGTAACTATAGTTAATATTCTTAAAGGCAAATCATGGAAACCAGAGATTTTGAATATAAACCCAATTTAAAAAAGTTAAAAATTAAAACCTTATTTGGAATGAAATCATTTGATGGAATAAGAAAAATACTTAAAAAAGGTTTAATTGAAATTCAGACACACCATTTTAATTTAAAATGTTCATTGACCCATAAAGTTTTAACTGAACGAAATTGGATTTCTGCAGATGAATTACAGGTTGGTGAAAAAATTGAAACTATTAATGGTGAAGAAGAAATTATTTCAATTTCAATAGATCATGAAAAAGAAGAAACTTTTTATGATTTAGTAAATGTTGAAGGTGGAAATACATATCTAACCAATGGAATTGTTTCACATAATTGTGAGTTCTTATCATCTGATGCACTATTAATTAATACTTTGCGCCTTATTGAGTTAAAAGCTTCCCTACCAATCTCTGAAGAACTCGGATTTAAATACTGGAAACCGATTGGAGGTCGCGGAAAAGTTTATCTGATGAGCGTGGATATAGCAACCGGAAACGGTAATGATTTCTCAGTTATTGATGTGTTTGAATTTCCATCTCTTGAACAAGTGGTTCAATGGCGCTCAAACGTTATGAACATTCCGATGCTTTACCAAGCAATAAAATACATGCTTTCAATGTTGACAAGACAAGATTCACACGGATTTAGACCTGATGTTTTTTGGACATTTGAACGTAATGGAGTTGGTGAAGCAATCAAAGCGCTCCTTTTCAATGATGAAAAACCAAATGAATTTGCTGAACTTGTAAGCGATAAGCCAGATGAAATGGGAATGAACACGTCTGGTAAGACAAAAATTCTTGCATGCCTTCACGTAAAGCAACTTGTTGAAAAACAAAAAGATGGATTAAAGCTAAATTCAGATAAAACAATTTTTGAGCTTCAAAATTTTGTTGCTTCTGGCGGTTCCTACGCAGCAAAGAAGGGAGCAACAGACGATACTGTTTCATCTCTTCTTTTGATATCTAGACTGTTAAAGCAAATCTGTATGTACGATGACCGCGCAATTGATATTCTTTACGATTATTCTAACCAATTTGATGACACACAAACAGAAGCACCTATGCCTATTTTAATCGTGTAATAATATTGAAACAATTTGGTGATATGATAAACTTTTTGAGGTAGGCTTATGTTACGCGTAAAAACTTGTTGGATTTCAGATCTTCATCTTGGTAGTACTCAGTGTCAAGCTGATAAACTCCTTGAGTTTCTTAAAGTGCTTGATGCTCAAAAGCTTTACTTAGTCGGTGATATTATTGATTTTTGGGCTCTTTCAAGAAAATCATTTTGGCCAACTGATCACAATACAGTGGTTCAAAAAATACTTCGAATGGCGCGGCATGGTGTTGAAGTCATTTATATTCCAGGTAATCATGACTCTCCAGTACGTGATTTAGCTGATATGACATTTGGAAATGTACAAGTTAAGCTAGAAGATATTCATGAGCTAAAAAATGGTAAAAAGTTTTTAGTTACTCATGGCGACCAATTTGATACAATATCAAAGCATTATGGTTGGCTTTCAAAATTCGGCGCCATAGGCTATGACATTTTGCTTCAGCTAAATCGTTTTACACGATTAATTCAAAAGCTTTTTAACATTGAATCTCACTTTTCACTGTCTTCATTTATAAAGTACAAAGTTAAGAACATTGTAAAATTTATAAGTGATTATGAGAATGAAATTTGTGAAATTTTAAAGAATGAAGAACTAGATGGAATAATTTGCGGGCATATTCATCATCCTGAGCTAATAAAAAATAATGATTTCATTTACTTGAACTGCGGTGATTGGGTAGAAAGCTTAACAGCAATTATTGAAACTTATGAAAATGAATTAATTTTAATTAAAAAAATTGAAAATGACATTATTGAAATTAAAAAATTATCCATCTAAATAAAAATCCAAGATTTTTAGTGGCCGTTTCTTTTAAAAATGATATTTTTTGATCAATTTTAAACGTATATTGACTTTTTACTTCAATAATAGTATTAATTTTTGGAATAAAAAAGTCAGGATAATATCGCTTAATTTTGTTATCATATTCATAGATAATTTTGGGCATATCTTTTTTAGAAAAAAGAATTTCTTCTTCATTAAATCCTTCATCTAATAACAAAGAAAATGCCTTTGGCTCAAATCCTTGTAATAAAATTACTTTACCGGATGGTAAAGTAAATTCATGTTTCTTTTTAAATCTGTTATTACAACAAATTTCTGCTACTGATGGAATATGTGCTGGATAAAATACATCATATTTTTCATTTAAAACTTGTTGTAAATAATTTTGATCAAAATTATGTGGACGTTTATATTTTTGCATCATTGTTTGAGCTTTTTTAAATTTTATGCTGTCTAATTTACTAATATTATCCACTCCATATCTTTTAATTAAGGTAAATTTACATTTTTGTTTAACATCTTTACGTTGAAAGACATTAGTAATTCCATATTTTTCTAAAAGACTTTTTTCTAAATTTTGCTTTATAAGCTGTTTTCCTTCATTGCTTGATGCTTCTCTTTTAGAATGAAATAATGCATATCCATATTGTAATCCAGGAAAATCAATTTCCCGTCGAGTTGCCGGGCCACGCCGCCACATACATTCAAGTCCGCTAATTGGACATATTGGAACATTTACGTGACCTAATAACAAGTGATATATTTTACGTTGAAAATTCCATTCATTTGGAATTTTCAACGTTTTAAAAGCATTTTCGATTTCAAAAAACCAACTTTCTTTTTGAATAAAAAATAGATTTCTTCGTTTTCTTTTTGGATTTGATAAATATTCAAGAATTTTACTTTGTATAATAATCATGTTAATATCTCCACTATTAGCATAATAAACTATTTATAGGAAAAAATAATGACAAAATTGCTAATTGTAACTGATGCGTTTAGACCTCAAGTATCAGGCGTAGTTCGTACACTTGAAAAAACTATTGATGGGCTTTCTGCTCATTTTAATATTACAGTAATTCATCCAGAGATGTTTAAAACATTTCCTTGCCCAACTTATCCTGAAATTAAGTTAGCTTGGCCTGGAATGAAACGATTAGCAACACGAATAAAGCACGCAAAACCAGATTTTATTCACATTGCAACTGAAGGTCCTTTAGGGCTTTTAGCCCGCTGTTACTGCGTTAAAAATAATCTCAGATTTACAACCGCATATCATACAAAGTTTCCTGAATATATTGAAAATAAGTTAAGTGTTCCTGCCAGCTTAACTTACAAATACTTCAAATGGTTTCATAAACCTGCTTCTCGCGTCTTTGTCGCAACAGAATCACTTGAAAATGAATTGAAAGCTCGAGGCTTTCAAAACCAATTTTGGCGCTGGTCTCGTGGTGTCGATATTGATCTTTTTAATCCTTCACGCGATTATAAAAAAGGACCACCGTTTGCTCTTTATGTAGGTCGAGTTTCAAGTGAAAAAAATATTGAAGCTTTTTTAAATGCAAAAACAGCATTTTTAAAAATAGTTGTCGGTGATGGCCCGCAACTTGAACAGTATAAAAAGCAATATAAATGTGATAGTATAATATTTGTTGGAGCTAAGCATTCAACAGACTTAGCTAATTTTTATGCTTCTGCTAAGGTAGTAGTTTTTCCATCAAAAACTGATACGTTTGGTTTGGTAACTCTTGAGGCTTTAGCAAGCGGAACGCCAGTGGTTGCGTTTAACGTGCCTGGTCCTGGTGATGTATTGCCAGCATACTTAAAGGGGTATCTATCAAACGTAGGAACTCTTGTAGAAAGCGATAATGAAATAGGAGCCGCAATTAATTATTATTGTGAATATTATAAAAATGAAGTTCCTCGTCAGTATGTGCTTGACAATTTTACGTGGGAAATAGCTACTCAGCAATTTAAAGATGGTTTAGTTTTGATGAAATGAATGATAAAAAAGAGGTTATTAAGATGCTTAAATTTTTGATGATGTTATTTCTTTCAAATCTTGCTTTTGCCAGTAGTCCTAATGTTTCAACCGCTACGTATGATATCCCTGAGTTAATGATTTTTCGTGACGATGGCGTAAAGATAAATATCAAAGATGAAACAATGGGGTACAAACCCATTGCCATCAATTTTGTTTTTACCACGTGCGCTGGCATTTGTCCTGCGTTAAGCCGCACGTTTGTAGCAGTTCAGAAGCAATTAGGCGAGGACGCTTCGAAAGTTCATCTCATTTCATTTTCAATTGACCCTGAAAATGACACTGTTAGCGTCTTACAGGAACATATGAAAAAATTAAAGACGCAACCAGGTTGGAATTTTTACACTGGAACCTTTGATCAAATTATTCAAATTGAAAAAGCATTTCACGCTTATTTTGGTGATAAAATGAATCACCAGCCGTTAACCATTATTCATCGACCTGGTGAAAGTACTTGGACTCGTATTGATGGTTTCGCCACAGCCAATCAAATTGTGTCAGAGTTGAGAAAAAACGATGAAGTTGTTACCATAAAATAATGAAATTCACAAAGTGCAATAATGTTTGGTACAATTAATTGTACTTTTTTAAAAATTGTGCTATAATAAGCACATGAACACTGATATGGCTGGGCCTGACGCTAGAATTGAAATCATTGACGACATTTCACTTACTCTGAGACTTCGTCATGATTTCATTTATGAAAGTCGTTTTACGCCTACTTCAGTTCACTTAGACGTTTGTAGAAATAACCAAACGGTAACACTCTATTTACAACTTATGCCTAATTATGAAATTTTAATTTCATTTGAAGGCATTTTTTACCAAACCGTTACAACAGATGAAGCGCTTTCGTTAATTGAAATGTTGATTGAGGAACATAATGGAACTTTTTAACAAGCTCTACATTGCTCTCACCTCGAGCTCAATTGCGCATAACATGCGTTCTATTCGTGAAAACAGCCCGTATCATCGTGAGGAAAATGTGTGGAAGCACACGTTGATGACACTTGACTCATACTGCGTAAACATTGGGCCGCACCGCACCCAACGGATGGAGCTTATCACGATGACAGCTCTGCTTTTTCATGATGCTGGAAAGCCGCTGTCACGTCAAGAAAAGTACAGTGACAGCCGTGGCAACTATCAAACTTTTGGTGGTCATGAACCTGTTTCAGCTCGAGTGTTTGAAGATTTCATGATGACAAACCCCGAACTTATGGCTGAACTTCGCTTTGACAGCAATGAGTGGCGTTTGATTAAGTGGTTGATTGAAAATCATCTTCCGTACGACATTAAGGATAACCAAAAGTGTCGCGCTTTGATAACTGATTGTCATTCACACGGTCTGGGAGCGTTGCAAATGTTCTTAGATGTTTTGCGCTCTGACGCAAGAGGCCGCATCTCTGATGATCATGAAGCGAAGCTCTCAAAGGTCGAGCAATGGATTGCCGAGTTTGTTACTTTGGAACCTTTGTCTTACAGAATAGTTGAGCAACCGCAGCCGGCAAATCATAAGATTGCTACATTTTTGATTGGTCCTTCTGGTGCTGGTAAGTCCACGTATGCCCGTCAATTGGCTACTAATGCCAAGATTTTTTCACTCGATGAGCTTCGCTTGGAGTTTTACTTTACGTCAGGTTTTAAGACATCAAATAATTCTAAGCGTGATTACGCACTCGCTTGGAAGTATTGCACAATGGAAAAGTCAAAAGAATTTGACCAGTTTTGGAGAGCTCGTTTTATTGGATTAATGAACGCTGGTCACGATTTGGTTATTGACAACGTGAACTCGACCAGAAAGTCTCGCGCGTTCTATGTTGCAGAGCTTCGCAAGCGCAATTATTTCATTGTTTCAATGGAATTTCCGATTGCGCTTTCTACGGTAATTGAGCGTCAATTGTTGCGTGATGATAAGGAAGTACCAGTTGAGAGTGTAACGCAGCAATACTACGCTATTAGTCAGCCGCGAGTTGGAAGCGAGGTTGATGAAGCGTACGTAATATTTGATGGAAACTTTCAAAAATCTGCTGCTAAGCACTACAAAGTAGTGTACAACAGCTGATTTCTTGTTATAATAACACTTACCCGCTGATAAGGGAACCTATTATAGGTTCCCTTCCTCTTTTGTCTAAGACTTCCCCTTGTTGATATGCCCAATTTATTTGGGCTTTTGTTGCCGTTGTCCTACAAAAACTGTTGACAGTCTATAAATAACATTGTCACCTGCCAAACAGGTGTCATTTGTACGTTTATTTGTTTATTTTGTTTAGGAGAATATTATCATGGCATCAGAACGTTTTACCCGTTTAACTGGAAATTACAACAAATCTGCTAATTCCGAATCACCATACAAAAAGTTTTTTCCATTCTGGAAAATGGAAGATGACACAACTACAGTTGTTCGTTTTCTTCCTGATCGCAACGAAAGCAATCCATTAGGTTTTCTAGTAGAAAATCTTCAACATGAGCTCACCATCAACGGTGAAAGAAAGCGCGTTCCTTGTTTGTCAATGTATGGCGAAAAATGTCCTATTTGTGAACTCTCTCGTAAGTATTACAATGAGAAAAACGAAGATCTTGGTTACAAGTACTATAAGAAAAAGTCCTATATCGGACAAGTCATCGTAGTTGAATCTCCAATTGAGACTAACGATTCTGACCTAGTAAAGCTTATTGAATTTGGCCCAAAGATTTTCAAAGCAATTCAAGCTGGATTTAAATCTGGTGATCTTGAAGAAAGTCCAGATGATATGAAAGCTGGTTACAATTTTCGCATCAAGAAGACAAAGTCTGGTAAGTGGTCAGATTACGGAACTTCAACATTTTCACCAAAGCAAACTCCTCTTGACGACTCTCTTATTGAGAGTTTAACTCGATATGATCTATCTGAATATCGTACACCGTACATGGATTATGATACTGTTGCAAACATGCTTCTCGCTGATCAAACTGGCGCAAGTTATGAAGGCGATACAGATTCTGGTCATGAAATTCCTGATGATTCAAGTACGACATCAAGTTTAAAAACTGAAACTACAGAATCTTCTGCTCCGTCACAATTTAATGCTTCTGAATCAAATGATGATAAATTTGATTCAGCTGAAAATAATACAAGCAAAGCTTCAGCTGTTCTTGAAAGATTAAAGAACCGCAAGGCAGCACGTCAGACAGCCGAGTAAAAACTTAGGAATTAAAAGGCAAAGCATTTAATGCTTTGCCTTTGGAGCTTGTTATGTTACCATTTTTGAATAAATTTAAAAAGACGATTGATAAACTAGAAACAGTTTATACGTCATTCGGACCGCCTGATTTTTGGTATAATACCGGAAATTACGCGATTAATAAAATTATGTCTGGTTCTTTTACCAAAGGCATTCCACAAGGTAGAATTACATGTTTAGCTGGTCCATCTGGTGCCGGTAAATCATTTTTACTTTGTAACATTTTACGAGATGCTCAGAAGCAAGGAGCATTTGTTTTAGTTCTTGATTCCGAAAATGCTCTTGATGATAACTTTATGTCAGCTATCGGAATTGATACATCACCTGATAAGCTCATGTACGTTGGCGTAACGCTATTCTCTGATGTTGTTTCTGTAATTTCAGATTTTATTCAGAGTTATGAAAAGGAATACGGCAAGGATAATCCTAACTCGCCTAAAGTTGTAATAGCACTTGATTCACTTGATATGCTTTTGACAGATTCTGAAGTTTCTCACTTTGAATCAGGCGTTCAAAAAGGCGATCAAGGACAGCGAGCCAAGCAGTCAAAGCACATGCTTAGAACTGCTGTTTCACGAATAAAGCGATTGCCGATGGCAATGATTGTTACACATCAAGTTTACGCAAACTCTGATTTGCTAAACGGTGAAGGTAATTGGATTATCAATAATGCAATTCGTTACTCTGTTTCTCAAATCCTGCTTATCACGAAGCTTAAATTAAGAGAGGCCGGCGAAGTTCTTGGTATTCGCATGAGAGTAGAATGTTTTAAATCACGCTTTGCAAAACTTGGTAGTCGAGTTGAAGTCGATGTTCCGTACACAAAGGGAATGAGTCCTTATTCTGGATTTCTTGATCTTATGGAAGCAGCTGGGATTGTAACTTCTGCAGGTGCCTGGAAAACATTAGTTATGCCTGATGAACAAATCAAGTTTCAATCAAAACAGCTAAATGAAGAGTTGGTCTCAAAAATGTTGAGTCACCCAAAAATAACCGGTGAAGAAATAGCCATAACAACACTCATAGACTCAATGTCAGAAGACCCTGAACAAGAACTACAAACGGAGGCAATCCAATGAAACGAAAGGACCTTGATTTTTACAATGTTGAAGTTGTAATTGAAATTGTAAACGGCGGTTTTATTTTAAACTACCCAACTTTTGAAAATGCTGGAAATGCAGATGAATTATCTAGCGTTGGACAACGTCGTGAAGTTTTTCACACCCGCGCCAAATTAAATAAAAAGTTAAAAGAAGTAGTCGATAATCTAACTGAAAAATAATTCTAACTTGGAAGCTCGTAAAGAGCTTCATTTTACGTGGAGCTTTTTATGAGCTTGCTTTTTGATACTAGTGCAATCGAAAAGTTACAAGAAACAGGAATTAAAAAATTCCGAATAGAAATTAATAATAACGATGAATTTAGTATTGTTCAAATTGATGAAGTTGAATTGCCGGATATTGCTGACGCTATTGTAGAAATTCAAGACATTTTAGTGTATATTGATTTTATAAGCTACACCATTCTCGTAGAAAGCGTTGTTAAATTCGATACTACGTTAGATACTTTTATTGTTGATTCTCAATATGTTTCATGATATCATAAAAAATAATGAATTACTAGTTCATAAAATACTTGATTATTCAGATAAAATTGATGAGGCGGCGCCTATCTTTGATATTGAGGGTAAGCGAATTGAAACGCTACACCGTGAGTTACCTAGTAACTTAGTTCGTTATCGTCAAATAGCTGATGAGTTAAAAACTCTAGAACAATTTCTCCTTATTAAAAAGGAAAAAGCTGAGTCTGACGCGTATCGTAAGTTTAAAGAAGGTTCAAACAGAGCCCTTCAACCATCAGATATCAAGGCCTATGTACCTGGCGATAAGGATGTTATAAGTTGGGCTGAACTTGGACTAGAGGTTACTCTTCTTAGAAGAAAAGCTGAATCAATTGTTGCCGCTCTAGAAACTTGGAGTTGGCGAATTAGCGACATAACAAAATTAAGAATTGCAGAATTGCAAGACGTTATCCTGTGATAAAGTGTTACATTACAGTTAAAGATGAAGTTTGGTGTATTATCTCTGGGTTAAAACCGTCACACGCTGAGGTCCTCTGGGATAAGTTGGGGCCTCACAAAGATGGTTACTTTTGGAGCCCACAATATAAGCTTGGACGCTGGGATGGTAGAATCAGATTTTTTAACAAACAAACTGGTAAAACTTACTATCGACTATTAACTACCATTGTTCCAATGTTGGCAGCTTGGGACTATGATATTGAGTTAAGAGATGAACGAAAACCAATTGAAAATATTCCAGCTTTAGTTTGTGAAAACTTCTTTGCAAATGAAAAGATAAAACTTAGACCTTATCAAGTAGAAGCTGTTAATCTTGCCATTGATGCAACCTCAGGATTTATTATTGCTGGAACTGGAGCTGGTAAATCACTTATTTGCGCTGCGCTTTGTGACACTTATGGTCGCTCAGGGTACAGAACAATAACAGTAGTTCCATCAGCTGATTTAGTACGACAAACAGCTGATTGGTATGAAATCTGCGGGCTAGATGTTGGCATTTATTGTGGTGATAAAAAAGAAATTGATCACCAGCATGTAGTGGGCACGTGGCAAGCACTTCAAAACAACCCTCATTTGTTAAGTTTTTTTCAATGTTTTGTTTGGGACGAAGTACACGGCGCCGCCGCTAATGTAGCTCAAAAGTTAATGAATGAAAATGGAGTTCATATTCCATTTAGATATGGAGTAACTGGAACATTTCCAAAACCTGAAGTTGATAAGCTTTCACTTTATTCTTCAATTGGAGATATTTTAACTGAAATACCAGCTAGTTGGTTAATTGAAAATGGTTATCTAGCTGAAGTTGAAATTGAGCCTGTTGAGTTAAAAGAAAACGTGGATGAGGAGTTCATTGATTACGCTTCAGAGCGAGCTTACTTAGCTAAGTCTCCAAGTAGAATAGATTTTATTGCGGATTTAATCATTGCAAAAGCTGAAACTTATGGAAACACCCTTGTGTTAGTTAGCTCAATTCAATTCGGCAAGAAACTGCAAAAGTTAATTGACGGAAGTGTTTTCCTCTACGGCGCTTCTGAAAAAGAAGAACGAAAAGAAAATTATGATCTTTTTGAAACTGAAAATAACTTAATTGTAATTGCCACGTTTGGTATTGCGTCAACTGGCATTTCAATCAATAGGGTGTTTTGCGAAGTTATGATTGATGGCGGAAAATCATTCATTAAAGCAATACAATCAGTTGGTCGTGGAACACGACTTGCGCATGACAAGAAAAAAGTTCATGTAGTAGATTTACATAGCTCTCTTAAGTGGTCAAAAAAGCACTTTAGAGAACGTAAGAAATATTTTAAAGCAGCACAATACACACTTCTTCCTTTAGTTAATTATAAAATAAGAAACTGACATGTTATGTTTTCCTGAAATAAATAAACCTTATATTATTGAATCTACAGATTCACCAATTGCTGTAAAATACTTTTGGGCATTTAGCGCAACTTTAGCTGATTTTATTCTCAAACCGTTTACATACTTTGAAGATACAATTGGCAACGCAGTTTCTGTTGAAATCAATAATTTTAATTTCATGATGCCTAGTTCTTGGCATATTTTAATTATTGATCCTGAAACTAGCATGGTTGATACTGTTCCAATTGCAAGTTGTGCTCATCAACCATCGTACGCTGTATTAATGACACCTTCACCGCATGATCAAAAGCAAAGAACAGCAAAAATTAACATTATAGATTTTCATGAAAATGAAAATATTAGCTTAGTTCATCCAATGGTTCAAAAACAGCATGCGCTCTGTCACCCAGCAGGTTTAGCAAATGCTCACTTTGATAATGTAAATAATGAAGTTCACGTCGGCGTTTCAATTGGTCCACATGATTTACATAAGTATTTGAATGGATTAACAATAGGTAATATTCTTAGCTACTAAGCTTTAAAAATGCTGCTTTGAAGCTGTATAAATAGCCCTATCATTCCTCAAATAATACATCATGATAGGGAGCATTTATGCCTTCAGAACACGACTTTTCTCCAGCCTTTGTTAAAGCTTTTAATTTTTCAATGAAATATGAAGTTGGGCCACGTTTTAACCCAACAGATCCAGATGTAATTATAGGTGCCTGTGGAACTAAAGAGCAACAACGAAAAACCGGATATGTTAATGACGCGGCTGACCGGGGCGGCGAAACAAAGTTTGGCATCGCAAAAAACTCACACCCGTCTCTTAATATAAAAACGTTAACTTTGGAACAGGCAATGGGTGTTTATGAAAGAGGATATTGGCAAGCTGGTCACGCTGATGATTTGCCTGCTAATTTAGGTATTGTTCATTTTGACGCGTGCGTCAACCATGGTAACGGCCGAGGCATTAAGATGCTTCAAGAAGCAATAGGCTGTAAAGCAGACGGTCTTTTTGGAAAAGGTACGTTAGCGGCTGCTCAATCGATTGATGAAAATAAAGCCATAAAAAATTACTTAGATATACGTTCTCGTTTTTTTAAAAATTTAGCTTTACGAAATCCTTCACAAAATAGATTCTTGAATGGTTGGTTATCTCGAGTTGAAAGCATACGTTCGCTGCTTTCATGAGTTGATTACAATTTCTGATATCTTTGATATAATAATGTAGTTAACCTAGGCTTTACTTAGTAAGGACATAATAATGACAAATGAAATCTTTATAATAAAAAGAAATGGAAATCGTGAAGCTCTCAATTTAGAAAAAATGCACTTTGTCGTCGAGCAGAGCTGCGAAGGTCTAAATGGAGTTTCTGCTTCTCAAATTGAGATGACTTCAAACTTACAGTTTAAAAATGGGATGACAACTGATGAAATTCAAAATATTTTAATAAAATCTGCGTCAGATTTAATTTCATTAGAAACGCCGAATTATCAGTACGCCGCCGCTCGTCTTCTTCTTTGGTCACTTCGTAAGCAAGTATTTGGTCGCTTTGAGTACTTTTCATTGACAGAATTGCTAGAGCGAAATATTTCAGTAGGAGTTTATGATGCTGAGATTTTGAAAAAATACACTCCAACTGAGTTAAAAAAATTAAACACCTTCATTAAGCATGAGCGTGATCTTGATTTTACCTATGCTGGATTGCAACAACTTGTTGATAAGTACCTTGTACAAGACCGTGGAACTAAACAAATTTTTGAAACTCCACAATTTATGTTCTTGCTCGTTGCCGCTACTTTATTTGCTGAATACCCTGCCGAAACTCGTTTAAAATACGTAAAAGACTATTATGACGCACTTTCAACTTTCAAGATTAATTTACCAACTCCTGTCTTGGCTGGGGTTCGTACGCCCATACGTCAGTTTGCTTCTTGTGTACTTATTGATGTCGGAGATTCTCTCGACTCCATTTTCAGTTCCAACACTGCTGTTGGAAAGTATATTGCTAGGCGCGCTGGTCTTGGTATAAATTTTGGCCGCATTAGAGGCATAAACTCAAAGATTAGAGATGGTGAAGTTTTACATACTGGTGTAATTCCATTTTTAAAGGTATTTGAATCTACAGTTCGTTCTTGTTCTCAAAACGGAATTCGCGGCGGCAACGGCACAATCAACTTCCCAATCTGGCATCAGGAAATTGAGGACATTATCGTTTTGAAGAACAATAAGGGAACTGAAGATTCTCGTGTTAGAAAGCTCGACTACTGCATTTCTCTTAGCAAGCTATTCTACGAACGATTTATTTCCGACGGTGAAATCAGTCTGTTCTCACCTCATGAGGTTCCTGGACTTTATGAAGCTTTTGGAACTTCGGCTTTTGATGAGCTCTATTGTAAATATGAAAAGGATAAAAGTAAAGTAAAAAAGAAAATAAAGGCTCGTCAGCTTTTTATTGATATTCTAAAGGAGCGAATTGAAACCGGTAGAATCTATTTAATGAACATTGATCATTTTAACGATCATAGTTCATTTCTTGATAAAATTTATATGACTAATCTCTGCACAGAAATTAGTCTTCCTACCGCACCAATAAAATCCATGGATGATGAAGAAGGCGAAATTGCGCTTTGTATTCTTTCATCTTTAAATGTTGGACTTATTAAGTCTAATGAGCTTGAATATGTTTGCGAACTTGCAGTTCGCGCGCTTGACGCTCTAATTGATTATCAGGATTATCCTGTTAAGGCTGCAGAAATCACAAAACTACGTCGTTCTCTTGGAATTGGTTTTACAGGTTTAGCTCATTATCTTGCAAAATGTAAGCGTGGTTACGAGGAAAAAGAAGCTGCAATTTTAGTTCACCGTTTAGCTGAAGCGACCCAGTATTATTTACTAAAAGCATCAAATAAGCTTGCTCAAGAAATTGGTCCTTGCGCATACTTTAATCGTACAAAATATTCTCGTGGAATTTTACCAGTTGATACTTATAAAAAAGATATCGATGCCTTAATTGGTGATGGTTACCTTGAGTTGAATTGGGAAGAACTTCGCGATAATATTAAAAAATATGGATTAAGAAATTCGACTTTAACAGCGCAAGCGCCAGTTGAAAGTTCAAGTCTTGTTACAAATTCAACTAATGGTATTGAACCGCCACGCGCCCTACTTTCAGTTAAAAAATCAAAGAAAGGAGTTATTAAGCAAATTGTTCCACAATTTGAAAAGTTGAAAAATCAGTATACTTTACTTTGGGAAATGAAATCAAACTCTGGTTACATTAACATTGTTGGTGCGATGCAGAAGTTTTTTGATCAAGCAATTTCTGCAAACTGGTCATACAATCCAATGAACTATGAAAATCACGAGCTTCCTTTACAAGTAGTTATTTCAGATTGGTTTCATTCATACAAGGCAGGGTTAAAAACAAACTACTATTTGAATATGTATGATATGAAAACAGATGATAGTATTGAAGACCAACATTTAAAAAATGTAAAATCTAATGCGGAACAAAATACTGAGCATCAACAAGAGTACTTAACCGCTGAAGAAGAACATTGTGAATCTTGCACAATTTAAGGAATAAAAATGAGAACTGTTTATAATAAAGAAGTCGTAGATTTTACAAAACAACCGTTATTTTTTGGTGAAGATTTAAATATTCAGCGATATGATGTATTTAAGTATCCTGTACTTGATAAGCTTAATGAAAAAATGCAAGGTCTTTACTGGCGCCCAGTAGAGATTTCTCTTCAAAAGGACCGATCTGATTATCACGCTTTTCGTCCAGAGCAAAAGTTTATTTTCACCAAGAACTTAAGCTACCAAATTTTGCTTGATTCTGTACAAGGACGTGGACCAGAAACTATTCTTCAAACCTATTGTTCAAATCCTGAACTTGAAGGTTGTATTATTACCTGGGGATTTTTTGAAGCAATTCATTCAAGAGCTTACACTCACATTATTAAAAATGTATATCCTGATCCAGCGGTTATATTTGATGATGTTTTAAAGGATGAATATATTCAAAAGCGCGCGCAATCAGTAACAAAATACTATGACGAGTTTCTTCATGATTCAAAAAATTATGATGAACACAGAGATGAATTTAATAGACTTAAGGCTAAGCGTTCACTAGTAAAATTAATTTACAACATTAATGCGCTAGAAGGCCTTCGTTTTTATGGCTCATTTGCAGTAACGTTCGCATTCGGCGAGCTAAAATTAGTTGAAGGTTCAGCTAAAAATATTTCATTGATTGCAAGAGATGAGATTCAGCATCTTGCCTTAACTCAACATCTTATCAAATTTTGGCAAAAAGGAGATGATTCAGAAATCTTAGAAATTTTAAATGAATCTAATTTTGCTGAAGAAATGCGGCAAATGTATGCTGATATTTTGATGGAAGAAAAAGAGTGGAATGCTTATATGTTTAGTGAAGGCTCAATTATTGGGTGTAATGAGCGGCTTCATAATGATTATCTTGACTACATTTCAGGTCATCGTTTAAAAGCTATTGGATTAGAGCCAATTGAAAAGCAAACCCAGAATCCTTATCCTTGGACAAATCACTGGTTAAGCTCATCAGGGCTTCAAGAAGCGCCGATGGAAACGGAGAAACAATCGTATCTTATTGGAGCAATCAAGGCTGATATTGATTATGATAATTTTTCAAACTTTTCATTATAGAAACTGATTTAGAAAACTATAAATACAGTATGTTTAATTTTTGCATGCTCTATTTTATGGAACCTTTATTTGTATATTTTGTTTATGGGTTAATTGATAAAAGAACCGATTTACCCTTTTATATTGGCAAAGGAAAACACGATAGACCATTTCAACATTTTGCACCACAATCGATAAAGCGTGATAAAAAAAGAAATTCTCGAAAATTAAATAAAATTTTAAAATTACAATCATTAGGTTTTGAAATTCCAATTGTTTATTACGCATATTTTATTAATGAGCAAGACGCTTATGATTATGAGACTCAACTAATAATTCAATATGGAAGAAAAGGTATAGATGAGAATGGTATTCTTACAAATTTTTGTTTAGGAGCAAAACCTCCTTCTTTTAAAGGAAAAACGTTAGCTGAAATTATTGGACCTGGGTGGGAAGAAAAAGTAGAAGCTCGTCGTCAAAAGCAATTAGCTCGTGGTGGATATGGGCCTAAAAAACATAGCGAAGAAACTAAAAGAAAAATAAGTGAAAAAATGTCTGGCACGAATAATCCAATGTATGGAAGAGAAAAATCAGAAAACTTTATAAAAATAATGAAAGAAAAGATGTCAATAAAAAGTGCTGGTGCTAACAATCCTATGGCAAAAACATATGAAATTATTACTCCAAATAATGAACATTTTTTTATAACAGGTAACCTTAAAAACTTTTGTAATGATAATAATTTATTTTATGGAACTATGAAAGGGATGATTGATAAAAATAGGACTGCTAGATTTGGTAATTGTAAAGGTTGGTATATTAATGAAGTGTCGTCCAGCAAAAAAAGATGATATTGGCTTTAATGAAATAGTAGAATTTTTGAATTTACAAAAATCATATTTTCATTATTTAAAAACTGGTAAATTTCCAGAAAATGAATGTCATAAAAATGTTGAAAATTATATTTTAGAAAATAATGCTTATAAAGTTATTGGATATAATTTAATTCACGTAGAAGATAAACGTCTATACGCAATTTTTCATTCTGTAGTTTCAAAAGCTAATATATTATTTGATATTACGAAAAATTTTCTACCAAAAATATTATTTGCAGAATGTACTAATAATATAAAAATTTATTCAGCAGTAGAATATAAAAATGGAATAATAACGCCAATTGATTATAAGCAAATAATTTTATAATGGAGAATACTTATGAAATACGATTTCAACATTCAATTGAAAAATAGAAAACCGATTTCTGAAAAAGATGTTCAGAATATAAAGGCAACAATTATTGAAAATGGTGATGGCTTTACAAATGTTGATGCGATTATTCCTAATGAGACTAGAATAGTTCACGCGCTAGTTATTCGACCAGGAACGTATGAAAAATTAGTAACGATATTTGAAGAGAATATACCATCATTTTTAGTCAGACATGAATTTGTTGAATTAAAAAACCCACCGAATAATTATTTACCAGTTTTTAGGAGAATTTAATGCACGCTATAATTTATTCAAAAGAAAATTGTCCATATTGCGATAAAGCGAAATACCTTTTAGAAACAAAAGGTATTGAATATATTCAATACCTGCTTGACTATGGACAGTTAAAGAATCCAGGAGTTATTTATTATACGCGTAATGAACTTTTAAAGGCTGCTCCAGATGCTCGTTCTGTTCCACAAATTTTCATAAACGATAACCACATTGGCGGTTATACGCAATTAGAGCAATTTCTAAATAAATAGTTACATAATAGAGACGGTGCTGAGCACCGTCTCTCATACTTATAACACCATATGTTCAAATTTTTTGAGAGTTATAAGTATATGTGGCACGACTTTATAAACAGTCTTTTGGATCAGATTTTATCAAGCCATTTTTGGTCGTCATTATTCATTCTTCTTTTCTTCACTTTATTAATTTATGGCATTCAGCGCGCCGATAGTCTTGAATGGTCGGATTTAATAACAGCTAAAGGAACCAATCGAGTATCTCTTACAAAACTTCTCCAATTTATTGGAGGTATCGTTGGAACCTGGGTTATTATTCGAATGACTATTTTTGAAAAACTTACATGGGATATGTTCGCTACATATCTTACTTATGTTGCCTCAAGTGAAGGCTTTAGTAAATTTATCGCTGCTAAATATGGGGTAAAAATTGAAAATAAGGAAAAAGAAAATGATGAACCACCTTCACCAAAGAAGATTTTTGGAGTTTTTTGAGCTTTAGTCTAATAAAATCATTTCAAATAATAAATAAGAAAAACATCTTAACTGAGGACGTGAAATGATTTTACAGTTTCGTCACGGTGTTCTTAATGCACCACAAGACAATTTAGGCAACTTTAGTTCGCTGCGCTTGAGCTCTGATCCTACTCGTGTAGATTTAAGCACATCTAATGGGCCACTCTATATTACGATAGCTCATGGTACATCAAATTATATTATTGAATTTAATAAAACAATTCAAAAGGCCTGGGGTCCATTACCAGCAAATGCGGATTTGTATGTTGAAATCAGTCAAATAACTGGTCAGCCATCGTTTACATTTTCAACTTTACCATTTTTAGTTCAACATGGTGTGCCAGCTACAGCCGGTGTTGGTCAAACAGTTTTTGATCTTGACGCTAACGTAGTTAAAGAGTGGGATGGTAATCGTTGGATAACAAAACTTAAAGTTTTAGTTGGTTCAAAAGCTGGTTATAACATCACGTCTTATCCGGTAGGAAGTCAAGTTTCAATTAATGGTAATTTTGAGGGCGGCTTTATCATTGCAGATGGTGATGGTAAACCAGTTAGACGCCCTAATGGTGAGCTTTTAACTTCTGACGTTGATCTCAAACTTATAGGTAGTCAACAGCAAAGTAACATTAAGATTGATAGTACGATCTTTTTGGTAACAGCAATTGAACCAATTCCAGCATTCTCTGTTGTAGCGTTTGGCGGTCCTGATCAAATAAAGCTTGCGCAAAATGATCCTGTTTTAGGTGCTACGCCTATTGGTTTCTGTATTGAACCTGTTTATGTTAATGAACCTACCACCATTATTCTTAGTGGTCGTATTGTTCATAACCCAAATTGGAATTTTGATATTTCTGATGCAGGGAAAACACTGTACCTTACAGCAAATGGGCAGTTTTCTACAGTAAGACCACAACGTGACGTTTGGCATATTGGTTCAATTTTAAATCCTACAACAATTCTTTTTCAAATAGATAGAGAAGCATCCGCACCTGTAACAGCTTCATCAACAGGCATCACTTCAGTAAGTGCAGTTGCTCCACTCGCAGCAAGCACTTCTTCAGGTGCAGTGCTAGTAGCAATTGGTGAAGCAAGCGCCAGCCAAGGCGGGTACATGAGTGAGACTGTTTTTCAAACAGTAGAAAGTACAGCAGCTAACTTAGCACTTGAAATTCAAACTCGCGATAATCAAGTTCAATCTATTTTAAGTTCATTAACAGCTGAAATTCAAAATAGAATAAGCGCAGATTTATTAAAAGCTGATATAAATCATGTTCATGATATTTTAGATATAACCGGTTTACAAGCTGTTCTTGATAACAAGACAGATATCGGCCATCTTCATGACATGACAGATATCAATGGATTAATTGCTGAACTAAACAATAAATCAAATATTTCACATGTTCATAACTGGTTTGATTTAATTAATATTCCAACTGTTGCCGCCGGCTGGTTAACAGATGTTTCATTAATTGGTCACACACATCATATCGCTGATATTGTTGATTTTCCAACATCATGGGACTGGATACATATTTCAAATACGCCAACAACTTGGCAGGCATATGGAATTACAAATGTTGCCGATATAAATCATACACATCATGTTGCTAATATTGTTGATTTTCCAAGCGTGTGGGACTGGGCTAACATCATAAATACTCCTACCACACTTGCTGGTTATGGAATATCACCATCAGAGCTTGTGCATAATCACCCGTGGTTAGAGATAGTTAACACTCCTACCACACTTGCTGGTTATGGAATAAATGACGCTGCACTAGCAAATCATACTCACGGGCTTTTAAATCTAACAGATGTTCAGTTTTTAACTTTACCAGCTAATGGTGACTTGTTAAAATTCAACGGAATTACTAATAAGTGGGAAAATTCACCGCACGCTGTAGCAATTAACTCAAATTTAGGTGGTGTTCAAATAACCACTCCAGTTAATGGACAAATTTTAACTTATGATTTAAGTGGAAACTGGGTAAATGCAAATCTTCCAGCGCTTCCAACAAATTGGGACTGGGCTAATGTCGTAAACACGCCAAGCAATCTTGCCGGTTACGGAATAAATGACGCGGTTTCACTAACAACATTTAATGCGCACAATCACGCTCTTTCGCAACTTTCTGATGTAATAAATTCTACTCCTGGTAGAATTCCTGGTGATGTTTTGAAATGGGATGGTTCTCAGTGGGTAAATCAACAGTTGCCAGTTCAAGTTAATTCATTACCGTGGACAAGTATAACTGCGAAGCCGTCGACAATTAGTGGTTTCGCAATTACTGACGCGTACACAATGTCACAAGTTGATTCACTGCTTAGCAACAAGTCAAATGTTGGACATATTCATTCACTTGCATCATCAAGTGATGTCACTATAGCGTCACCATCAGCTACACAGTATCTCGCCTTTAATGGAACAACTTGGGCTAACACTCCATTTCCAACAACTTGGGCCTGGTCTAATATTACTGGCGCTCCAACAACTTGGGCCTGGTCTAATATTACTGGCGCTCCAACGTCACTTGTCGGGTACGGTATTATTGATGCTTATACCGCAACACAGGTTGATACTCTACTAAGTGGTAAAGCTGCGACAGCACACACACACGCTCTTAGTTCGTTAACTGATACTGTAATTTCGACACCAAGTGTAGATGAGTTTTTGAAATTTAATGGAACTGTTTGGGTAAATAGCCCACTTACCACTACTGTTAATTGGTCAAATATTATTGGCACTCCTACCACTCTTGCTGGTTATAATATCAGTGACGCGATTGCGACAACTGAAAAAGGTATTGTAAACGGAGTTGCATCTCTTGATGCAACTGGAAAAGTTCCATCAATTCAACTTCCAGCAATCGCAATAGTTGATACTTTTGTAGTTACAGATCAAACTCAGATGCTTGCCCTTACAGCACAGACAGGTGACGTTGCAATTAGAAGTGATCTAAACAAAAGTTTTATTTTGCAAGGAACTGATCCTTCATTGTTATCAGATTGGCAGGAGCTTTTAACTCCAACTGATTTAGTGCTTTCAGTAAATGGCCAAGTTGGCGCGGTTAGCATCACTGATATTACTGGAAACGCAGGTACCGCTTCCAATGTAAATTGGTCAGGAGTTTTAAATGCTCCTACCACACTTGCTGGTTATAACATCAGTGACTCTTATGACATTACGCAGATCAATAACTTGCTTGCTGGTAAAGCAAATGTTTCGCACAGTCACGCTATTGCTGATTTAACTGATGTTAATATTGGAACGCTAACTGTTTTAAATAACGATGAAGCGTTAGTTTTCAATGGAACAACATTAAAATGGGAGGCCGGCCAAAAGTTCTTAAACCTTAACGGTGGAACAATGACTGGCGATATCAATGTTAATAATAATATCGTCGAAAAGGCGATTTTAAAAAGCTACAGTGAACCTACTGTTAATGTTAGTATTCAAGGAACGTATGACATTGACCTTTCACAAGGTAACACACATGTTGTTACAATGACAGATAACACCGCGTTTACAATTTCAAACTTTGTTCCGGGGACATTCACATCATCGGTTACACTTGTTCTTATTCAAAACGCTTCAGGTAACAATATACCGTCATTTCCTTCTACTTTTAAATGGGCAAATGGAACATTACCTACCTTTAGTATGACTCCTGGCGGTATTGATGTTCTTACTATTATTACAACTGACGGCGGCGCAACATGGTTAGCATTTGTTGCAGGAGCAGATATGAAATTTATTCCATTAATTGCATACTGGTGGTTAACAACTACTACTGGTGGTTGGGCATTAACAGGAAATGATACTGTGACGGTTCCTACTGGGGCTGGAGGCGGAGTCGCTTTACGAGCTGAACTTATTTCACAGCACAATTTCTATATCTCTTCATTACAAAGCATTCAGCCATCAGCTCTTAAATTTGACTTTATTTTAGATGCTCCTTATGATGGAACATCATTTTTACAACAGACAATTGCTATTGCAACTCAAAACGGAACTGCTGTTACCACTGACAATGTCAATCTTGACATGAGCACAGGTTTAAATGCAGGTGATACAACAGGTTCAATAACTGTTCCATTAAATTGGACTGGAGCTCCACCTACTGATGGGCTAATGTCAATTACTTTCGTTGTTCAACCATATGACTGGTATAGCTTTAGTATGAAAATATCTGGTATAGGTGGAAATATAAAATTCTGGCAGCAGTAAAATTCATTGTACTTTTTTAGATGTTGTGCTATAATATAATTATCAACTAAAGAGCAAAAACGATGGCTACTAAAATTGTTGAACAACTACAAGCTCTCGCAAACAAAACAGCGTCAATTCACAATGTTGACGCTGTTTTGTTTTTTAAAGCATTGACTTCCTTATTAAAAGTTAAAGTATGTCCCCGATGCGGTGGCAGTGGTCATTACTCTTACAGTAACTGGTATCATAGTTCAGTTTGCTTCAAGTGTAACGGTTACGGTCATATAGGTTTTGTTCCTTCATTGAATGAAGTAGAGGTTTTTGTGGTAAATGAGGAACAAAAGATTTTGAAAAAAATTAAATCTTTACAAGTAGCAAATGATCGTAAGACTGCGAAAGTTCAAGAGAAGCGCAATGCGGTTCTTGAGGCTTTGAAGCAAAAACAAAAAGCTACTCTTGCAAATTTGAGTTGCTATCATCGTGAACTTTTTTTACAAGCTATTGATTCTGAAACTGCTAGTGTATTTGTACGTGATATTGGTTTAAAATATCACATGTATGGAACGCTTTCTGAAAAGCAAGTAGCAGCAGTCATAAAAAACGCTGAAGCAGTTATTAACGAAGCTGAAAATCCGACAGAATATCCTGAAACACACATTAAACAAAATTACGAATTTCAAGGCGTAGTTTCAAGCGTAAAAGAAAAAGCAAATGATTTTGGATGTTTTTTCCAAGTTAATTTAAAGCTTACTGATGGTCGCTTCGTAACTTTTAAAGCAAAAAATTATGATGATGTTTTAGAAATTTTTAATCCTGCAAAAGAAAATAAAATTCAAATAAAAGTTACAGGAACTGTAAAATGGGTATCAGATGATAAAAAGCTTATTTCACTTTCTACGAGATCAACTCGGTATAACCAAGAAGCAGGCAGCGCTGCAGCAGCGTAAGCAAGAAACTCTTGATAAAATTTTCATTGAGCAAGTTTGTAATTTTACTAAACTTTCACATTGTGTGTCACAACAGGTAGCATGTTTTTTTGTAGTTGACAATCGAATTGTTGCTACAGGCATCAACGGTACCGTTGCTGGTGAAATTAATTGTGATGAAATATTTACAAGAGAAGGGTTTGACCCAGCTGCTCATCGAGCTTGGTCAGACGTTCATGAAATTCACGCTGAGCTAAATGCATTAATTTGGGCAGCCCGCCGCGGAATTAGTCTTGAAGGAGCAACTGTGTATAGTTCGCTTCAACCTTGTTCGCAATGTCTAAAAAATTTAATTCCGCTTAAGGTAAAGCGGATTGTTTTTGCGCGATATTATAATCGAGTTACGAACAATGACGAAGTTATTCAGCGTCTAATTGACAATGGGATTGAATATAAATGGTGTCCTATAGACCCGATGGAAAAATAATTGCTGAACCTGAAAATGTTGAAGAATTACTTCTTCGAAATATTCCAGTTCAGCAAATTCTTGTAACACAGTTAACACCAGAAATTATTGAGTTTAATCAATTTGCTGAAACATTGCTTTTAAAAAGCAATGATGACGATAAATATACGTGGAATTTAGAATGGAATATTCCAACTAAGTATAAAACACTTGACGTTCGTGAATATTTCAATCAATTCAAAACCGGTGATGATCGAGTTGACACTAGGATTGATAACGAGTTAACACAGGTCTACAGGAGAAATCTTGTAGACTTGTTTAGAGTTATTATTTACATCGTTGATACTTTAAAAGAAAAGGCTCAGGTTTGGGGAGTAGGTAGAGGAAGTAGCTGCGCTTCATATCTTCTATTTTTAATTGGTCTACATTTAGTTGACCCATTAAAGTACAATATTTCATACTCCGAATTTTTCCATGATTGATATTTCTGCCTGACACCTATAAATAAAGTAGGTTCGCCTACTTTATAACTAATACCAAATAGTCGGAGAAATTATGGGAAGAATAACACGATCTGCGCGCGGCGAAATTGTTGATTTTGATATTTTAGAAATTCAGCAGGCTCTTGCGGCAGCCCCTATACCAGTTTCTGTAAATCAACGAAGAAAATTTATTGATGAAAAAGGTGGCTTTTCAAAAGCAACGCCTGTTGCAGAACCTGTTGAAACTGCAATCAGCGATGAAAAACAAATTAATGAGTTACCACTTGCGCTAAGAGTCAGCGCTGAAGCCGCTGCAGAATCTGCCTCGGTATCAAAGAACTCAAAAACTAAATAAAAATATTCATAAGGAAATAAGGCATATGTTAAGACCATTAGGCAATTCAATTTTATTTGCGTTCGTTGATGATCATGCTGGCGGAAATTTTATTCCAAAAACAAAATCAGGAATTTTGTTAACAAATCAAAATCTTAATGAAGCTCATGTACCGAAATGGGCCAAGGTTTTAGCAATTGGCCCTGATGTTGATGAGCAAATAAAAGTTGGATTATACATTTTGATCGAACCATTAAAATGGACGATTGGCTTCAAGCATGAAAATGTTCAAATTTGGAAAACTGATGATACTCAAGTCATGCTTGTAGACGACGAGCCACACTTTTCGTATTAAATGCTTTTTACTTTATTAGTTTTTTTATCAGCACTTACAATTGAAGTTTTAGGAAGTTGGATTTCAATTTTGGGTTGGAGTTCATTTTTCTCAAATAATTTTTTAGTTCTTGCAGTCGCTGCCTCTCTTGACCTGGGGAAAGTTATTGGTGTCTCTTTCTTGTACAAGGAATGGAATAATATTAACTTTTTACAGAAACTTTACGGGGTGCCTGCGGCTGCGACATTAATTTTGATTACTTCTGCTGGAGCTGCTGGATTTCTAGCTGCTGAATTTCAGAAATCATCAGTTCCTATAAAAGGGATTGAAACAAAAATTGAGTTGCTCGAAGCTGAAAAATCAAAGCTTGAAACGCGTAAAAGAGAAATTGATACTCAAATCGCGAACTTGCCAACAGACGTTGTTAGAGGAAGAACCAAGTTAATGGCAAATTTCAAAGCAGAACAAGAAGCAGTAACTAATCGAGTTGCCGAAATTGACAAGGAACTACCTGAGATCAAAATGACTCAGATAGATAGAAATGCCCATGTTGGGCCAATAATGTACCTTGCAGCAATCTTTGGAAAAACGCCAGAAGAAACTGTTAGTTATGCGATTTCATTAATTATTTTTGTTTTTGATCCATTAGCAATTTGGCTTCTTTTATCTGGAAACTATTTGCTATTAAAGAAAGTTCCGAAAAAAGAAGTCATAATTACTCCAGAAGAAGTAATTGTTGATTTTACACCTGATTTAGCATCTCCTGGATTTGTTAATGTTCCAAGTGGTCCTTTAGAATTAGAGCCAAAACACGACATTATTGAACCAATTGTAAAAGAAGAGCTACCATATATTCCTGAGCTAGAAGTAAAAGATAAAACGCCAACTGTTTTAACTGAGATTGAAAGTACACCCATGAGATCAAAACTTGAAGATATTGATGCCGACTCTATTCAAATTGACTTTGGTAACGTTTCAAAAAACGCGCCAATTAATCAGGTTTATAGATAAATTGTACTTTTAAAAATATAAGTTGTATAATGATTCTTTGAATCATTATGGAAGACAAATGAAGAATAAAAGTCCACTTTGGGTTGATAGATACGCCCCAACTTGTTTAGCCGATATTGTGTTTCAAGATAATTCGCAACGAGCTTATTTTGAATCAATAGTTAAAAATAAAGATCTTCCCCACTTATTGATTAGTGGAATTAAAGGAACTGGTAAATCTACTTTATCAAATATTTTAATTTCTGAGCTAGGTGTTCATGAACTTGATGTGCTTCGTATTAACTCATCAGATGAAACTGGCGTTGATACGATTCGTGAAAAGATCAGTCGATTTGCAAATGTAATGCCGTTTGGAGATTTTAAAGTAATTCAGCTCGAGGAAGCTGATTATCTTTCTCCTAACGCGCAAGCTATGTTGCGTCACATAATTGTTGAAAATACGTCAACCACAAGATTTATCGCAACATGTAATCATGAAAATCGATTAACTATTGAGATTAAGTCAAGGTTCAACCACATTAGATTTAAATCTCCGCACACTGATTCTGTAATTGAATTAGTTGTTGACATTCTTGATAAAGAAGGGGTTGACATAAACGTTGATGTGCTTGAAAAAATAATCTACTCATCATATCCAGACATTCGTCAAATAATTACAATTTGTCAAGAATCATCAAGATCAGGAGTTCTTAAAGCTCCTCTTGAAAGTGAATCAAAAAATTATCGTTATGATGTTCTTGAGCTTTTACAACAAAATAAATTTAAGGAAGCCAGAAAACTTTTAGTAGATTCAGTTAACACTGAAGATTACGAAGATTTGTTTAGATTTTTGTATACAAGTCTTGAACTCATTCCAAAGTTTAAAGTTGATGACAATAAACAAGAAAAGGCAATCATTGAAATAGCTGAGCACCTTTACAAGCATGGCATTGTGGTTGACCCTGAAATTAACTTTGCCGCATTACTTATAAAGCTAGGTGCTCTTTAATGGGAGAAAAAGTTCGAAGCTTCAAGCTTGATATTTTCTGGTTGCTTAGTGAAATTAACAAACGCAATTTCAATATTTGGGAAAGTTTAACGGTTGAACAACAAAAAGGATTTTCTCCAATTGTTGTTCAACGCTGGTTGGCAGGAACACATGATACAGAAGCACTTAGGAAGCTAAATGATAACGTAAATCCATATGTGTTTGCGCTGGGTAAATACCCTAATTTGTTGCTAAAACTGATGTCAACAACAGGAAATAAAAAAACAAATCGCTATTTTTGGAAGCCACTTAATAAAAAGAAACAAAAAAAGCTTGCGCTTGAAGTAATTGCTACAGCTCGAAATTGTTCGCTTCGAGAGGCAAAAATAATTTTTCCAGGTTATACTGATGATGATATAATAACGTTGGCCGAAGATTTAGCTTGGGAAAAAGATCAATTGACAAAATTGAAAAAAGAATTAAAAGATGGATGAAGAAACAATTCGTCGAATTGCAAAGAAGAGAAAAGCACAAGTTGAGATAAATGCAAGTCCAAGCAGTTGGACTTGCCCTCATTGTAAAAGAACTCTTGCAAATGAAACCAATTTCATGAAGCATAGTTGTCGTGAAATGGAGCGTGCTGAAATTTTAAAAACTCCAATTGGGCAAGGAGCATTTGCAATCTATGCTGACTGGATGACTATTCAGAAGCGAGCAGTTCCTCCAATTGACACGTTTGCAGAATCTAGATTTTTTTCAGTTTTTATAAAGTTTGCCGAATTTATAAAAAAGCTCGGCATAAGCAAACCAACGGTTTACGTGCGAACTATGGTTGAAATTGACTATCCACCTGCAATGTGGATGAGAAATGAAGCTTATGGGGCTTATATTCAACAGGTCGATAAATCAGTTGATAATCCACAGGAAGCGTTAGCTGAAAGTATCGGTGTTTTAATTAACTATGCTGAAAAATATGAAGTTGATTTAACTAATGTTCTTAATGAAATCGGAAGTAAAAGATTCATTGAGTTATTTCGTCGCCGTCAGCTTTCTCCATGGATTATTTTTATTAGTAGCTCAGTGAATCAATTTGTTAGTAAAATGGACACTGAAGATAAGGAAGAATTAAAAAAAGTAATTAATATAGGTTTTTGGTTTACTAAGTTTGAAGAAATGAAATCCACTGTTGATGAATTGAAGCATTTCATAAAGGAAGAATTTGGTTTATGAGCGCTGACGTTGATATTGATTTTCCGTCAGATTTCAATCCTATTAAAATTTTTCCAGAGTTGATACGAGCTTCTCAATCAAAAAAAGGAAACTTAACACCTCACCAATGTGGCTTTTATTTTCAAAACATTGTAAAAGACATATTAACAGATTTAGCGTGTATTGATTATGAAATTGCTGAAGAAATTGGTTATCAAAAAATTGACTTTCTTCATTTAGGCGTTTATGATCATTTTACTAGTAGAGCTGAAATTGAAGAGCTTATAAATGTAGAACCTGATTGGAATCTTCTTTTGATTCCAAGCAAAGTTGAAAAACTATTTCATCTTGCAAAGCATTATGATGTTTTAGAAAAAATAAAACCTAAATCAATTGATGATGTTGCAGATGCGCTTGCATTAATTAGACCAGGTAAAAGAGAACTTCTTGATTTTTATTTGGAAAATAAACAAGAATGTCGAAAAATCCTGTATTCAAAAACTAAGACTGGATATTCTTTTAAAAAGTCTCATGGTATAGCGTACGCGCTAATTATTGTTTTACAGCTTCACATGATAGAAGCTGGAATTATCTAAGGAGAAAAAAAATGAGCTTGAATCTTTTTGTAGTAAAACATGGTACCAAGGTAGTTGGTGAATTTGAGAATAAAATTCTCGCAAAAGTAGCTCGTGACGAGCTAAATGGCGGTGCCTTTGGTTCTGATAAGTCTAGTGATTCTCATCATGTTTCTCGCAGTAAAGACCACTGGCGGGGGCTATCAGGATTGGTTCCTGCAACCAGACCTCAAGGCAGTCGTAAAAATTCTAAAGTTGAAGCCAAAAAGGGTGCTAAGAAATAATGGTTTTAAACGATAGCAGATTAAAAGCGTGCAACGTTTTACGACAACTGTTGAACGGTGAAACTTTAAAATTTTATGGTGTTGACGTTAAATGGTTTAATGAAGACGCAACCTATGAAGAAGATGGTAAGATAAAAAGAGCTGATAAATCTGGAATTTATAAAAACATTCCTGTCGTAACTCCTAAACGTCAACATAAGTATAATAAATGGGTTTTTATTGAAATTTCTGTTGATGAATTTGTAGAAATGTGTAAACTGTCTTAAAATAAATTGTACTTCTAAAAAAATTAGGTTATAATTTGTTCAAGAGAATTATTACTTGGATAGAATTCAAATGAAAAATTTACTTGCAGAAATTGTTAGTGGCTCCCACCTGTTTGGTACTTCCACGCCAACATCAGACCGTGACTTTAAGGTAATTTACATCCCTGACCTCAATCAAGTTCTTCTTGAACGACGTTCAGCTATCATTAAGAAGCGGCCTGAAGGTGTGAGCGACGATGACATCATGCCCGCCGATGAGTCGGAATATGAATTTGTTCCGCTCAAAACTTTTGCGGAACACTTCTTTGAAGGGCAAACATACGCAATTGAATCTGCTTTTGTTATAGCGTTTAGCAATAACGAAAACAAACAGTTTGTTAATTGTTATGATGCTCGAATTGTTGAATTCTGTCATGAGTTAATTAATGACTTCTTAACGGATGATATCACAAAGATGATTCAGTACGCTATGAGCCAAGCAGAGCTTTATGGTGCTCGCGCCAGCAGGTTAAACTCGGTTGAAGCAATTATTGAGCTCATTGAACATGAACTTACAGAGGGATTACTGGATGTTTCTAACACGCTTGGGTCAATTGAATCAAAGCTGACAAAGTTGCAGTCAGAATTTATCTTCATGACAGAAATAAAAGACACAAAAACCGGTTACGATAAGATGCCAGCGCTGTCTGTTAATAATCGCACTTATGCTCTTACGACAAAAGTTGGGCATTTTTTAAACGCAATGAAGGGGCTTCGTGATAAATATGGAGAGCGAGTTCGTAAATCACAGGGTGATGAAGTTGACTGGAAGGCGCTTTCACACGCCATCCGCATCACTGAAGAAGCGCTAGAAATTTTAACGGTAGGTAAAATTAATTTCCCACGTGAAAGCGCCAAGCATCTTCTAGATATCAAAAATGGAAAAATTCCATTCGACAGGGTTAAGGCAGAATTTGAGGAGCTAAATGAACGTGTTACGAACGCGCAGCAAATTACTAACTTACCATTTAAGGACGATAATCTTAAACGTCAGTTTTACGAATGGTTAGTCGACTGGCTTAGACTCTTTTACGATATTGAACACAATTAAAATGCCACTTTACGATTATAAATGCACTGGCTGTGGTCGGTTTACGGAATTAAATTCATCAATTTCTTCACGTAATGAACAATATTGTGATATTTGTGGTATGATGCTAAAGCGCGTAATTAGCGCCGTAAATATTAATCTTAAAGGCTCAGACTTTTATAAACCAGGTTTTTCAGGAAAAACTCAAAATGCTAAATCCACTTGATGTTATAAATTATATTTGTTTAGGTTTTATGACGATTGCATTTTCAATTTTCTTTACTGGAAATACTTCAGCTCATTATTATAGCTTAACTGTTCAAGATTTTTTCATTGAGTTTCCAGAATTTTTTCTAGAGAATTAAAATGTTGACACTTATTGACAAAATTCTAACCTATTTTGCTGCAATGGCGCTCGCATTTTTGAGCGCCATTTGCTTTATTCTTTTTCTTTTATTTTCAACTGGCGTTTACACAGTCGAGAAAATTTCAGGAATTTGGCGCTGGGTATTTACAGATTGATTTTTTAAGCGAATTGGAATTCCTTCTTGAATAGGAATTACTCTTCTGCGCTTAACCTTTTTAGGTTGGCTAAAATCAAACTTAAATGGATTTCCTAAAACTCTGGCAACAAAATTAACATCAAAGCTTCTATACATATTTGAAAGCGAGCCTGTTAATCCAAGCTTTGCGACTTCAATACTAATTGGATAATTATTACTACTTTTGTAAAACCAAATATTTACAATGCGCATGAATTGTTGAATGTCAACATTTGACTGCGCAGCATAATCAAGAACATAGGCGCCTATTTCAAAAGGTGTAATGTTATCAATTACAACTAAAAAATTTTCTCGCTTGTACTCAATGAGTGATAAAGCGAAAAGATTAGTTCTATCCTGCAAAAATTCAATTTGAAGTGGTGGAATTTTCTTTTTCATTATTGACTCACCAATATGCCCGTTTTTTTGTATTCTCGGGGGCGGCCGGCGTCATCATAAACAATATTACCGTCTATTGTAGCGGCCATGTATTTTCCATGAGGCCCGACGTATAAACTTGGTTTAACTTGCTTACCTTCGTGCATTCTAACACGCTGAGTATTTACACTAGCTGATGTGTTTTTCTTTGGTGGACCTGCCATATAATTTCTCCTTATAAATTTATCGTTCTTATTAAATAACTTTGTTTAATAAGACGTATTTATTGGAGAAATGAAGTGTTTTTTGATTTTTTAAAAGCATTTATAATTCTTTCTTTGATAATTGGAACACAAAATGGAACATCTTTATTTTCTAAAACTAAAAAGTTTCATAATTTTGATTACTTAACCTTTAACTTTAAACCCATTAACCAAATTGAATTATTTGTAGGACCATATTATGCCAATAAAGCACTTACAACTAGCTATAACCAAGTAGGAATTCTAACAGGAATAAATATTGAAATTATTCCAAAACAACTAGATTTAAATTTGTCATATGTTTCAGGACACACAAATGTTTCAGGTGCGATGACACAGTTATTGTACAGGCCATTTAAAAAAGTACAACTTTACGGAGGAGTTGGTGTTCCTGAAAAACAAAGCGGAAATGAATTTTTTGGAATTTTTGGTATAAATTACACATTCTAAGTTTACAGTGTTAACTATTTGTTGTATAATTTAACAACAGCTAACTTTAGGTGAATAGTGATGTCTACTTGGTTCAAAACAACCGGTACGTTAATTTACGATCCAAATCGTGGAAAGATGAAAAACCGTACAGTTTGGTGGGCTGTTGTTAATACCTGTCCAGAAATTGCCAACTACTATCGTTGGTGGCTTGAAAAATTCTGGTGGCATTGGGAAGCCAATGGGTACAAGAGACGTTACTTACAACCAGCCTGGGGGTCTCACGTCAGCGTCATTCGCGGCGAGGAGCCTCTTAATAAAGAGCTTTGGGGCAAGTATAATGGCGAGCGAATTATTTTAGAGTATCAACACAAAATCGAAGCTACTCGTGAGCTTGGTTTTCGTGACAAGTTTTTTATGGTACGAGTTCGCTCTCATCGCTTGAATGAAATCAGAAAGGAACTTGGCTTAAAATCTGAAGATGCTAAAGGCCGAGAATTTACTTTCCACATTACAATTGCTAAAACAGAGGAAAATTAATGATCAACACACTTTTAGAAGATATTCAAGAACTTGCGAACAAAGTTGCACATGGTTATGATATCGATGCTATAGAAAATGGAGAATGGAATGATTTTCAATCAATTGATAGTCATGAATATCAATTGCGTCGACTAAAAACTCGTGTTGATGCGGTTCTATCAGCCATTGAAATATATAGGCTTGAAGAGAAAATCACAAACAGTGACCATAGTTAATCTTTACGGGCTATTTGTTGATGATACTAGAGATGTTCCTACAGATTACTATAAGATTTGTGGGAACTGGACGGTTGTATATGATTACTTTACTGCAGTAGAGTTTTTACAGAAATACAAATATGATTTTCTTTCTTTAGATCATGACCTTGCGTCATTCTCTCCTGATGGTAGAGAGTGGACAGGTTATGACATTTGTTTATGGTTGGCAGAACAAAAAACATTTGGTTTGTGGATACCGCCTATAATAAAAGTTCACTCAGCAAATCCTGTTGGTTCAACCAGAATGCGCGGCGTTATTGAACGTTATTTAATTTCTTAAAATTGTACTTTTTTGGTTTTTGATTATAATTATTTCATAACGCAGAGGTGACTAAGATGTTTAATTCATATTCTTTATCATGTATCGATGACGCTGCCGCCTTTATTGAACGTCTTATTGAAGATGTTCAACATGCAAATAAAGACAATTTACCGAACATCAAAATTGAACGACTGATAAAGCAGCTCAGCATGCTTCAACAAGTTACAACTGAACTTTCTGACTCGCTTGATCAAATAAAGTATGAAAGAACCATGGCCGAATTCAGGTGCAATAGTGAGCAAAAGCTTGAGCTATGGAAAGAATCACTAAAAAATTAATTTTTTAAAAATGTAATTTTTTGGTTTTTTGATTATAATTATTTCATAAACCAAATGAGTGTTACTTCAATGAGTAAAGTCAAATACCCCCGCACCTATCATCTTCCCTGGTCGCTAGGTCGTTCTGATGATGACAAAGTGCTCAAGAATGTTGAACATTTTGAAGGTCAACATGTCATCATAACAGAAAAAATGGATGGTGAGAACACTTCACTTTATACTAATGGCAATCTACATGCCAGGTCACTTGACAGTGCAAATCACCCTTCTCGTGATTGGGTAAAGCGTTGGTGGCAAGAACGTTGTTATGACCTTCCTGAAGGTTGGAGAGTTTGTGGAGAAAACTTATTTGCTCAACACTCGATTAGATATGAGAACTTGGTAATACCATTTCGTGGGTTTTCAATTTGGAATGAAAAAAATTTTTGTTTAAGCTGGGGTGAAACACAAGAATGGTTTTCACTTCTCGAAATTCCGTCTGTACATATTCTTTGGCAAGGTGAATTTGACGAAGACCAAATTCGTCAAATTCAATATCGACTGGATACAACAACACAGGAAGGTTACGTGGTCAGAATGAAAAAGGGGTTTCACTATAAGGATTTTGCTCAGTCAGTAGCTAAGTTTGTTCGTGCTAGTCACGTTCAAACTGATACGCACTGGATGCATTCTGAAATCGTGCCAAATGGGCTCTAAAATGGAAATTCAATTCAAAGATTTTTTGAACAAAACAGTTCAAATTATAATGAAGAAAACCAACGCCAAATATGAAGGGTTTCTTAATGGTATTAGACATGATAAAATACACCTGACCCACTTGGTAATTTATAACTGGGCGGGTGGTCCTATAGTGTCTGGTGGAGTCAATCAAAATGTAAGATGGTTTAACAAAACTTCAATAGCGTCAATTAAAGAAATTTCAGCTTTTGGCAATGAATAGATTAATCCAAACTTTTAATTCGCTTAAAGAACGTGGAAGAATAAACTTCCCGGTTAAAGTATGGCTTGATCTTGAAGAAACAGTTATTGATGAATGGGGAAATTATGCCTTATTGTTTCATAGTTGTGAACTAATTGCTGAATTTTTGAACGAGTTTGGTGTAAATGATATTGGTATTTGGTCATTTGCAATTTATAATGACGCTGATATTGAAAAATTTAAAGTTGAATTAATGCCGCGACTAGAAACAATATTAAATGTGTCAGTTTCGGATATTATTTCAGTTAGACAAATGATTAAACAAATAGGAGATTTTCAAAAACTAAGATTTCAGGATGAATGTGATTTTATTTCAGTCTATGGGAAGCAAAAATCATTTATTGATTCATGTATTTTTTCTCAAAAGTGGACTACTTGTGTATTAATAGATGATGTAGTTCGCACGAGCTACATTTATGATACCGAGTCAGACGTAGAAATTATCACATTGAGAATTTAAAAATGAACACAGAAAACAGAGAAAATCTGATTATGCTTGAACTGAGCGAATCAGTATGGTCCGCAATGGTAAAATACGTGCGGATTATTGTTCTTTTTCATATATCAAATTTAATAGCACCGATCGAACACGATTAACAGGAGTAGTAAATGCTGCGCGTCTTTTTGGGATTTTTAATTTTATTTCCATGGCTAATTATTAGCGGGTATTGGTTGTTTGGAAACGGAAACTTTGATGCGTTCCAATGTAAATTTTCTTTATTTTTTATTTGGCTTTCGCCAATAATAAGTTTCATTATAGCATGTGTAGCTTATTCACTTGGGCGCACGATTGAAATTATAGAAAATGCTAAAACGCTGCATAGTATTGCGCAAACTGGACTAAAAGTAATGAAAGATAGAATAGTAAAATAAGTGTATTTTTGATATCTTTTGCTTATAATAATACTATAATTAAATAGTGGAACATTTTATGTCAGCTATAATTCAGCAAATTATTAACAGTCCTGAATCTTTTGAAAAGGATGAAATTCTTAGCGCACTCATTCAGCTTGATGAAATTTACTATAACGGTGATGAGCCATTAATCTCAGACGCTGAATATGATGAGCTTCATGCTTTTGCTGAATCAAGGTGGCCAAATGACGGGTACTTTATGGAAACCGGCAGTATGGTTAGAGGTGTCAAAGTAAAACACCCGAACCCTGTTGGTGGTTTAAATCAAATCAATCGTGACGGTCTTAACCGCTGGCTAGCAGGAAAAGACGCAGATTTATACATCTTGTCTGAAAAGCTTGATGGATCATCTGGAACTCTTACCTACGTTAACGGCAAGCTAAAAGTCGCATTAACGCGGGGTGACGGCGTTTATGGTTCAGATTGCACCCGCCACGCACTTTCAATGCGTTCAATTCCTATTTCGCTAGGTAGTGGAATTGAATCACCTTCATTCGAAGTTCGTGGCGAATTTATTATCCGTAAATGTGATGAAGAAAAAGTTAAGGAAATTTTGAAGCAGCACAATGGGCGTGAGTATAAAAATTTGCGCGGTATTGCAAACGGGCTAATCAATGCAAAAGAAATTCCTGATGAAATTTTCCAATATTTGAAATTTGTTGCATATGGGCTCTCATTACCACAATATGATTACTTTGCGCACCTTAATATGCTTGACAGCTACGGATTTCAAACTCCACGCTGGATGCAGGTAAATTCAATTAACGAAACACAGTTGACTAGTGTGCTTGTTGATTGGCGTGATTCTTCAAATTACGAAATAGACGGTATTGTTGTTCAGATCAGTAATGCAAAAAGTCGTGAAAAGCTTGGTTTGAAAAACAAGCGACCGCAGTATGGTTTTAAGTGGAAGGTTGCTGATGAAAGCAATGAGGCTGTCACCACAGTCATTGGTATTGAATGGAAAGCGTCTCAATATAGTTACCTAATACCAACAGTCTTGCTTGAACCAGTCGACCTTTGCGGAGCAACCATCAAACGAGCTGCTGGATTCAATGCTGCTTATATCAAAAATAATGGAGTTGGAGTTGGTGCTAAAGTTCGCATTACCCGCTCTGGAGACGTAATTCCTTACATTCTCAAGGTTGAAGAAGGTGTTGAGCCTTTGATGCCTGAAGTTGCATATCATTGGTCAAAAACTGGAATTGATGCAATTGCTGATATCGAAAGTGATGCGTCAAAATTATTGAAGTTAAAGCGGTTTTTTAACAAGCTTGAAATTGATCAAGTACAAGATGCAACTCTTTCCGCGCTAGTAGAAAATAAAGTCGATTCACTTGAAGCGATCATAAGTCTATCTCGCAAAGAATGGAATGATTTGATTGGGCGCAACGGTGAAAAAGCTTACGATAGCCTTCATGCTAAGCTTCAGGATGTTTATCTTTGGGAATTGATGGGAGCTTACCCATCATTTGGTAGAGGATTTGGTGAACGAAGAGCAAAAGTTCTTTGCGAAGCTTTCGGGACTTTAGTGCTTGAAGCCACAGAAGCTGATATCCTCACGCTGAAGGGGTTTAGTGAAATAACCGCACAAACTTATCTTGATGGTATTGACGAATTCAAAGAATTTTTTGATTGGCTTAATCACGTCAATTTCATAAAGCTGAAAACCGCCGTCAAAAAAGTGATTACGACCGGTAAGCTGGTTGGTAAAAGTTTCGTATTTACCGGCTTTAGAAGTGATGAATTAACTGCTCAAATTGAAGCTCTCGGCGGAATAGTTCAAGACGGTATTAAAAAGGATACCACACACCTCGTAATGAAGGACACGACAAAATCTTCTGGAAAATCAAAGAAGGCTGCTGAACAAGGAATAATCGTAATTGATCGTGATTCCTTGATTGAAATGTTAATCGTGTAATGTCGAAGAACAATAAATAAATTATATGTGTAACCCAATAGAAGAAACAAAACTTGAAAAATTAAATATTGCTCTCATAGAATATTTTACATGGCTTGGAACTTTATCTTTTGAAGAAAAACAGAAAAATTTTTTAAAGCTTCATGAAATTTTACAACATCGGATTTCAGTATTTGTCCAGCTCAATTCAAGCCCAACTGTTGAAATCTTAAAAGAATAGTGTAAAAATAAAACTAAATGTGTTATAATGTCAGCTATAATTTATCAATTTGGGATTTACTACAGCAAAAAGCAATTAAAATTATTAGAAGCAGAAGCAGCACAGGCAGTAATTGAAAATTCATTTTTTACTGTTTTAAAGTTAAAATCGATAATTAAGCAGTCAGTGTTACTTCAACAAAAAAGAATGTCGAGATGATTAAAATTAAATATCTGAGATTAGTTTCTGATCTACACCTTGAATTTAAAAATTTCACTGTTCCTCAGTTAGATACTGATAGTGAAACCCTTCTTATCTTAGCTGGTGACATTTATGTCGGTACGCTAGGAGTCGCCTTTGTACGTGAGCACGCCTCACGGTTTGGTGCTGTTTTTTATGTTTTGGGAAATCACGAATTTTACCGTAATCAAATAGTAGGTCTGGTGGACAAGATAAAAGAAAAAGTTGCTGATTTACCAAATGTTTTTGTCACTACTAATGGTGAAACTGTAAAATTTGATGGTGTTACAGTAATTGGTACGACACTTTGGGCCGATGCCAATAAAAATGATCCTGTAACAAAATTTCAATTAAGTCAAAGAATGAATGATTTTTACCTTATAAAAAACATAACACGGACATTCACTCCTGACGATATGGTAGAGCTGCATAAAAAACAGCTTGAATTCATCAAATCACAGCTTTTTGAAAATAAAGATTCTAAGCAGCCGGTAGTAGTGGTTACACATCACTTGCCGTCTAGTTTTAGTACTCCACCAGAGTTTCGAGCAGATTTTCATATGAATGGAGGATATCGATCTGAGCTTAATGAGTTAATTGATCACTATAAACCAACTTACTGGCTTCACGGCCACACACATGATTCATGTAATTATGAAATGAGCAACACAAAAGTTGTTTGTAATCCACGAGGGTATAACGATTCAAATGCCCTGTTTGATGCTAATTTGCTGTTGGAATTATGACAGTCATCAGTTTTTCTGATGCTAAACAACGATTACGAGGGGCAAGTTTTAAGTCTCCTCAAATGCAGAAGCTGTATGCTGACGCAGTCGATGATGTGCTATGTCTTTGGCAAAGCGCAATTTCCGTTGATAGGCTCAATGAGCTATTTTTAACTGAGATAAAATCAAAGTTAAAATTAAACGTGGAAAATTCAATTGAAGACCTAAATTTTTTATCGAGCATAGAAGCTCAATTGGGTATGAAGATTGTAATTTTCTGGCCAGAAACAACCAATTCAAATAGAGCTGGTTGGATAGCTGGTTTTGAGATAAATGAAGGAGCTTTTGCTACGCCTGAATTTGCCTCGGAAAATTACGCTCGCGCTTTTAACATTTTATTATTTTTGCATTTAAGTGCAATTATAAAAAGTGTAGCGTGAGGACTTGAAAATAATAAGTATGGAGTATGTTTAATGACAACAGTAGTACACTCTTTTTATGTTGTGCTTAACGAAGATAATGGTAAATATTTTGCAGGTTATAACGCCGCTGAAGGTAAACCCAATTTCGTGGATGATCCATTGGTGGCAAAGCCATACAGCAACAAATTTGACATTTTACTTAGACCGAATGAAAAAGTTGTTGAGTTAAAAGTTCAACTTTCAAAGGATAATGTTGAACTTTCAGCACCTTTTCGGCCGCGTCGCAGAGTAGCTTCCCACGCTGCTAAATAAACTTAGAGAGCCTACCCTAAAAAGTAGGTTCTCTACATATTTGTATAACAACAAGTGGAGCTAATCGTGATCCATACTATCATCGAAGCTGAATCACTGTCCGACCTCGCTGTGTTAGTTAATGACTTTTTAAAATTTTGGAACCCAATAATCTATAATTCTGAAGTAGATGAATTTCAAAGATCAAAGAAAAATGGAAAAGATATTTGGGTTGCCTATGTTTCAAGGGAGTGTGATTTAAAAAATGAAACTTCAAGATTTATTGCAGACCGACGTAGAGCGCCAAGGCATATTAGAAGAACAAAAATCATACAGGCGAAAAATTGCTAAAAAATTAGGTCTAGGACTTAATGAACTCGATGATTTATCAGATAAAGAGATTGAAATTATTCTTAAAAATTTAGGTAAAAATGACTTTAAGCCAGATTCTGATTTTGATCCAAAAGAACTTGAGCTAGGAATAAAAGTTGAAATGGAACATACTAATTCTGTACTGGTTGCAAAACTCGTGTGTAAAGATCATCTCGTTGAATTACCAAATTATTATAGCAGATTAGAAAAAATGGAGCATAATAAATGATTGATGCAATAATATTTAGAGTTGATGAAACAAGTTTTATGAGTTGGCCAGTTGATATTAATGGTGTACCCGCGGAAACTGGAAACATGTTTGAACCTGAAAGTCCAGATGATTCATATTTTAATTTAAAATATGACCAAATAGTTTTAGCGTCTCTTTATGAAAACAATGATGAACATGGTAGCACTGATCATATGTGGGTTTATATTGCACACGATAATAGCCCGATACGTAGCGTACTTGACATGTCCTTTGATGATTTTAAAGGGCTAATTCCTGCAATTATCAAAGATTTTAAACAAACTAAACTTCATTAAAAACGGTGGTAACGATGTTTGACCCAGCAACAACGCTTCTTGGTCTAATTCTTTTAGGTTACGCCATCTATCTTCTTTTATGTGATGAATGGAACGATTAAAAGCAGTCGTTCACACCTTAGAAAATTTTTTAGTGGCTAATGGAGTCATTTCCATTTTGGTCATAATTGTTATTGTCGCTTTAATAAAGAATGAGTATAATCAGAATGACAACTGATAGAGAATTTTTAACTTTTATTCATGATCGCCTTTTAAATGTACATCATGAAAATGAATTACTAGATTATATGCATCGTTTACGTGCTATAATTGCAAAATTACCTGCAGATCGAACAACGTCGATTAATGAAACTATACCTTCTGAGAGTCTTCCTCGCAGAAATAGAAATATTTTACTTGGATAAGAATTTATAGTATTATGTTTTAAAGTAGATTTTTATCGACAGACAATAAATAAAAAAACAATAGATTTAAGGTCTGTCAAATGAATAAGTTATTGAAAATAATAACTGTTTTATTAGTGATAGCGTTAACTAGTTGCGCTTTATATCGTGAACAAACAGGTACATCAAAATTAGCACAGGATCCGCCATTACTTGAGCGAGCAATTGAGGGTTCGATTAAAAACTCTACAGCAAGCATTACTTGTAAACCAGCTAAAGTAAATAAAAAGGTAGAAAAAGTAAATGAAGCGACTCCTGCTGCTAGAATGGAATTACAGCACGAATTATCGCGTATTCAGCAACAGATAAATAATCTTGAAGATGGTGTTGAAAAACTAAAGCAGAATTAATTACTTCAACAGCGCCGATGTGTTAATAACTGTTTCAGGTTTCGGTTATTAAACGACGTGGTTGTAAGTTAGGAAACCTGATTTTTATTTCATTATATGAAAATATTAGTCAGACATTGGAACGAATATTACACGCAATATCATATTCCAAAATATCAACGATGGTTCTGGCGAGTAATTTGTATAATAATTGACAATGTTTTCTTTAGAAGACATTACTGATTTTATCGTTGTGTAAACAGGAAGTTTTGAAAGACTGACTGAAAGGGGTCGCGGACGCGGGGGCAGAACCCGCCCAGTCCACATAGCTTAAAATAAATTTGGGCTGGACAAAGTTTCGACGTGGTCATTAGTAGGAATGTTTACAACGGGATAGTCGACTGCCCTAAGCAGCGAAAAACTTATAAATGCAAGCAATGACGCATTTTATGGAGATTATGCTCTCGCAGCATAATCCACCGGGGCTGTTCAGCCTAGCAACAGAATGAACCGAATGGGGAAGATTTAATCTTCCCCATTTTTGTGTGTACATCTCCAATTTTTCTTAGTATAATGCTCATATGGATAAATTTAAACTTGAAATCAGTGAGCAGGAAGCCAAGCGTTTCTTAAAACCGGTCTGTCCTTCGCTCGACGAAAAAGATCATAAGCTCGCGCAAGCTCGTTACGCTTATGAAACAATCTGGGAAATTCTTCATAATTTTACTCTTTACGTTCGTCGCAAAGAAGGATTAAAAGAAGATTCTTATTGGGTTAATCAGTCTGATGAAAAAATAACTGAATATGCTCTTAACGCTCTCAAGGAAGTTGATGATGCGTGGGATGAAAAAGATGCTGATGAATGGTGGAATGAATTCATCAATCTTGAGCATTTCAATGAATACATTAAAGGCGCGCTAACAGAAGAACACTGTGGAGACTGTACAGCAGTTCCAGCAACGTGTTCTCGCTGCTACGCTGAAACAATGTACAAACTGCCCTACACTGCTTGGTGGAACAAACATTTAGGTCACGCACTTACAGTGACTGCTAACGCAGGATATAGGGAACAACTTAAAAAATACAATCCAAAAAAACCCCTACGAAGACGAATTACGCTAGCTGTTAAGGAATTTTGGAGAATACTTATGGAAAAATAAAATGTCACGTGCAGCTTTGATATTTACACTAGTAATTTTAGCAATTGTTGTTGGTCCAATTTTAATCATTTGGTCACTGAACACTCTTTTCAGTTTAACAATTCCATTTACCCCTCAAACGTGGGTCGCAACAGCAATTTTAACATCAGTCGTTCGAGCAACTTGTAAATAAAATGAACAAATTCAAAAGCCGTAAATATCATTTGATTAAGGCAATATATGAATGGTGTCTCGGTAGTGAGTTAACTCCATATATTGTAGTTGATTTACAAATTAATCCAATTTTAATTCCACCTAAATTAAAAAACGCTGAAGAAGCAATTTTTAACTTAGGATTGGCGGCTTGTAAAAATGTTGACATTACGTCAAACTGTGTTCATTTTTCGACACGTTTTCAAGGCGTTCACTTTGATATGCTAATTCCATTAGAGTCTGTAATTGCGATTTTTCCGCACGAGCTTGGACCAAGAGAAGGAATAACATTTGGCGTTGAAAAAGTTCCTGATGAAGAAATTAGCGTGGAACCTGAACCACCGGAACCTGAACCACCAAAAGGCAAAAAGCGCGGTCACCTAACAGTCGTCAAATGAACAGAATAATTATACTTGATATTGACGGTGTTCTAATTTCAGGTAGAGCTGCTCTGCTTGACTACAATCTTGGAGGTTCAGGAACCTTCAAGTGTTTTGACCCTGTTGCGGTCGCTCTGTTAAATCACGCGCTTGAATTTACTTACGCTAAGCTTGTAATTGCGTCTTCATGGCGCCATACTTTTTCACGTAATCAATTTATCGATATTTTTAAAATCAACGGTTTAAATCCAACGATATTGGAAGGTGATCAGTGGAAAACGCCAGTTGCTGAAACGCGTGGCGAAGAAATTAAAAAATGGCTTAAGTTAAATTGCGGCCAATATTCATATTTTTGTTACGTAGACGACGCGTTTGTTGAACCTGATATCGTAGAAGAATACGTAGGTTATGTCAAAGTTGATTATAACGCCGGACTTTCTCTAGAAAATTTCTTTGAAATTATGAAATTTTTAGGGCATTCAAAACAAGAAACTAATCAACTTTTAGTTGAAAAAAGAAAAACACTTTTAAGTAAAGTTCATGAAATCAACAGAATGGTACGTAGCTAAAATTAAACCGGCTGGGTTAACGCTTTTCAACGATGCGTTTTATCCTATCCCAGACCCTGAAACTAATGAGCTTTATGTCTATATTAAGCCAACGCTCGTGATTAACCAAGATGCCTGTAGAGTCTCTGTAATTAATGGTAAGACAGGCGCTAGAGTTATAAGTGGATCAACAGCAGCAACTTGTCTTGAAATTGTTAGAGAAGCGACAGCTGATGACATTGAAGTCATAAATAAAAATTTAAGCAAATTGACTGTGAGGCTTTCCTAACATGATAGAAGAAGAACTTTCTGAGCTACGTGAACATCAAAAATTAAGTTTACTATTGCATGAAGCTATTTCTGAAAGGCATAAAATACGCATTTTTAGAAAAGTATTTTATGCGTTAGAACAAATAGAAATTGGAAAACAAACAGATTTTAATATTCTAAAAGTTTACAGACAAGCATTTGATGAGCTAAATGAGTTTAAAGCTAATTTAGAATTAGAAGAAAATTCATTAGCTGCATATCATTTGATGTTGGCTGTTTCGGCATATGGGCGAGCAAAAAATTTATCTCGTCATTATATTCATTGATAAATAGGAAAGATTTTATAAAAATAGGACAAATTCGCTATGAAAAAAATATTGTTAATTTTAGCCTTGACAGGAACACTCTCAAGCTGTATGAATTTAAATTTTGATAATCTTGAATATGATAGATTTATCACAGTAAAACAACTTGCGCAACGAGGTGAGCTTTTTTGCGGGAAAAATGAAGCAAGTTTATTCGCTAAACAATTAAAGGAAATGATGGTTCACCAAAGTATTTATGCTGAAAATCGTGGTGGCCGACCTAATATTAAGTCTGCCACAGCAGAACTTGATAAGCTTGTTGATGAGCTTAATGTTCGTTTTGATAAACCTACACCGCCGTCTGAAGCTTACTGTAAGCAAAAATTCGCTGATATTCGCGATGGTGCAACTGACATTGTGTTTGCTATTGGCAAACTTCAATAAAGGAGACAAAACAAATGTTAACAATTAACGACATTCTACTTTCGCCAATTCCAGAAGTTAAAGAATTGGGTCAGCGCGCCGCCGCTTTAAAAAAGCAATTTGATGAAAAACAGATTAGTGAAGATGAATTTAATGAGCTTTTAGAAGATATCAAGAGCTTAAACAACATTCATAAAGAAATGGTTTCACTCGAAACCTGGCGCGAGCTTCTTAAGGCTGTACAAATTTTGGATATGATTCGCCACTGGGCACCATTTTAAGATTTTGTGATAAAATTGCTTTCTTTATTAAAGTAATTATAAATAATAAAAATTCTATCCTAGATAAATCTTAAGGAGATACCAAAATGGCATTTGACACATTAACAGAATTACTTGCCCTCAATGAGGGCAAAGCTTGCAAGACTTCTGGAAAACTAGTTAGCAAGAAAAAGAAAATCGTAAAAGAAAATGTTGGATTACTCCACATAGAAGTACCATTTAACGGTGTTGAAGATGAAGCCGATGTTTTAGCGCAGTTTAACGTTAAACTTATAAAAACCACAAAATTACATACTGGCGGCGGAAACACTGAAGCAACTCTAGAAGGAACTGAAGAAAATCTTCGTCAGCTTTTAGCTCATGTATGGGATATGAGCGAAGATGAACCTGAAATTGACGAAGTATTTGAGACGGCAGTTCCAGCAAACACAAATCAGCATGTTCATGACACTGCTGCGCAGGTTAGAAATAAAGAGCATTTCATTACAACTACTCCTTTTAGTGCAACTCATTTCAACGAAGAACATGAAGAAGAAATTCCTGTAAACACTGTGTTAAAAGTTCACAGTAAAACAAATGGAACAGTTGTTTTTGATTGTATGATTGATGGAAATGACGAAACTTGGACAGTTGATATTGAAACTTTCGTAGATAACACAGATCCAATTTAAAAAATGTAAATAACAGTGTACTTTTTATTCCATAATGATATAATAGCTCACATCAAAACATTGTTGAAACCGTATAAATAAAGCTATACAAACACAAACCTTTTGGAGTTTATGAACAAACAAGCAATCAGTACTATCGTCAATCCATCCTATTCACTAGGAGGCTTAGGATATGCGCCGGTGCTTGCGTCCTCAAATCCAACAAATTCGAGGAACTCTTTCTTGTAAAGCTTAAAGGATTAAAAAGTTTGCAGAAAGGGTTTCTCTAAAAAGAAACCCTTTTTTGTTATGGAGGTACAGCATGCAAACTTTAAGAATGAAACAAACGTTAAAGAGAGCTGGTTGTTGCTGTAAACCAGCAAAAAAATTTAAAGAAAGTGAAAAAAGTACAAATTTTTTTAAAAAACTATGTACAATGCTGAAGAATATAGTATAATAGTTACACATTCAACAAAAATTGAATGTAAAAATCAACTCCTTTAGCGAGCTCTGATTGTTTTTTAACAACTTGATTTATCTAGGTTCGTAGCTCAGAGGCAGAGCGTTGCCCTTACAAGGCAAATGTCGGGATTTCGAAATTCCCCGAACCTACCATTTAATCGTCGGGTCGGTTGGAGAGGCGACATCTTTACAAGGTGTACAAACCGGGTTCGATTCCCGGGACGGTTACGGTTACTGTGACTTGATGTATTGGTTAGTACGCGAAAAAAGTCGTCTGCGCCTCTTGTTTCGAAAGAAACCGTTTGTGGATGGTTATCTCACGCATAAGGGCGAAGACCAGGTTCGAATCCTGAGGTCACAACCAATTGGAGAAATGACAGAGTGGACTATCGTGCTACCCTGGAAAGGTAGAGGACCTGAAATATGGTTCCGTGGGTTCGAATCCCACTTTCTCCGCCAAATTTATTGTACATTTTGGATTTTTGTGTTAGAATTTGTTTTTGAATTTTCTGGAGCTGGCGACCCGTAAGGACTCCTTCGATAAGGAGGAAGCTCCATCGCCATCTATGAAAGAAAGCGGTTGAGGAGTTGTTGTGTTAACATCCGACAACAAGACAACTGGAGGATCCGTAACCTCCACCTAAATTTGGGTTTCGAAAGTAAGGATGGGTGGTCCCGTCAGCCGGCTGTAACCCGGTTCCCTCGTGGCAAGCAGTTCGATTCTAGCCGAGACCCACCAATTTGGATAAGCGGGGACGTGGGAGAGTCTCACCTGACTGTAAATCAGGCGCTTCGGCTGAGTAGGTTCGAATCCTACCTTATCCACCAAATTTTTACTCTCGTAGCCCAATTGGCAGAGGCGGAAGGTTTAAGCCCTTCTTTATGTGTGGGTTCGAATCCGACCGAGAGTACAGTGAAACCGAAAGAAAAATGGTTATCTTACTTTTACTGAGAAAAACCCCGTTTTTCGCTTATTTTGTTTCACACTTTGCGGGTATAGCTCAATTGGCCAGAGCGCCGTCCTTCCAAGTCGGAGGTTGTCGGTTCGAGACCGTCTACCCGCTCCAAAATAAAGTTGTACTTTTTGATTTTTGTGTTATAATTATTCCATCAAATCAAAATGATGAAAAAGGATGAACGCTCAACAACTGTTAGACACGCTTCTTAGTCTTCAAGCTCAAGGAGCTAATTTACAAATGTTAGATGTAATGACTCTTCAATCAAGGACTGATGAAGATTACAATTCATGGATGGAAGAAAGCTGGCCTGGTAATGTTGAAGTTAACGGCTCTGAACTGAGGATTTACTAAAATGATTTGTTATAATTCGATGGCTGAAGCTTGGATAGATGATGAAGATGATTCATTTTACGTGGACATGACACCTGAAGGTGGAGAACCTGATTTTGAGTTTGAAACTCAGGAGGAGTTTTGGAACTGGTACAACAGTTCAGATTAAAAAATTGCCGTCGTAGCCCAATTGGCAGAGGCGCTACGCTAAGAACGTAGTTATGTAGGAGTTCAAATCTCCTCGACGGTACAAGTGAAACCGCTTTTTAACGATTATCTTATTGGAAAGAAAAAACTCGTTAAATCTTTTTTGTTTCACGATTTTCCGGAGTAGGAAAACGGTAACCCCAGGGCACTGTTAATGCTCCGCCGAAAGGCAACTGTCCGTTCGAGTCGGACCTCCGGAGCAAAAATTATTGGCTTGTAGCTCAGTCGGTAGAGCGGGTGATTGTTAATCACTAGGTCGGGGGTTCGAACCCCTCCGGGCCAGCATGGGACGAAAGAACATTTAAGGCGAGCGTCATACGTTATTTGATGTCTCAACTTAAAAATAGGTTATCGTAAGGTAACCGTCGGTGACGTAGATCATCGTGCAGCGTAAGCAAACTGGTAAGCTATGAAGCAACCCAGCAAACACTAAAACCGGTCCTGGTAAATATCGAGCGCTCTCGAGGCAGTGGTTTGGTAAAGGCTGGAATTGTTAAGAAGGATGAGGTGGGAGTTGATCACCCACTAATTTCTAAGTAGTCGGCTCCTGTAAAGTTTGCACATCTACATTAATTTTAGAGAGGTTGAAATGTTTGTAAGAGGTTCAATTGTTCGTTCTGTAAATGGTGGTCCTGAAATGGAAGTTTTAGGAGTTTCCAATGATGGAAAGATTATGTGTAGGACTTTTGATGAAACATTTCAAGAGTGGTACATCATTCAAATTTCTCAAGAATGGTTGATGTACGCGTAAGGTTTAAATCAAACCGCTTGGTAACGGTTATCTTTTGGGTAGACTAGTCCGTTTCCTACTTTTTGTTTGATTATTTCTCCGAGTGGGTCAATTTGGTCGACCACTTGCTTTGGGAGCAAGCTTATGCAGGTTCAAATCCTGTCTCGGAGACAAAAATTTTCGGG